CGCTAACTAAATTTTACTTCAGTTAGCGTTTGGTATTTTTTGATATGAGAATTGATGTTATAACGTCTTTAGTTACTAAAAGTTCTCTTATATAAATCGGTACTATCCTAAGTAATAGCGGTTATTTGTTCACTATTTGATCATCTTGCATTTGTTCATAAGCAATGAAATCTGAATCTACTTGTTCCTTCAATTCTTTTCTCTTTTGTAAGAAATCTTTGTAAATATCTATATAACTTTCATCTAATATCCCTAGTAATGCAGCATTATAGTCATTCAATTTCTTCGCTTCAACATCTGTACCCCATAATTCATTAATACATGTTTCTAATATCTTATTAGCAGTTAATGTGGGCCATACAGTTACTTCATAATAGGAATAACCGTTATATTCAGTATTTTGTTCTTCTTGTATATTCCATCTATACAAATAATAACCACTATTATCTTTTTCTATCTTACTAGGTATTTTATTACTATATACTCTTTTCATATTATTCTGTAGTTGTAGTTATTTCAGTTGATTTATATTTAGGGAAAAAGCAAAGACGTGTTCCTATATCTCTAGCAGAATTGGATGTGTAACCACCATAAATACTTGCAAGACCATTACCTAAAGCGCCATTAGCAGAAGATCCGGCTAATACTACAAATATTCCGTCAATTGTTATAGTAGTACGATAATAATCACACCAATAAGTGGAAGAACTACCATCTACTTCTGTAGGTATGATATCACCATTTTCTCCAAGCAACATCTTCTTAGCATAACCGCTTGTACGGCAGATATTACCTTTCTTGTCATAGCCCGTGTAAGAGGTGTCGCTGAAATTCGACGGGTCATCGGTGGTCCATAGAATAGACAATCCGGCATCACCCGTGGTGACCTGTATATTAGCCCCGTCAGTGTATTTCCAGACATGACCGAACGGATTCTCTATGCCACGATACCTGTTAGCCATCAACGTGGCATGAGTACCGTCGGAAGCGTTCTTCACCACATATGCCTTCTCTCCAGAGCCGTTCCCGAACTCGTTGGTATAGCCGCATGGTATAAGGGGGTTTGCATTATTGAAATTTATCCAATCTGTCATTTGTGATGCACCCTCTCCAAGACCACCTTGTGAAAATCCATTAGCATCTTTTTGAGCGTTAAATGGTTTTTGACTATTTAATGTAGCATATTCTACTGCAAATAACCAGAATAAGGTTTTATGTGCTCCATAGGTGTACATCTCCCAGCCACTCCCATGTTTCCTAGCGGCTTGCCGGAATTGGTCTCGGGTGAGGTAGGTGACGGGACAACCTAGCAAGGAACGGTAGGTTCCGTCCCATTCGGAGGTGTTGTCACCTCCTCTTTTATTTACATTTGTACTTCCAACACCATAAGAGGAAATCAAAGTAGAGGAGCTTCTATCTATTCCAGACTCAAATGAACTTATATAAAATTGATCTATATGGTTATATCCTGGTAATGGCATAGCGGATAGCATCATTCTAAATTTGGTTCCGTCTTGGTAAAATTTATACCAATGTTCAGGTATTTCAGTCATTATAGACTCTGTTAAATATTCTGTATCTATATTACCCCAATTTGAATTATTTAGATAACTTTTTATCCCACCTTTATTATCCAGTATTACTCCCCTTATCTTACTCTGGATAGGTAGTTCTCTATGTAATTGCATATTACCTACTCTAACTCCATCAGGACTAGATGATGCAGTATCCCACTCAACACCATATGCGTACCTTTCTTCTAGATCTGGTATATCTTTCCAAGCTGGAGACCACTCGGTCGAAATGTCACCATATTCAAGTTTAATCTTATGGATGGTGGAAGTTGATGTGCCAGTTTTAGGAGAACTAAATACAATCATATGTGTATTATCAGCTACTGCATCTCCGATATTAGTAATCCATTTAAAAGTCTTACTGGCCTTCCCATTCACAAAGTCAGCCTTGCTGAACTGAGCCATAGAACCTACTGCACCAGTAGAGTTATATATAGTGAACATTTCCTTATCATCACCCAACTCTCCAAAAATAGTCAATGTTACTTGTGTTCCTTTAGATATCGGTTCAGTTAGCCAATAATCAGCCATCTCATACTTGGAATTACTTACCTCTGTACTAGATCCAAGCAATAAATTCTTCCCATATACTGGCAGCTTACGATATTTACCATCATCCATTAAAGATTTAGTTCCATCACCTGTAGTATATATTGTTAACTTCTTAGTATTACTCTCAGAAAGATTATGTGTTAGATTTGTATGTATATCAATTCCGTTACTTGTTGGTATTAAATATTTTGTACCAGAATCTACATTTACAGTTAAATCTTGATATATAAAGATTTGCACAGAATAATCTTGTAGTATTCCAATATTCAATTCTAGATGAAACCAAATAGAATTATCACCATTAATATTATACCCACCAAGAAGACTTGATATATACATCCCATTATCTCTTACTGGAAGTGTATTAACAGCGTTGCTTGGAAGCTTCTCTAATAATTTATTATAATTTTCCTGAGATATAGATGGATTGTCACTTGATGTTATCTCCATAACAATGTCGAATACTGTATAATCTGGTAAGTCAGATTTAGTAGCTAGTTGAGTATCTACATATTCCTTATTAACATCCACGGTAGGTATAGTAGGTTTATTCAATATCAATGCATCTCCTTCAGTAGCATTCCAATCAGCATTAACATTTACTTCGGCACCAGCAGCAATGCCATTCAATTTTGTCTTATCTGAAGGTAACATCAAACCAGCTAAAGCAGTAGTAGATGCAGGTAGATCTAATTCTATATTCTCTACTGCATTGGTTACTAAGTTCCTTTTATCCAGAGTAATAGAAATACCTGTTGCTGTAACTGATTTAGCAGCAGCTTCAATTACTTCATTAACATTTGTAACTTTAGTTTTATCCGCAGTAATATAATCATTAGTACTTAACCCCTTACCATCAACTTTATCTACTTTAGTATCAATTGCTTCATATACCTCAGTAAAGTCAACTTCTGGTATATTAACTACAGTCCATGTGCCATCTTGTCTAGCATACTGCTTATTATCTTTCGGGGCTTCTTCTACCAGTTCCTGACCATGATCACTACTTAGATATGGTATCTTAACCCATTCCCCGTTATATTTTACTTTAATAACCATAATTAAATATTAAATATTTGTTTGCCAATCGATTTAGCTTCTGTTCTAAGAGTTTGAAAAGATTGCCATTCATCATATCTAGTTATAGGTTGACTACCACTAAGTAGTTGTTCAACCATATTAGACTTTAATGCTGCTTCTTCATCTGCACTATATTTAGTTCTAATAACTTTACTTACAAAAGAATCATAAGTTGGCTCTTCGTTAAATTTTAATTCATAGTAAGCATAACCATGTATATCTTCAGAATTAACTTCTTCAATATCCCATCTAACAGCCCATTCATTCATTCCTAGGTATTCTATTACTTTAGGAATATTATCACCCTGTACTTTCTTTAATTCCATCATCACTTAATAATTTTTGTCTATAATCTTTAAAATTATAAGATCTTGTAAAGCGATACCATAAATTATGACAGTTTCCATATTTACACCATCCCCAATAAGCTGCCATTGCTGCTAGCCTCTTATTCTTACTTTTATAACTTAATTTGTGAATAAACTTCTTTTTGATATCTTTCCTGAGTAAAGTATGACCATGGTAAAATACATAACCAATAAAATCTATACCTCTTGCTTCTACAGGAAATATCTGCCAATTACGTTTTACTTTTAATTTCAAGTTATCAGCTAGATATTTTTCAATCTCTTGTAAGCAATATCTTAAGTAATCTTTATCTGGGTGTAATATAACAATATCATCACAATATCTGTAATAATATTTTATTTTTAATACTTGTTTAATCCACCTATCGAACCAAGCCAAATTCAAATTTGCTTCAAATTGAGATATATAATTTCCAATTGGTAAACCTTTTGGTGTAGAATAAACTACATGATGTAATAATCTTAATAGTTTCTTATCCTTAAATACCTTTTCAAACTGTGAGTATAACACATCTTGATCTATAGAAGGAAAGAACTTTTTAATATCTAATTTTAAACAATATTTTGTGCCTTCTTTGTCAGCTTTTAAATCTCTTTTCAATCTCTTTACTCCATAATGAATACCTCTTCCTTTTAAACAGTTAAAGATATCTGCAGTAAATCTACTAACAAGGTAAGGTTCTATAACATTCATTATAGCATGATGGACTATTCTGTCTGGATAATACGGTAGCCTATATATCTCTCTTTCTTTATTACCACGATCGGCGATGATTGTGTATACGCAATATTCCGAAGTACGATACGTATCTTCTATTAATGCCTTTTGTAACCGGACCAGATTTTCATGTGGATTCCTGTCAAATTTCTTAACGCCGTATCTTTTAGTTTTACCTAATCTTGCCTTTTTGTCGGCCCGGACCAGATTTTCATATGATATTATCCTATTAAATAAATTGCCTATTCTTTTCATAAGCTATTTTGGTGGTAAGACCCGTTCGCCCAATACTACTAGGGTCTCTTCAAAGCACCTGTTATCTTTTACCTAGAGGTAAGGCTGATCTAAGTTCAACAAACATTTTTGTAAGTATCTGAAAGTATCTGTTAGTTCCAAAATTTCACTGATATTCGTCTATGAATTCGAGGATGCATTATTAGCATTAGCTATGAAGACTCTGCATTGAGAACCATTATCTGAATTACCTGACTGTTTTTTCAAGTATGAAATAATGTGACAGCAGTCTTACTATAAAGTCATCTCATAGTAATTCTTTTAGATCCCGCCCTTGTTATTAATATTTAATTATCTATATTACTCAGGACTATGCCTGCATTTTCTTAAATGTATCTGAATCAACTACAACGATCTTACCGTAAAAGGCTAATCTTGCACCGAAAGTCGCCCAAGAAACCGAGGACGCATGATGCGCATCAGCCACGAAGACCCCGCACCGAGAACCATTATCCGAACCACCCGACCGTAGAAAGATTCTATTTCCTGTTGGATTAAACCAGCTATAATCGGAATAGTAAGTAGTTTCAGATCCACCATGTGCTGTAGGAACTACATCACCATATTTACCTTGAGCTACGGCTTTAGTCCATCCATTATATCCATCAGTTGCAGCTGGATTGGGTTCATATCCTATAACTCTGATATTAGTAGCACCTGCTGCTTCAAGCTCTGCTACATCCTTATCTGGGAATGAACCACCGTCATATACAACGTATTTACCTTTTAAAAGGTTTATTCCTTGTACAAACTCCCACTTACTGTAATAGCAGTCTTCTATACCTAAGAAGTTAGTTGAATAGTATCCAGTATCATTATTTACAGCTGCTTTCCCATCTCTATTACCTAAAGCCTTTGTTCCACCAGTCCAACCGTAGTTATATCTCTTAGTACCTCCTGAACAAGGAATAGCACTATTACTTGTACTAATATTAGTAGTCTTATAGTAAGCACAAAACATTCTAGCTATAGTAGCATGAGACCTATAATCACCAATACCATACATTGAACCATTTACCTTTGCTGCTGCAACGAACTGTGCTATAGTTTTAGATGCTGCTGATATAGAAGACCCAGTACTAGTCAACGCTCCTCCATTTTCATCTGAAATTATTCCTTCAAATGTACCTAATAATAATTCTGGTTCCTCAATGTAGTCATTATCAATTTGTTGTTCTGATATGTATGTTCTCCAAATACCTGGGCTTCTTTCTATAGTTTTGTGATAGTATTTAGGGAAATGTACCATTAAACTCTCCTTTCTAACAGTTTCGTAAGTAGCATATGTACCATCAGGCCATTTATTACTATCTGTTTCGTTTAAGTAACTAATCAATGCAGCATCATCTCCATATGGTTTAGCAATACATCTCTTAAACTTACTTCTTAATGATTCAATTACATTTCTATTACCACCTGTCAGACACGTTGTGGATGAAGCATTTTCATTGTTTTCATACCAATACGCTAGAGTGTCTTCTAGATTGTTATCGGTTGCAATTCGATTACAATACCAAACTTTATTGTATGTACCAAATAAATATGATTCTCCATTTAATGCATTATATTGTGCACTACAATATGTAGGTAATAATGTTGTTTCATCAAGCCCATTATTACTATACAAGGATACTATACACCAACCATTACTATTAGGAGTTATTTTTCCTTGAATACTTATACTACCTTTGTTTTTATAATTTCTAATAGCCCATTTACATATTGCTTGCAAATAGTCCACCGTAGGATGACCAGCGGTCTCATAATCTTCTCTTAGTAAATCATTTTCAATCAGAGTAGCCCACGTTGGGAAATTAGCGTACAATGCTACATTGTAATTTTCAAATCCAGCATGGTATCCATCCAAAGTATCAGCATCTAATCCACTACCTGTACCATCATTACCAGCGTGCCATACTTTTCCGTCTACACCATTTGTTAAGTATTTTAATTCTCCATCATTTGCAATGTGAAATCTACTAGAGGATCCATAATTGTACATACTTGTACCGTGAGTATTGTGATAACCAAATGAACCTTTATTGTTATCATCAATATCCATACGAACAAATATTTCATCATTTTCTGGAGTATCACTAGTTTCTTTAGCTAAACGTAAAGTAAAGCCTGTACTTGCTGGCGTTTTTATGTTTAATCTGCCACTCATAGTATCACCAGTCTTTTTCACATATCTAGCATCACTAGTATCTTGTGTCATTGCTGTGATACCTTTAGCAAAAGCTATTTTTGTACCATTCTTAGTAACTGTAGTAATTACATTACCTGTACCAGTTACTTCAATTGTCTCAAGTTTGTTTGCTTTTATGTTGGTAATATCCTGAGTAATAGTAGAATCATCATAGTTACTTAACCCATCAAGCTTAGTCTTATCAGCAGCAGACATTACACCCGCAGTAGTAGTAGTGGCTTTGTTGATTACTACTGTATCAGTACTTGCAGAACCATTCACTGGATTCTTCTTAGATAAAGTAATAGTAGCTGCATTAGCATCTGTAACAGCACCAGTACCACCAGTAACATAATCAGTTAAGTTTGTTACTTTAGTTTTATCTGCATTCGTATAATCATTTGTTGAAAGACCTTTACCTTCTTCTTTCTGTACAAATCGTGCATCTGCTTGTGCTTGACTATAACCATCAAATGTAAAATCATAGTTTTCACTAGGATCTAACCACATGATCTCTTCCTCAGTAGGTTCAGTATCTGAGATCTTAATATCCTCTGGTATAGTTACATTCTTATTTACAGCATTCAAAAGTACCCTTTTAGTAATAGTCTCAATCTTATTAACTTGTGCACCTGCTTCAATACCTTGTAACTTTGCAAAGTCTTCCTTGGACATCAAACCATTAGCTGTCAATGATGCTAATTCAGCAGTACCACCTAATGCATCCCAACCTTCACTTGTCCATGCATAGTTAGTATCATTCTTACGAACATTCCACACATCACCAATAACATTACCTTCAGTAGGCAAATCTCCAATCGTATCTACAGATCCTTTGAAAATATATACAGAAGTAAATTTACTATCTACTTGGGATTTATTATAGTAATTGTTAGCAAGGTCATCTGCTACTACTTTTATGTTAGCATCAGTTTGATCCTTAGTATAGTACCTAGTATCATGAGTATGAGTAGTTACTTCACCTACTAATACAGCTTCAATAGCTGCTTTACTAAGTTCAGCATCTTTACCGGGTTCTCCTTGAGGCCCTTGGAATCTACCCATGTTAACCCATTCTGTACCATTCCAAAAGTATAAGTCTGTACCAACAATATAAGAATCACTAAGCTGTGGGTCTACAATGTCATTTAAATCTTCTGGACTATTAAGACTACCTTTCAAGAGAATACCTGAAGATGGCCAACCTGTGTTTACATACACATCATTGACTTCATCCCAAAGATACCAATATCCATCCTCTCCTACTTTGGGTGGATTGTCTGCATATTCTTTGGCCCTTGCTGCTTGAGTGTTGGCATTGTTAGCAGCAGTAGTAGCATTTGTAGTAGCCTGTTGTGCAGCTGTTTTAGCCTCATTTACGGCAGTTATAGCATCAGCTGTATTCTTTTCCCTTGCAGCCTCTTGAGTCTCTCTAACAGCCTCATTTGCCTGTCTAGTGGCTTCATTTGCTATCCTTTCCTGTTCTGCTGTATCACGAGTAGTTTCAGCTGCTATTCTAGCATCTTCATTATCTACACGTTCTGTTTCAGCTGCAACTCTCTCCTCTTCAGAACTGATTCTTTTTGTTTCTTCCTCAATTCTTTTCTGCTCATTTGTATTACGTTCAGCTTCAGCAGAAGCTCTTAATGTCTCTGCACTAGCTCTAGAACTTTCAGCAGATACACGATTAGCTTCATTAGTCTTACGAATCTCCTCCTCAGACTTTCTAGAGATCTCTGCAGCTATTCTCGTATCCTCTGCTTCTCGTCTCTGTGTTTCCCAAGTTTGTCTAGCTGACTCATTAGCACGTCTTGTGTTTTCATCAATTGTTCTAGTTCTTTCATTAGCAACCCTACCTTGTTCCGCAGTAACACGTAATGCTTCTGCTTCCTTAACAGCTTGCTCAGTAGCTTCTACCTGAGCTTTAGCATCTAAGGCTTCTGCTGCTGCATCTAATGCAGGTTGTTTTAATGATTGAACCCATTCCTCTTCAGTACCTACAAAACCATGTTTTACTGCAACTTCATATGCTGACCAACCTTGAATACCTTGCATACCAGATAAGTCAACAATAAACTTCCAACCATTCTGAGTCTTTAAGTAAACTTTAGCATCATCAGGATCTTCTACATCATTAGTATTAATAAGTACATACTCACCTAACTTTACATCAGCAGTACCCCAATCAGCTTCCATTGCTTCTATTGAAGGATATTCCTTCTTGTAAGTGAAAGCATCACCAATAGCAGATATACCAGTATTAACATATTGTTTAGTGTCATAGTTATAGATCCACCAATCGTTATCTACGATCTTTGGTGGATTACTAGCAATCTCTTCAGCTTTATCGGTAGCAGCTATAGCATCGTCAACTATACCTTCAATTTCTTCTACAGCTTGATTAGCTTTATCTGCAGCTTCATTTGCTTTGTTAGCTGCTTCTAGTGCAGCAACAGCAGCATCTTCAGATGCTTTGCTTAAACTATCAATCCAATCTTGTTCACTACCTTTGAAACCTAATTTAACTGCAATATCATAAGCACTAAGACCACGAGCTTCTATACCTGTATCTACATATACTTTGTTGATAGGATCATAAGTAAACCAATGATCATTCTCACCTATATATGGAGTCTCTGCAGTAGCTTTTACTCCAGTATCTCTATTGTCTACCCACCAGTTGCCATTAGAACCAATAAATGGTGGTACATAGTCATCTTTACTTACATCAAAGAGTACAATCCATTTTTCTATATCACGATTGTAAACTTTAATTATTCTACCTTTTGAATCTGCTCCCAAGTCAACCCAGTACCCAACCTGATCTGGATTGGGTACGGTTATACTTGCAAACCATTCATAATATACATTATTCTTAATCATATTAAACTATATATGGATTTTCCTCTTTTATTGTTTGTATTGCTTCTAACCACTTGTTATAGTACTCAGTAGCTTTCTCATCATTACCTAATGCTGTATTTTTTACATACCCCATATAAAGAGGGTCTGCAACACTTTTATAATCCTTTTCTCTATTTTTCTCTATCTCGATATTTTTATTAATTTTTATATCTTCTATTTCTTCCTGAGTAAGAGGAAGCATGTAAAAAAGATGATATAAATCATAATCTTTATGAGAATTATAGAATTCAATTTGTTCTAATGATGCTGGCATCATTTTACCTTCTAGGATATCATCATAACTAGTTGCAATATTTTCAGGAAGAATACTCTCATACCATTCTTTTGTACCTATTGTCATTCCTCCTGCAAAAAATACATAATATTGTTCGTTTTCCATAATAAGTGTTTTATTGATAAGCTAAAAATATAATATCTACTGCATCATTTCCTCTCAACCCAGGTCTATGATTTTGATTATCTGTGTCTATAAATACAATATCGCAAGAATTTGAAGATCTACTAGTTACTGCTGTAGAACCAACAAAAGCACCAGCAGTAGATCTTTTACTGCCTATAGCATATGCTATATAATTAGTATTTCCAATGTTATGGTTTACTCGTATAGTACCATTGTTTACATTTGAAATACTGGATACTTTTTTTCCACCAACTGTATACACGTTTTGTATTGATGAATTAGTACCACTATAATAGCAAATACAAACAACGCCAGGGCCAAACCAAGAACCACGATAAGCTTCATCTACTGTAATTTTTTTACAAGATAGAGTACCTGTTATAGTGGCATTATTTGCTACCATTGAACCATTTTGATAAACTCTAAAAGGAGCCCAGAATCTATTTCCTTGACTAGTACCATCATCAAATGGTTTACCTGCCCATATTCGTACTTCGTCACTAGAATCTCCATAACCTGAAATACCTGCAGTAGCTCTACCATTACTATCCATTGGGCCTAAAGTAATGATACCTCCTTTGAACATATTTATTTTACCTTTATTATAACGAGTTTGCCCATTAACAGTAGTAATACTTGCTAGTAGATCATCATCCCCAATAGCTATCACTTGTGCAGCAGAACCTGCGTCATTACCAGGATCTAATACAACGCATTTATTAGCAGAATATATAACACCAGTTGGGTCAAAATTCCAACCTGCTATAGTAGCAGTTTGTGCTAATAATAAATCTGTTGCAACCATTTCAAAAGAAGACATTACCTTAAATCCGCTAATTTTATTAGTAGAACCTTTACTTTTTACAATGTAGTATTGACCATTATATTTAACAACATCTCTTCTATCTTCATTCCAGTAATAAGTTTTACTACTGCTAAACTCTCCTCTGAATGTTAATGCCGGTCCTGCTGGGCCTGTTTCACCTTGTGCTGGTCTACCTTGTACCCAGCCAAGAGAGGAATCATAATAATACCAATATCCATTGGAAATGTACGGAGAATGCCCATCATTACCATCAGCTCCATCAGCTCCATCAGCTCCGTCTTTACCGGAAAATTTAACTGGTTCTGTCCATCTATAAGATGTATTTGGTATTAGATCTATAGAATTAGTATTTGGATTATAAGTACCTTTACTTGACCAAGTAGTATAGCTACTTAGATAATGTGCATCTAATGACCAGTTGTATGCGCCTGTTGCAGTAGGTAATGTGGCAAACGTTGGCCTAGAAGGTGTACTATTACTACAGATATAAATAGTAACTTCTTGTTTACCATTTTGACCAGTAATTCCCTGTTTACTCTTGGATATTACAAAATCTACTGTATCTACTTTTGTATTTGCCCCTTTTACAGTAGTATAAAAATCTATTCTATATACTAGAGCATCTGAAGTAAATGCAGAAAGTTTATCTGTAGGATAACTTAATTCTTTTGTACTACTATTATAATTTAAAGATGGGCCTGTTCCATAGTAAGGAGTTCCATAACCCTGTAATGTATAATTGGTTACTTCCTCATTACCATATCTTAATCTACTAGTTGTAGTTGCTACTCTAGCGGCATCAGCAGTGAAGTTACCGTTCTCATCAGTTACAATAGAACAGTTTTCGTTTTGTAATGAACCACGATAAACATTTTCTCCATCTCTTACTTTATTAATAGTTATGAAATCGTAAAATTCATTACCAACTGAATCTGTAACTACACACTTGAAAGTGACTTCATCAGCAATGTTCATCCATGCAGAGTTATATTGTACTCGTAATGTTGGACCTACTTCGTTCTGAATTAAATTCCAACTGTATTTACCAGCCTCACTATAATACCACTTATAAGTTGTACCATTAACATTTGTAGTAGATGTTGAAATATCTATATAAGTTGGATTGGGTACAGTTTCACCACTCTTGTAATGAAAATATTGTTCGCCAGTCATTGTCATATACATAGCATCTTCACCATTGAACCCATTTTCACCATCTTTTGTAGTACCTATATACCATACTTTATTGATAGCGTATCCATCTTCCAAAGTAACACCAATGGTTATTTCTGCAGTAGTAGAGTTTAAAGTATCTAAATACACCCTATTAGATGCTAAATCGACATGAGCTGTAGCAGTTCCTTTTACAGACTTAATTGTCATATTTTTGATACTTATTGCATTTATACCATGATATGCCATAACATCTGTATATATCTCACTTATTACTATTTTTGGATTACCAGATTCGTCATAAGGAATCACGGCGGTACCATTACTTAAGTCTACATAATAAGCATCTGCCCCTTCAGCACCATTGAATAATTTTGCAAGCTGTACATCATCATAATACTCACCACCATCTGAATTAGTTACTGTACATCTTAATGATAATGTCCTTTGACCCTTATTTAATGAAGTGTAAAATACCTCTAATGAACTATAAGTTCCCATAGTTACTCCGGTATCTAATCTTGTCCATTTAAAAGATGGATTAGTCATACCATGCACATTTGCCATGAGACTTATAGTAGATGGAGTTGGTGTTCCACTATCGTCAGGTGTTTCGTATAAGAATAGTCTGTCACCAGTAATTTCTACCCATTTAGCAACATCATCACTTGGAGTACCTGCTTCACCTTTTGATACTTGTTTCTGCCAATCATCTTCTTCATCTTTTGGTTCTGCTGTAGTGCCATCTGGTTTCATGCAAATCCATAAACTACCATTATGACTTACTTGATCGTAATAATAGTAAGTATTACCAGAAACCCAAAGGCCTTTATATACAGGTACTCTAACGATTCCTGTATTAGAAGTTTGATAAATTGTACCTACAAATTTAGTTTGTTCTCCACCAATTACAACTCTTTCCCTTACTACACCAGCTACAGGATCATCTGCCAGAGTAAACTCGTCAATACCTTTGTAGAATGTCAATCTAGGAGCATTCATACCTTTAGCACTAATATAGATCGCATTACGACGCTCATCCATTTGTAAGTTATAATCTGGATCAGCTTCATACATGTGCCCTAACTGAAGTATAGTATCTCCTCCTCCTGGCTCTGAGCTATTTGGTTCACATACATCCTTTGATAATACAATATAATCTCTTCCAACTTCATTAACTTTACGCCAATATCTTTTAACATTTTTACCATCAAACTGTTGGCATATTGCCATATCGTTAACTACAAATTCATTGTACTTAGTTCCATCTTCTGTATCAAAATAGCATTTGTATCCATCAGCAAGTGTTTCTACTTTAGTACATTTCATGTCTCCTAAAGTAACTAACAAATCTCCTCCGACAGCCTTTATCTCATTTACTGTAAGTTCATTAACTGTCATGTTACCTCTTACAAATAAATTATCAAGCTCTAAATTCCATTTAGTTCCAAAAGGATACAAACTAGCGCCTTGTCCATCCCAACCAGATCTAAATATTGTTCCACCCTGTAAACCATTTTTAAAGTCTATTCTACCTTCTGCAGTATCCCCATATTTATTTAAAAAGGTCTTTTCAGTTTTTAAAGAAGTATACAATGTACCATCAGAAGGTTGAGTTGTTTCTGTTGATTTAATTACAGGTAAAGAACCAGAACTGCTAGCTACTGCTTCTACTTGATTTTCAAGTTTAGACAATGCTTGATTTAACGTATCAGATGTAGCTAATGGAGATGCATCGTTTGCTTTATAATAACCAGATAAAGGAAATATTGTAGCAGTACTTTGGGTATGATAACCCGGAGCAGATCCACTACCACCCCCATTTGCAATAAGTTCAGATAATGCTGTAATAGTATTTTCAGCTACTGTGAGTCTATTGAGAGCATCCTGTAATTGTTGTAATGTAGATCTATTATCAATATCATCTATCCATTCTTGCATAGTACCACCAATCTCTGACATATCGGTGTCATGCTTAGTATCTAATGTAATGATCTTATTATTTAACACATCATAGTAACTAGTGATAGTACTATTAAGATTAGTAGTTACACTAGTATCTCCTTCTACTATCTTATTACTAAGATCTTTATAGTTATCATTTACTTTAGTATCTAGTATCTCAACAGCTTCTTCTACAGCATCTACTCTCTCATTAGTGGCAAATGTACCTGATAGTGATGTAGTAAAACTTCCACTAGTAATATTCTTATTACTACCATCTTGTACAAGGGTAATGAGGTCTTGCTCTTGCAGTTTAGTTGTTAGTTCAAATTGTGATATCTTTTTATTCATATTACTCTTGGATTATATGTTCTTCAATTTCTGTAAGAATACAATTATTATCAATGTCTTGTATTTCATAGAAATTTATTTGTTTTTTTAAACAGTTAATGTACCCACCAATTTTAACTAGGTCTTCCTGAGTAAATGGAAAATCTGGGTCGTTTTTCTTTAAGTCAGATTCAAGTTGATTATATATAGTTTCTAAATGAGGAATAAGTACTATATTAGTAACAGATGTATTATCAATATCAACATTCATTTTGGTAGAATCATTAATCTGTTTACCTACCTTATTTACATATTGTGCATGATCCATTACTACAGTTTTTACAAGTATTACAATTTATTGTACAATTACAGGTTCTCATACCAAGTAGGTTTAACATCTCTTTATAATACATTTCAGCATCTTCTGTCAGACCTAACTTTGTGGCATTGTCATATAATTCCTTTTTAAATAAGAACATCATAATACGCTCTTTCATTTTGTTATCAAGGCAATTATGACAATATCTGGTAAGTAATTTTACTTCCGCTAAATATAATGATTCTTCCATATTTTTTAAAATAAAAAAGGGAGCATGGGGGAATACCCCAAGCCCCCTTGTGAGTTAATAAGTTTAAAAGTTAGGCTTTAGCAACAAATGCTTTTAATGCTGTTTCAAAAGCAGAACCAGAAATTTCATCTTTATTAACATAAATCTCTGCAGATAGCGGAGTAGTTTTGATGTACTGATTATCGTTGCTTAAATACAAGTTATCCCACTCTAAAGTAAGAGTATCATATTCTGCACTCAGATCTGATCTGAATTCAGGAGCAATATACGGATAAATAGCATTAGCACGGTACTGAATACCTTCGTAACCAAGATTCCAATTCTCACGATCTCTTACAATATAAGCATTACCACGACCCGGAGTACCCTGAGTCTTAGCAATCGTCAAATTAGAAATAGGATACATTACATTGCTTAACAAACCAGAAGGGATTGTTTTCAACATGAAAACATCCATAGATACTTGGCAATAACCAGCATCTAAAGTAATTCCCTGATTATACGGAATTTCCTTTGCAGTCAATGTTAATACTGCATCAGCACTAGTAGCTACTACTCTAGCTTGTTTGTGACTATTGATCTTATTCTTGAAAGAAGTGATCAAATCTGTTGCATTAGTAGTTTTAGCAATTACCTCATAGGTATGAGTAAACTGACCCGGAGCTTCGTGAATGTCATTGTAAACAATGCGCAATACATAACGATGTCCTACTTCAGGAGTAACATCAGTTGCAGTAATTACTACTTTATCTTCAGCCTTAGCAACAAACTCAGTGAATACCATAGACGGCTTAGAACCCTTCTGAATCGGCATACTATAGTTGATAACCGACTTTGTAGATTTTGTACCTTCTTGATCGTATACATCTTCTTTACCAACACAAACACCAATGTAAAGTGCAGTGGCAGCTTCTGCCTCAGTTGCAGATTTAACAATTACTTTGTTCTCGTTGAACAATGCGATATCACCATCAACTAAAGCATCTACAGTAGTATAAGAAGCCGGAGCTGTCTTAGCGATAAGTACTTTATTTACGTGTTGTAACATTTTATTTAAATTTAATAGTTAAACATTGAGCTCAGTTTAACTTATTTTAGTTCTTCTACTTTGCTTTCGCATTTCCTCGTTAAACTAAACTTTTCGTATATTACTCCATACTATTTACTTCGTTAATATACGATTGATATCTTGGATTAGCCTCATTCTCCAAATACAACTCAACCGCTAACTTTACTATCTCATCATGAGTTGATGCTGGCATATCCTTGTACTCCTCAAATGGAGCATCAGTGAGGCTAATCTTGTTGGGTATTCTCAAGTATGTGAGAATATAATTTCTTATATGGTAATTACCATCTGTATATAAATGAATAGTATTACCTTCATATAGTCTTAATGGTCTGGCGGATCTACCATGTAATCTATATTCTGACAAAGTATTTTGTCTTTGTCTATCAATATTTTCTATAGTAGCCTCTAACACATCTGTGTTTTTAGTTCTTGGTTGACCACTTGGGCCCACAGGCCAACAATGATCATAACTAAATATTACAGCTGTTTCACCTAAAGTAGTCATATAATCTTCTGGTAGAGTAACTGTATACTCTTCTGGATAGGTTGTGAACTGATAAGATTTTCTTGTGACTAAACTACGAAGATCGTCAATTCTCTTTTGATCTTGTTCAAAACCAGTTTGCTTAAAATTGATACCAGAGTATCTAGTTTTAATAAACTTAATTAAACCAGCTGTTAACCAATATTCAATATCTGAAGTAGTAGGTTTCGTTAGATTACTATCTAACTGAGCTATTTCTAATTCAAATGCTTCTTGTAAGTCAATGTACCTCATTATTGTTGATTATTTGGTTGTTTTACTTGTAATCTATATTTACCTTCAGTAATAAACATATTAACTGCTAAATCTACAATTTCACTATGAATTGATTCTGGTAGTTCACATTTACTAGCTCCATCGGTAGTATTAAATCTTAATGGCTTCCTGTAGTAAGTCAATGTAACATTACCTAATGTAGTATATGCGTCTACTGCTACTTCTATATAATTATATTTGGTAGTAGGATCTGATACTAATGCAACAGCAGGTTGCCTAATAATAGGTGTATTGTATGCAGTTTTAATAAACTTACCAAGATCCCTATACTTAACTAATTGATTATCTACCCTAACAAAATCCTTGTATTGTTTATATGTACCTTTTACTTTACTAAAAGAATGTACATATAAGAAATATTCTTCAGTAGATACATATGGTAATCTGTATCTTGTGAAACCGTTAAGAGTAGTACCTGTTGCAGTTAACTCTTTTTCTACCAATAAACTCTTAATAGAATCTGTATTTCTAGTATGTGTGTTGGTTTCAGTTTCCATCTGATCATCACCAACATAGTTCATCATTACATACCTATCTTGAGCTTCATTTAGTATTGAAAATATAAGATCAGAGTTAGGTTTCTCATCTATAATAAGATCTGGGCTAATAAGTTGAATTCGTCTTTCGAATTCCATTTGCATTTCCTTACTACTCATATTACTCTGATAATTGTGCTACGTACTGTGGATGTGTTTGAGTTCTTGGAGATTCAATATTCTCAATTGCCATGTCAGCAGCTAATTTAACTACTTCATATTGCATATACTCTGGAATTTCATCTAGAGTAGACGTAATATCTTGATTATTAATCTTTCTTGGGTATGCTAGATAAGTAATATCTATAGTATAGGGACCTACCATAAGATCCCTATCTATAAATACTATTAACTTATTATCTTCCAGTATTGCTACAGGTTCTTCAATCCAAGGTTTATTATTATAAGTTTCTAAGAATCTAGTAGCTTGTTCGTGACTAATAAGTTTTACTGTGGCTATTTTATTACTACTAAAATGTAAAATTCCTTCTAAGAAGTACATACGCTTATCTTGAGTATCATCACCATAAGTAATACTAGATTTGAAATTATTCATAGTAAGTCTATTACTTATAGATTCACTTAGTAAAGACAATCCCTTATCAGTTTTTACTAAACCTTCTAAGTCTGCTACTCTTTTTACATTACCTTCAAATGGTATTCTAAGAGTATTGTTACCAGTAGCTTTAGTAGCTATCTTACTTAGATACGCTGTATATAACCAATAATCAATTTCCTCAGGTAAAAAAGACGGACATCCAGATATACCAATATTAACGGCATTTTTATCTGCTTCAATCTTAAATGCTATATGTGCTTCTAATACTGTCATATTACTTAGATTCTATTTCTTGCATGATGGCTAGTCTTATATCTTGATTCTTTTTATCATCAAGCATCAGTACAGCTTCATCCATACTTCGACCGATTACATCAGTACCATAGTAATACATATTTTTATTCTTACGAATAATATTTTTACTAATAGCTTCTTCGATCAAGTATTGAGTTTCTTTATTCTTATTATTTACCCACAGTAATAGATATCTTTGCGGATCATTTTCAATAAGTTCATTCAGCTTACTTTCAACTAATTCATTACTAATTGAATCTGACTTAATACCATAAAGTCTAAGACATTTACGCATTTCTTCAAGAGACATCTTAGTAAATGCTGAATAGGCCTCACGCTTAATTTTAAATTTCTTATTATTCTCTTCTGCCTCTGCTTGAGAATTGCTTAGCAAATAGTCAGTACTTGGTGTAATATTACTAGTACCAAATGCTACTCTTTTGTGACTTTTTAAGAATAAATACTTTAATTCATCCTCTGGTTTTTCAGTATGTATATATAGATCCTTATTACCTAACTTAACTGAATAAGTAGCCCAGAATGGACTATATGGTGCTAAATGACCTTCTGGATAACCAATAGCTTTTTCAAGTCTACGAGCATCCTCTTCTGTTAAACCAGTATATCTGTTTCCTGATCTAGTCCAATACGGACCAATATAATCACCACAATTTTTAAACTTTGAAATACCAACCCAAGGGTTAGTTCTAATAAATCTTAACGTTGCTTCCATATATTTTTAATTAAATATAGATTTTAAACCTGTTAATAAAAAATATAGGGGCTGTTACGCCCCTATAAGTTATATTGTATAATATTGGCGTACTTGTTCAAATACGTGGATTAACCCTCAGCGTCCATGATTAACTCACCACAACCGCGCGGATCTCTCAACATGATACCCATCTCACCTAAGAAGTGAACAGAGTAACCGTCCTTTGCATTAGAACGCAAAGTGTTGATAGATTTTGCAGGACCTGCAGGAGAAATAGAACCACCAGTATACCACTGCATGAATTCACGACCCTTACGTACTACCTTAACAATGTTTGCTTCGCCATCTCTACGACTTACATCCAAGAATGTAAAACGATAAGACTCAAGCGGCTTACCAGAAAGTGGGTGTAACAAACGATTGAACGTAGTGTTGTCATACAACGGGAAGTGTTTCAATGTCAACTCAATACCATTATTCATCTTGTATGTTACAAACTGACCACCTAAAGTCAACTCTTGACCACTACCACTAATGAACTTAGTATCGATTACATTCATCGTAGCGGCTTTTTGTTTCAATACACGGTCAAACTCGCGAATACCCATTTCACCAGTTAAGGCTACGAACTTACGCTCATTAGTACCAAGAATATTGTAAGACAGATCAAACAAGAAGTCCTCAAGCAACTCTGTTGTCAACTCAGTGTAATAACGTCTATTAGACGGTGCAATCTGCTCAAGCAAACCAGCTGGCAAATAAACCGGACGACCGTTAGTACCTTTCAAAGAGAAAGTACCATCAGCATTACGATTTGACTTAGAGTAAACCATCATCATCTCACAACGTTTTCTCCATTCACGCATTGCCACCCATTCTTGATAGTCAGACCACAAATAAGATTTCTTACCCGTTTTAGGATCCTTCAATGCAATCCACAATACAGTTGCATAAGCCGTACCTGTAATATCATAACTCAAACGAGTTGTGAATAAGTAGTTACGCATCTTGAATTGAGTATTGTAGTTCAGGATATCTGCCTCTTCACTGTACTCCTCGTAAGCAGCACCAAGACGTGACATTTCACGACCAGCTAACAAATACTTACCCGGAACGTATGAACTAGACTGACCATCAGCGATGAACATAGTATAGCACCACAAGTTACCGTCCTGTACAGGAGCACCTTGAATACGTAATTGATATTCTTTGTCATCAAGTACTACAATAGCACCCGGACCAAACCATTTATCTTCTACCCATACTTGGATAGGTGTGTTGCCAATACCAGCCATGATTGTGTCAGCATTAGCAGCAGTAATTTCAGTACCCTGCCATTTTGCAGAGCGAATTGTTACAGCTCTATCGGTATCAATTTCAACATACCATTCATATGTACTTTGATCAATAGTCATTACGTTACCAAGACCACCTGTGATAGCATCAATGGAAGTACCATAAGCACCGTCTTTTGCGGCAAATACGTAAGAAACAATACGTTCTACTTCATACGGTCTTGACAACATTGCTTCTGAAATCTTATTCTCGTCAATAAGATCTGAAAACCATCTACTTTTACCGATCTGTAAATTATTCAGAATTCCGTTATCCATAAATTAATTTATAATCTTTAATTATTGTTTAAACTTCGTGCTGCGATACTCCATATAGAGTTTGATGAACTAGTGTGAATTCTTTTAGTGCCTTTCGTAGCACCTGTTGTCTTTAAACTTTGTTTCAAGGTCTTTATAGCAGAGCTAGTTCCAATTTTTTTTGCAGTATCTAGCAAAGTGTCTCCCTTCATAGTAAAATAGGCAGACTCAATTAAATTTTTTACACTCTTAGAATAGTCTTTCTGATATTGAGTAAGACCATCTGAGTCCGCTTTAAAGATATAATTCAATAAAGCTTTTTTATCCTTTTCAGGAATAGTGATACCTCTGATATCTTTCAGCGATTTAATGTTGGTGACAACGTCATCGACAAATTTTTGTTGGCGCTCGATTCTTGCCTCATTTTGCTTTTCCTGATCAATCAATAGCTGTTCCTTCTTCTTTTCGGTAATCTCCTTCATTAGTTCAAGAGCTTCCTCTGCTTCATCTTCTAGAATACCAGCATCTTCATATTTTTCTAGTTTACTCTGGATTCTCTTCTCACTAAACCCTTTTTCTAACAACAATTCACGAATGATTTGCTTTTGATTACTCTCGATCGAAGTGTCAAAGTTATCAAAATCAATAGCAGTACTAACTTGAAAATAATCTTCTAGTTTACCACCATTACGAACGAATTCATCAATCTTAGCAACCTCTTCACTTGAATATTCTGGAGTTGAATTTTCTTCAATCAAATCCTTGAAGTATTCACATAATTCCTCTACTGTTTTAGGTTTCTGTGATTCTTCATCTTCTTCAAAGTCTAACCCTAATTCCTCAGTAATAGCATCAAAAAAAGCACTAACTTGAATACCTTCATTATCTAACTCCTCTTCTTCAGTAGATGTTTCCTCAACGGTTTCTACTTCCTTAGTTTGTTTAGATTTCTTTTTAGGTTCTTCAACTTCTACTTCTTCTTCCTCTATTTCTGTTTCCTCTTCAGTTTCTTCAGTCTCTTCAACCTCAGTATCTTTTTCCTCTTTAGAAGTATCTATTCCAAACACTTCCTTTACTGAAGGACCTCTGTTAGTTCTTTGTAAACGTTTGATTTCATCATCAGATAGATCATCATTACTTGTACTAAACGTACCTGTTACTAGAGGATTATTTAATGTTTCAGATGACAATGCATCTGCTACTGCTTCCCAACCTAATAGTGTATTACTATTGTTATCCATAATTATATTTAATTAGATTTATTAATGTTTCCATTTAGCGGCGTTCCTAGCAAAGTTAGCTTTTTTCTTCATAGCTGGACTTGCTTTACTACCTTTCTTTAATACTTTATTTGCATATTCTTGTACACCCATACCAGCTTTCTTAGCTGCAGCTTTAAATGTACCTCTCTTGCTTTTCTTGATATGTATTCCACCATTCTTATAACTTGGTACAGGATATAGTGGGTATACTCCTTCTAACTCTTTCATATTGATTATTTGTTTTCTTGTTCTTCTCCAAAGAACATAGGTAATCCTAATGGAACTGCCCATTCGATTGGAGTAAGATTATTCATTCTATTTATAAAACCTTGCTTATCTGGTCTAATATCATATAGAGTTCGTAATACTGGGTTGACCCTATTTGCATATTTACTACGATAAGATAAATATTCTTCAATCTTATCCTGAGTAATAGGATCTGTCCAATTATTAATAAGACCTTCTTTTTGCATACCCCTTTTAAGCTGAATCATGTGAGCTTTATTTTCACTAGGTGTAGTTAAGTATCTATACGTGTTAGGGTTAACATCCATCAAACTCTGTCTTATTTCATTATAACTCATTATGTTGTCTCTATCTAGTAGATACTCCATATAGTTATTCGTAGCATCTGCATTATGTACTCTATTAACTAAAGCATCTGCTAAGTGACTGATTTCATGATTTGCTGTCCCTTCCAGATAATAATCTGGATTAAGACTAATTGTCATATCTTCTATAGTAGGATGATCTACTTTACCGGTAGTTCTACCATATATAGGATTCCCAGCACTATCATACATTTGTTGATGCTTAACGTACTTACCTCTATTAGCCATATCTTGAAAAGCAATGGCAGATGCAGCTTTCTTATAATTTGTACCATAAGCTTTATCAACCTTTTCAAGAGTTTCTACACTACCATCAGTAGGCATAAATAAATCATTAGTAATCTTACTAAGTTCCTTATCATACTCCTGCATGTTATTATATTTTCTCTTTACTTCGGCAAACTCTTGGTCATAATCAGCTTCAGTTTTAACCTTTTTACCCTTCTTCTTTTTAGTGATTGTAGGAGTAAAAGGCTCAGCATAGGATTCTGCAGTATATGCGTCTGTTCCTTCAATTGCTCTTCCTACTTTCTTTTTTATTTTCTTTATAGTTTTACCAACTCCCCAAGGTATTAGATTTAATGCAGCATCAATGGCAGCTCCAGCATAATCTCCTTTGCCTAAGTCTTCAATGAAGTTAACTGCATCTTTAATATAACCAGCTGGAGTAATATAAGCTTCTGGTTGAACTGCATTAACTGCACCTGATATTTTCCTTTGTCTTTCAAAGTATTCAGGAGTACCAGTTCTATATTCTGGTGGTAAATCTGCTTTGTTTATGGTTTTACCTTTACCATCTTCATATGTAGGAATAGAATCAAATTGCTCTTTAATATCAAAATATGTAGCATCAGGGTTATTTGCCCTGACACTATCATATATCTGTTTTCTCTCTTTAAGAGATAGATCTTTCCATTTCATACTAGTAATATTTACTTACCTGTCTTACCTGGTTTACCTTTTCCGCCTTTTTTAGAGCCTCCTTTACAACTCATATTAATTCCTCCTTATATTTAAAAATGTAACCTTTATGTTGTTTTCTTCCCTCTTTATGTTGACAGCATCTTCTAATGTGGCCTTGATCACAATTTAGTATTTTTGCAGCCTGATAAGAAGAAACAAATTCTCCAATATACTCTCCATTTAGGTTAAATACTAATACCGTTTTACCTTTGTTTCTACCATGTTTAATTTTGGTAAGATTAGTTCTACGATCCTCTGGTATAGTTTTTATTTCTCCCCCTTCAAGTATATTATAACCATATCTCTTATCATTAGATTTATAATATTTGATATAGTATTTTTCTAAGTTATTAGCTTCTTCTACAGTTAAATTATCTCTTAAGATTTCGTGATGAACGTTTAACCATCCATATTTCAGAATAGCATTGTAAAAATAATTACAATGTTTATAACCATGTCCATTTTTCCATCTTAATAGTGGATTTTGTTTTGTAATACCTATGTATATTTTATTATTAGGCAAGACATGTTTATACACACAATAAGTTTTACATGCCATAATTGTTATCTCCTATTTTTTAGTTTTACTCTCACCTACCACTTTATTCTTAAGAGCAGTTTTAGCCTTAAGTTTCTCTCTATCCATTGCAGCTTTATCTTTCTGAGCTTGCAACTTCTTAGCTTCATCAAGCTTTTTCTTTTCAAGAGCTAGTCTCTCTCGTTCAATTGTAGCTTTAAGTTTTTCAGCTTTTTCAGCTTGTTCAATCTTACGTTTTTCTAACTCTTTCTTATTTTCTTCAGCTCTAGCTTTATTGGCTAAATCCATCTGTTTACTTACAGCATCAGATACAGCTTTTTGTCTAGCTATTTCTTGATTACCAATCTCAATAGGATCAGGTATACCATTCATATCTTGATCCATATTTTCAGATCCTCTGTATGCATTCAATTGAGCTACAGTAATCTTAGTAGCATTATCTTGGTCAATCTTATATTTTTCAAGATCAAGCTCAGCTTCTTTAAGCATAAGCTCTTGCTCTTTAACTTGATTCTGCATCTGTATTAATTGCTGTTGCTGTTCAGCTTCTTGCTGTTGCATTGCTTGCTGTTGTGATAATCTTTGTTGTTCAAGTTCTTGTAGTTTACTCTTGATTAATGATAAATTATCCATAGTATACATTTCAGCAGCATCTACTAAACTTGCACCATTCTGCATAGCAGGTTGAATTAATGCTCTAAGTTGTTCAATAGCCTGTACTTCTTTAGTACTATCAGTTACAAAGATATCAAAGTCTTCGTAAGGAAAATTATCAGCTAATGTTATGAATGCTCTAGTAGTATCATCAAATATGTAATTTAAATACTGTTTATCACTATCTTTCCATGCAGCTTTAGCAGTATTTAATAACATAAGCAATGCTTGTCTTTTCACCTGATTGTGCATCCAGAATAATGGTTCTGTAATATGAGCAGATTGAATAACTGAACGTTCTACATTACCTACCAACTCAGTACTAGATATTGCCCCTTGTCTTTGTGGTGTTACTCCAGATAACTCTGAAGCCATCGATTCAATCTTATCTAGTAATTGAATATATTGAGCGATAACATTACCCATAGTAAGATCCCAAGTAGTAAATCCATTAAAATTAGATGGTCTACCTCCTTCCCTGCCTGGAATATCCCATCCTTCATCATATGGGTTAATGAATGCTACTCCTAGTGCACTTAGATAATGCATCCATTTAGCAGTATCAATACCTAAACCTTTTGGTATCTGTGTAACATCCATTACAGGAACTTTACCTTTATCTCTAGCCATTGCTAATTCCATTCTATAGAATGTCGTAATGTACAAATACTGTAGAGGCTTCATAATACTAACTAAAGACTTAGGAGCACTATTAGTATTACTATAGACAATTCCTGTATATGGTAGTCGCTGAGAATTAAGATTTTTACTTGTAATATATTGGTATTCAATAGGCTGAATTCCAAAGTAAAGATCATCAGCATTATATCCTTCCCATACTTCAATGATCCAATCCCATTCAACATTGACTTCATTACCAGTAGTCTTGTAATACTCATCTACTACAAACTCTTCCTCTTCTCCAGTTTCAGGGTTAACTACAGTAACAAAACCAATCTTTTTAAAAGATTTCCAACATACATGATATACTACTACATCCTCTGCATCTCCATAAGGATTATGATCAGGATACTTACTGTAGATTTTCGTATCAATATGATTCCAATCATCTACCATGTTCTTATCACCTAACCAATTCTTAGCTCCTTTACCATATTGACCAAATTTCTCTAGTAGTTGGTTAAGCTGTTTTTCATCAAGTTTATCATAAAACTCATCATATACCTGAGTATATGGCATAAGCATTTTATAACAACACATTGAAGCTTCATGAATAAACTCAATTCCTTCAGCATCATCAAACCAAAAGTTCTTTGGATTAACTCTATTCAAACAAGGCTCCCCATTCCTGATGCCTACATATATTACTTCTTCACCAGCAATTAAACCGTCTTTCCAAGTTTTTACAAACTCGTGATCAATATTTAAAGAGTGTTTTAAATAGTTTAGGGTATGATAAGCAGTAACTTCTGCTACATCTTTATAATCCTTAGTAAGGTATTCCTGTATTTGCTCTGGGGTTTGTATTTCACCAGAAGATAATGCTTCCTCATACCTAGCCTGTTCTTCAGGACCCATTTTAGCCATAATAGATGCTTGAACATAATCAAGCAACATCTGTTTAGCTTTTTCCTGCATTTCACTTGCAGCTGCATCACTAGTCCTACATACTTTAAAATTAAATGGTCTTTTAGTTTCTTCACCAATTAATAAATCAATTTTAGGTCTAATAATGTTATAGTCCTGAGCTACTGCTGGAAAACCATCATCTTGATTAAAAGGATTTGTAACATATTTTAAATCCTTCTCACTGTATACACTATTATATAAATCATAGTACGTTTGCATCTCTTCATCAGTAGGTATTGAACTACCATTACTTAATTGAGATTGCCCTATGATATAGTCTACACATGTTTTTTTCCATTCTTCACTCTTTTGGCTAAAAGGTATTTTTTGTATAGGAAAGCTATTTACTGTGCGTTCCATATTTTAAAATGAAAATGTTAATATATTTGAATCAAATAATTTATTTGTAGAATCAGAAGTATCCTGTTCAAACCATTTATCTGTAAATATTGGTGTATCAAACAATCTTTGCTTCTTCTCTATTTCTTGTTTTTGTTTTACTTGAGCTGTATATAATTGTTCCCTATATATCATTACTTGCATCAATGCCATTACACGGTCAAAGTTACCTTTATCATTGTATTGTATTAATTCCTCAAGTAATGGTTCTGATAATATAGACTCAAGTCTCATATGACTAGATTCTACTTCTTCCTCTAGCCATTCTTTAATTTTACCTTCTCCCCAAAGTTTAATTTCCTTGTTCATATGACAGCCTTTCCTTCTATTTACTTTGGAGTCTCTTACAATGTCTTTAATAATATCTGGTTGATCTGCTAATAAGTAGTCACAATGTTTATTATTAAAATAAACAAATAAACCTGTATTTTGATTTTCACACATTAATCTTGCATTATAGTACACTAATAGCTTTCTTACATTTTCATAAAACTCTTCTGATGTTTTTGGTCTACCAGTATATTCGGCAACTATGATATCACTGTATGATTCAAAATTCTGTATACGTTTGTATATGAATACTGATCCTAGTGAGTTAGTGCCAGATTGATCGTGGTCATAAGGGTCACATCCTGCTATATATAAACCTATAGGTGTTTCAGGACATGGGTGCTCCCATATTACTATAGATCCTTCAGGATTTGCTTCTTTTGGTAATGGAAATTGTGTAATATCACCTGTCTTTTTAATACTCCATTTTACAGTACCACCATCCCAAGTAAGATCACCTATTTGTTTATGATTTTGTAATTTCTTATTAGTTCTAATACGAGCTAATTGTTTTTGTAATTCCCTTTTAGGGAATATATTACCTGTTAACTCTGTAAATGCTTCTGCAGGAGTTTCAGCATGCTCAGCTACATATCTATCGATAGCTTGCATTGTTTTTGCATTCTTAAGCTCTTGCTCTCGTAATGATAATATGTATTTCCTTGATGCTTCATGATTAGTATTACCATCATTATCCATGAACATACGATTTCCATTTTCATCTCTTGAATCTAGATTAGTATGTTGTGGAATAAAGAACCCACAGTATTTTCCACCAACTGCACAATCATCCCATATATTAGGGAAACCTAAGCAGTTATAAGATTCAGGATCATAAAAAGCTTCACGTAATGGAGCTACTGCATCACCTTGATCACCACCAGTACCAAACATGATCATAAGTCCAAATGCTACACCATCGTGTTCTACTGATGGTCTTGCAATCTGCCATGCAGCTTTTAGTTCAGCAAACGTACCTGCCTCTTCCCAAAGTATAAGTACACCTCTTTTACCACGTACTGCATCAGGATTATCTTTTAATGATACACCAATGATTTCAGATTTATAACCTGCTTCGGTTTTATTACCGTAATCATCAGTAACCCACATAGATGCTCTACGTCTCATAGATGTATTTACTGCTTGACGCTTTTTACCCCATGCTGTATATTCATCAATAAAATCCATGTAATCCCAAGCCTTAGTAAGGATACCATCATCTGTAAGATATTGTTTATTTGATGCATATACATATGATTTTGATTCTGGTATAAGGAAGAAATTACGACAAAGCATAGCACCACCCTTATATGAATAACCCTTACGCCTAGCTTTTGCTACACATAAGTGTTTACCTTGTTCTTGTGCTTCCTCTATTGCTTGAAAGTAATAATAATCATAATCATAGAAATCTGGGAATGTACGTTCACTGACAGATTTCCATTCTTTTAAACCAGTTTTCCTATTAGTTATTTCCCTATATACCTGTCTTACTATGGGACAATAATTTAAATAAAAATAATGATAACCTGTTATAAAGTCACCATCTTCTGCAGTATAACCATATATACATTTTTCTACTTCTTGATCCCAAAAGCTATAGTATTCAGTTGTGCCTTTAGGGTAAGCACAATAAGAGCCAGTACTAATAAAATTTAATGCAGGCTGACGAAATTTATCAGAGTTTTTGATCTTCTTATTAAAGTCTATCATATTGATCTCGTATATAATAAATTCTACTTACTGGTATACTATATTTATCTGCTATTTGACTTCTATTTAATCCTTTATTATAGTCATTATATACATTAGTAATTAATTCCTTATCATATTTTATGAATTTACTATTAAGTAATCTATTAACTCTAATATCTTTTTCACATTGTTCTAGGTCATTATAATTGTCTTTATAAGTACCAATCGAAATATTATCAATGCTATTGTTTAAAGGATTATTATCTAAATGCCTAACGACAGTATGTGGATCGTATATTTTAATACCATATTTTTGGAAAGCTTGTAATCTATGTATACAACAATTTTTCTTCTTCTCCCCAAATTTAATGTTAAACGATAAAGTAGAATATTTCCTATTCTTATGTCTAATACTACCGTTAATTACTTTTCCTTTTGGATTTATAAGCTTACCTTCTTCTGTTACTCTGTAACCCAAACTGTATACAAATTCTTCTATATTCATATAACTTCCGGATTTTATATAATAATACCCCACACCTTTTGAGTATGGGGTAATTTTTAATTATTGCTATTTTTGATTTTCTTATTGAAATCAATCATAATTGTTATCGATTAAACCACTGTTTGATCTTTAAACCTAGTCTCTTATACCAAGGTGCTTTAGTTGGTTTAAGATCCATAGATTTTGAATAAGCTTCTTTCTTTTCTCTATATGCAATTTCTTCAGCCAATTCGATTTCTTTTCTATCCTCATTCTCATGAGCTGGTCCAAAATCAATAATCAAATCGAACGGTTTCTCTTCAACTTTAACTAGTTTAGCCTTACTTGTTTTCTTTGTGCTAGTAGTTTTCTTTTCCTTAGTCATAGTTCTTAATTTTTAACACTGCCTGTAACGGCAGTTAGTTTTATTTTGTTTCAAATTGTATTACTTATCGTACAGCTTGTCTATTTGATAGCTCATATGGATTAACTTCTACTCCACCTCTAACTCTACTACTTGCCATCTCTTCAGATCTCACAGCAGTTTCTAATGCGTCAAGAGATTTAATAGTGTTACCGAGTTTTTCCATACCTGCTAATATTAATTGGACTTTCTTATCATCTAATTCATCTTGTAAAGACTCTGCATAATATCTAGATACACTATCTAATTTAAGTCTTGCATTCTTAAGTAGTCCTAATATTAGGGTTTCATTAAAGTTAATATATGCTTGTTCTGCTTCTAATACCTCTACTGGTAACTTATAATTAGCATCTCCAAATAGTTCTTTCCTGAGTCTAGGTCCTATCTCTTCAGGACTCATACTTTGGACATATGGACTATCATATTTATTCTTAAGTACGATATAACTTATTTGTTTAGTGGCTGTTTCTTTATCTGCTTTATCAGCATCCCATAACTTTTTAAAGCATGGGATACCTAAAGCATCATTGTGAATAATTACTTTACCACCAAGTATGTCGAATAGTTTCATCAGTATAATTAACAATCGCTAGGACTACATGCTTCACAACATTTACTATTCCTATTTTTCTCGTATTCGAGATTCCGCTTAAAGTTGTTATATAATTCTTCACTCTTTATGATAGCAACATCTCTATCATCATCACCTCTATTATAAGAGGCATACAGAACAAGAACAATATCCCCAGCCTTTACATCATACTCCTTACCATTAAATTTAAGGATACCATCTTCTTCAATTACCCAAGCCCAGTCGATATTTAAATAATGATTACGAACAGAACTAACACTATTAAGGTCATTATCCTTTACTATTAAAAGAGCACTGTTACCAGCATAAATATATGTATTCATATTAATCTAAATTTATTTTAATGTATCTATTTCTATAATGTCTGTTCAATGCATCTACTGCTTCTTGTTTAGTATAAAATGCATTAACATACTCTGGGTTTTTACTGTACTGATTGATTATCTCCCTCAGTTGCTCCGCTTTCTCGTCCCTGTTCTGTATCCTCATTTTCTTCTTTTTTATCAGTTGAACCAAATCCACCACCACGGTCTTCACCTGCTAATTCCTCTACAATTATCGGCTCCATCTTCGGATAAGGCATTACTACTAACTGAGCAATCTTTTCACCAGGCTGATAAATTGTAGGAAGAGCATCTGTAGTAATCTTAAACTTGAGAAGAATCTCACCTTTATAATCACAATCTATAACAGCTACAGCATTACACATTGACATAGACTTCTGAGAAACTGATGATCTCATAAAGATCAAACCCATATGACCTTCAGGAATCTCTACGGATAATCCTGTATGATATACTAATACTAACTTACCACTCTTATCAAATTCCTGAGTAAAGGAGATTGCTGTTAAATCCAAACCAGCATCGTTAGGGTTAGCATAACTAGGTAATACTGCGTCTTCTTGTAATTTCTTAAATTTTAATTCCATATTATTTTCTTACTATATTGTGTCCTAATATTATTTCTGTCATTTGAGCTGCTAAGTTTGCAGCATAATCTTCTGCAAATTGACTACGATTCGTGTCCTGTAGTATCTGTCTCAGATACAGCAGTATCACTTGTTGATTCAGTAGTATCTTGTCTAGTTTTTCTTCCATGCTTTGCATAGTATAATAATGCAATACTATTCCATGCTACTGCTGCTTCATGCCTTACTTTAGTTTCTGGATCAAATTCTTCATAAGTAGAAGCGTATAAGTGTCTTAATAATGCACCTTTATATCTTTCATAACCATTCTCTAGATTCTGCCAATTATTGTCACCATACTTCTTAGCACCTTCTGTATATACTCTTGCAATGTCCTCAAGACAATCTAACGGTATTAATTCCCATCTAGTCTTATCGTCTAGTTTATCATTCTTCATACCCGTCTGGTCTTGGCATTTCTTCGATTCGTATTGCATCTATTTCAGTTTTATTTTCAATTATTGCTTTAACAATTCTATGGTAACCATCACATATTCTACCTAAATGATCGATTAGTATCGGATGATTTAAATCTGTATCTTGAATCCTTTTACTATGCCAAATTATGTCATCTAAGGTATTTATTTCCCAAGGTAAATGCTCTAGATTTACTCCTGCTAACGGTAATTTGAATACAGGATAGTTCTTCTCTTTTACCCAAGAAACTAAATTTGAAGCTGCCCATATCTTCCCATCTGCTGTGTATCTATTTTCTGCTAAACCTTGCTTAGGGTACGTTACTACTGGATTTTTTGGTTCTTTCTTTGCAAACATATTTCTTTTTTAATTTAATCTTAAACAAATAACTAAACATAATTGGCTTAATATCTTTCTCATCTGAAATTGTATTTTGAGCAAATTTGAAAGGATGATTGCAAATCACTTCTACTACTTGATAAGGTATATTATATTTATGTGATAACTCTGTATAGATACTTGTTTTATTTTGCTGGACCATAAGTTACTTTATAGTACTTATTATTAATTATATTATCCAGAGTAACAGAAGACATATCGAATGTCTCGGGTCTAACACTATTAACTATAATACATATCTTATCTAATTCTGATGTTACATTGTCAGATGAGGTATAAAATATAGAATTTAAAAAAGCTGTTTCAACTTTAGAGTATTGTTTTCTAGGTTCTAATATTACTACTTCTTCTTCTGATTCCTTACTAAAAGGTTCTCCACTAATACCATATAAAATAGTCTGTGTATCACGAATTAAGATTCCATTATTATATGGTAAATTCTTACCAATAAGTTTATACCACCATCTTTTTAATTTACCATAACTCTTCCATAGCATTATGGAACCAGGTTTAATTACTAATTGTCTCATCATTTATCCTAATTATAATTGTTACTTGAACTCTGTCTCCAATGATCTCTGGTATTAGAGCTTTATTGACACTTAATTCATCTTCGGCTGGACCTGCTACTAGAATACCTTTTTGTTTAAAGGACTTGATATATCTACTTAAATTATCCTTAGTAATACCTAAGGTATTTATGATATGTTTCCTATTAGCTCTATTGGCTATATTCTTATTCTCATTTGGTTGTTTGTTATAGTTAAGATCAAGTCTAATGAACTCTGCCATTAATTCCAGTTCTCTGTCCGTAAGCCGAAGAATACCATTAAGTGAAATTAGAAACTCTGTAACAAGATCATTTTTGTTTACAGATTTTACTAATTTATTCATTTGTCTTATCTACATCTAAGATTTGTTTAACCGCCTTAATGAACTTCAGTAAGTTATAATTTACTGTTTCAGATTCAACTTTTACACAAGGTTGAATTTTGCCATTATTATAGTCTTCATTAACCTTCTGAATATTGTCTTGATACTTCTTAGCGCAGTCATCTAAGAATGCTTCAAGTGCGATCAATTTTAATTCTGCATTAGACGGGATACATTCTTCTTCTGTATTAGTTTCATCCTTGATCTCTTCACCCCATTCTTTTAGGTTGCCACCATTAAGAAGTTCTAATACATAGTTTGCAGTAATCATCATGTAACGTGAATTGGTATACTTATCGTTACCCTTAGTACTCTCCATTACATACTCAATACCATCTTCTGTCTTAAAGATATCATCTCTCTTTGCACAACCAAAAGGTTTAACTACTTTATATTCTGTTCTCATATTCCTTATTATTTTTTAATAATTACTAGTGCTAATTTAATCCACTTGTTTATGTCAAACTCTGGATTTGACTCTTGCACTACTCTGTCTCCAATTGCGTATTGCTTAGGTTGGGTTACTAAACCCATAAAATTCATAGCTTCTTTCTGTGTAAGAACTACCTCAGTAGCTCCCTCTTTTGAGGGATTGTTAAGGTCTTCTGGAATGAAGACTTTAACAGTACCATCTTGTTGAAATTTAATAAACTCTGAATATTTACCTAAAAGATTATTTATCATTTGTTGAATCATGACTATATAACGGACCTTATTTAATTTTGTTGTATATTTTATGCAATAAAAAAGCCTATAGTTAATCACTATAGGCTTATATTAAAAATCCAACTAAATCTACTAAGCTTTGCTTTTCTTAATAAAAGCTACTACATTGTATGGATTCACTAATTGGCTATCCTTAAACAAGTCAAAATAAGCAGCTGCTTTAGCAGGGAAAGCTATCGTATCACCTACTTCTGGATGATTATTTTTATCTTGCCATTCATAACCTGAAGGAATTGCTAGAACAATGCCTTTTCTAAATGTTGTTGGTACTTTCTTTACTTCAGTTTTAGTGTCATATTTATCAACACCATCTTTGTCTTTCTTACCTGTCGCAACAGGTTCAGTAATCTCTTTTTCTACGTATTCAACTGGTAACGGTTTGATCAGAATATCCCGAGTAAACTCGAACTTTAACGCTTTCTGAATATCATCGATGATCATCTTCTCATCTACTTGTACCGAACTATCATTATTTGTATTCTCTGCCATAACTTAAATTTTTCTACTATAACGTTTGTTAGTATTAAATGTTCTATTTTTATTTCCTTTCATGAAAAATAACGCCGCCTGTGCAGCATACTTTCTTTGCTATGGATGGACAAACTTCCATGTTATAGAAACAGCAGCCATCACACCATCCCTGAGGCTGCTTTTCCATGTTATAAACTTTGCCATCAACTCTAATATACCCTTCTTCTAGGGCTTTATAAGCTTCTGGTTCTCCCATATTATTTGTAATAATATTTGTTATGTTCTTCAGCCTTTTGTTCAACAGTACGCTCCATGATTATTTCTTTAATCCAAATTAAAGCAGCCTCAAATCCTGCTTTAAATGCAGATTCTTTTAATCCTTCCATCTCTTTGCACCATTGTTCAAATGCTTCACAAGATTCTTTGTCTTGATACCTTTCAATCTCGTCAATTAAATATTGTCTAAACATATTTGATCCCTTTCTTTTGATTAATAATTATACTGATCGTCGTCATCAGTAGGATCTAATGCATCTTCGAATTCATTAAAAAAGTAAAAGTCATCATCCATAATACTATTATTATGTATTTATATTTTATATCCAGAGTAGGAGTATATATTTCTTACTATACTACTATATACTAACCTACAAGCATGTGTAGTAACGTTACAGTATTCATTTTTGTTCTATTGTTTACTCTAGATTAATGATTTTTCTTAGGTCTTAATAGATGATTTTTATTAAAACCTCTTTATAACATAGATCTTATTTTAGAGTAAAGCTATCATGAGTACCATTTTTATTCTTGCAGAATAACTCACAATTTACCAAGTACTCAGGCATAAAATCATCTTCTGAATCTATTTCAATATCTATCTCTATGAGATCACCATTTTCATATATTTTTTGGTAAGTTCTATAGTTCCAATTACCATTCCAATAGTCTTTTATCTTAAGAAAACCGTGTTCTTCTAGCCATTCACAACGTGTCATTTTAACATTATTTATAATTATTTAACATATTTACGAAACTTTCGTAGATAACTCATTAACATAATTTAACTATTTTTAATAATAACGTGTATAATGGAGTATTGTTATAAAAATTTTATAAAATAAAAAATTAGGGGATATAATTGTGAATGTAGAGAGTAGTATATATATTGTATTATATAGATTTGAGTGTAGAAACTAGTATATACAAACCCCCTCCCCCATCATGCATCAAGGAAACACCCCCGGTACTTATGCATCAAATCAATTTATCTATCAGCTGATTGTGATTAATCAAGCAGTTGCAACGGAAGGCGGTTGCAATGTAGAACTACTGCTGAGGGGCAGACAGCCGAGACGACTATGAAGTGTGCAATCATGAGTCTAGAAGCAAAGCAAGCAGAGAACGGTAACTGGTATGTAAACATCCTAGCACAGCCAGAAGGTGATCCGTTTGCTGAGGAGTTGAAGTATCGTATGTGGTGTAGCGAAACACTAGCTAACAAGTTAGCTGCTAGCGTACCAGAGACGATAGAACTCCAGAAGGTACGTGTAGATGTAGCACCGTACCAGAAGGTGTCTGAAGACGGGTCTATCTCAGAGAACGTATTCACCAGCCTGTCTGTTGTATGCAGACAGTTCAAGGGAGAGTACGTAGATGAGCCACAAGCGATGGCATACAAGCTACGCAGGAATCTGCTGCGTGATGGGCTTATCGTAGAGGTAGACGTAGACCCGTACGAGGGAGCTACAGGTGATCTACCAAACTAAAGGGGAAGAGCTTCGGCTCTTTCCTTTTTTGTCCTACCATGCACCAAGTTTATTTCCCTCTTAGCCGATTGTGAAGGTATATTGTATTTATATTTTCATAATCAAAAACTTAATAACTTTCCAAAACGTTGAGCACACCAGTTTCTCCAACAAAATGCGACGGGCTATCATAATGATGCAAGTATTGCTTATAGAGTTTTAGGTGTAACGTGTAAAAGATTGCACATGGAGATTGAACAACTGAAACATGTGGGAACTAAATAGGAGAGATCATGCGAGTTCAAGGTAGTTCCGCTTAGTGTTTGCCTACTAAGTATCACTACACAAGCTGGATGGAAGACCAGCATCATTTGTTTAACTTAATAGTTGTAGGCGTATATACTCTAAACCTTCAACATTATGTTTAAAAACAACCAGTCCTAGGCGAGTGGATAGTTCCACTTTTAAAAGTCCTAGGTTGTCCTGATGCCAAGGGACGTAATCAAAAGCGGCAATTTGTTTTAATGTGCCCTAAGTACGATATTATAGTATCGTGCACAATGGTATGATATCGGGAAAGTATCTAGTTACTCTGCTTCTAAATGGAAAGGATACTGATATTTATACTATGAAAACCTTAGACAAAATTTAAGTAGATGAAAGAAAAAGAAGTGGAAGCAGACACCTAGCCAGTGTTAAGAGTAGGGCTAGTAGAGAGCGGCATCTCTACGAAATTAGTAGCTGTAGGTAAACCTCTACAGATAAGGACTACTGAGCTATTATTCCTTTAATAGCAAACTTGATACCGAGTGACTCTCGGTTGCATGTCGACAACCCAGATAGGTGACTTAGTCAGTTGCATCTAGACTATCTGGGTTTACTTTTGATTATTAATCAATAAAATCATATATTATGATAGTAGTAATAAGATGCTATAAGTATAACATAAAACCGTTAGTAGTAGAGGTATTTGAAGGACATGATGAACAAACACAGAAGGATGCTAATGAGTTAGCAGCTATCCTAAGTAGGAAGAATAAGTGTGAGTATAAAGTACTCATTGATCTTTCTTGTGTTGCTGTTATACACGATTCAAAGGAGTAGGCTATAGCCTATTTTCCTTTCTTACAATGCACCAAGTCAAATTTCCTTTTTAGCATATTGTGAGGAGTATAGGATACTGCTGTGATTTATGTGTATGTAATTGATAAGAGAGTGTTTGTAAGTTTGAGAATACTTTGCTCTCTTTCTTTAGTCTGCCCTAATCACATTTGCTTAAACTACATTTGACGCGTACATATAATATATAGCGTATCCTTATTCTTTACACAAATAATCAAATTATCAAACAATCAAACAATTAAGGAGGACAAACAAATGAAATGTATTATTATTGGACATGAGTTTGCAGAAGCAAACACAGGTAACTTGTATTGCAAACTAGAAGTAAGACCTGCAAACGATGAGTGGGCTGCATCTTTCAACTATGTAATGTTTATTACAGATGCAATGAAAACAGCTCTAGAAGCTAAATTTCCTAAAGAGATATATCTGCAGGAAATACGTATGCAAACACCTGAGCCATTTAACAGAGTATGGGCTACAGATGGTAATAACCATATGCAGGGTGAGATAGTTTGCAATGCTAAAGGCGATCCTATCGTATTTAATGACATCAAAGTCGTAATACGTACATTACCTGATGGCACACCTGCTAGAGGTGAAGATGCTGAAAAGCTACTAGAATCTAGTTGGCGTAGAGGCATTGAGAATGGTACTATCTTACCAATTGGTGAAGGTACAGATGTACCAGATAACAATATTGGACAAACTGTAGGAGGAGCAGATGCATTTGCAGGAGCACAATCAGCTGGAGATCCAGAGGGCCTAGAGACATCTCAACCAGATCCACTACCTACAGGTAACGTTGTAGTGCCGGGTAACCGACCACAACGACCACAGCAACAAGCTGGAATCAGAGTACCTAGAGTGTAACAGGGATTTGCCGGGTAACCGGCAGACCTGTTTTAACAAAAACTCCCGAACATCTGCATATGATGTTTTGGGTTAATTAATATTATTAACTTTTAAAAACATTCATCATGGAAGGAAAAGATGAAAACAAGCCAAAGATTGTGTATTTTATTTTAGCAGTGTTTATTCATGCTAATGTGTTTCTACCATTTCTATCTGAAAAGACAGGAGTACATGGAGCATTTATATTGTGTGATATAATACTTGCTATTATAGCATATAATCTAGCGGCTCGTAACTAGGGAGTTGGGGGTGGGTGAAAACTCACCCCTTTTTATTAGTATCAAACAAAAAATCAATACAATGAAAGTTATATTCAATTTTAAAAAGTCTACCTGTAGGCTTAACTGGATGAAAATACTGAAAGTAGTCTTTGGGTTTAATTTAAAAGAAGCTAAAGCTATTGTAGACTCTGGGAGTTATGTACATATAGTAGAGGGTTTAAATAAACCTATAGATATGCAACAATATTTCATTGATCTTCTTATTAGGATAGATTCTGTATGTATATCTACCTTAGACGCAGATCAAAGAAAGATTGAACTTAGAGAAGTAATATCTCTTTCTATGTTTGACAAGGAAGAGAATATGCCTAGCAATACTCCAGCCGTACAAACAATAAATGTACAAGATTTGGATATTGTAAAGGTGGGCTCGGTATATATCCTTACTCAGGAAAGATATGAGAAGCTACTAAAAGCTGAACAAACATTGTCAAAGATAGAAACAACACTATGTAAATGGAAGAACTAAGTATTTTACTTACTATATTTGTATCTGTAGGACTGTTAACATTCTTTATTTCTACATTGATAGAACAATATTATCATCGGAAATATAAAAGGATACAGATAAAAGATGAAGAATCTATCCATTTTCTCCTAAACTATACTAACATAAAACTAGGATCATATTATACAAATAATAACCTAGAGAGTCTTACAGAAATTGTTAGTATTAAGATATTACACGATGATAATCATGGAGGATATTACATTAAACTAAACGATAGTCATATTGTAGATAAAAATACAATGATGATTATGTAATTTACATGAAATGAATAAAAGACGACAATATCACAAATCAAATTGTGATTCTACAGTACGAGCAATCGTAACAGATGCACTAGGGCGCAAAGTGATCCTAGTTGGAAAGCACGCTTTCGAATGGTCTATTATACTTGAAAAAGAAGGAAGATTAGTAATAACTACTTTTCCTAAAAGAGAACAAGCAGTAGATACATTTAACAAAAAGTACAGGAATAAATGATATGTGTACGTATCCAGTGTATGAAGTGATACACAACTTTTATCTAATTTAATTCTTTTTGGCATATTTCCTCAGCTAGTTACTGCGAGTAAAGGAACTAGTTCGCTACTATCTCATACTAATAGTGAGGAAAAGTATGTGGTAATTCTGTGTAGTTTAAGTGTCTAACACATGGTAGAATTCCCTGCTAAGGGCGAATGCAGGTTCAAATCCTGCCACAGAATCATGTAAAAATCCATTGACGGTTTTATAGAGAGTTTAAGATTCTCCATTTTAATTTAACACAGCTGCTGTATACCTATTGTGAAATACGTATACAGTTTCCCTAGAGTAAAAGCAACCTCATCGTAGCTAACTACAATACTTCATGCATGTTTGGTTAATACACAAAGTTAGCGGGTTCTAGGGTCTAGTAGGTTTAAATTGCCGGGCTGAACGAATGCCAACGGCTACCGAAGCTAATAGCTTTTAAAATAGTAAATATTAACAATAAAAATATCAAATTTTATGGAAGAAAAGATCAAAAAAGCACAAGAAGCAGTATGGTATAATACTGACTGCAAGTTATTAACTAAGGAAGAGTACGAAGAGCTATGCAAGTACAAGGCGTTATACTTAGACTTAAAAGGTTCCTTAGAAGGAATCGTAAAAGATTTCAAGCAAAGCGCATAATACTTGAACTTTTAGAAGGAATTGGTTGGACTATATGGTTATTGATATTACTCATATTATCATGTGGGGATACATTAATCTATCTCTTATATTTAGCGATATCTGTACCAATATTCATTCAAAAAATAAAGTATGACTGTAGAAGCAATGATCGTAACTTGTGTAATAGTATGCATAATACTGTTACTACGGAAAAGGAGGAAAGAGAAGATAAGGGCACAGATACTAAATGATCTATACATTATTGATAGAGATTGTCGTATTATCAAAGGCAATATCATTAATAGTGATTTTATTGGTATTCTAACTAATCTAGCATTTTTAAGAGATTCACTAAAGAAGGAATCATTAAATGATGTGATACCTAAAAGTTTGTTAATGGATATACAAGTTCTATTAAATGCGAACGAAGAGGAGATTAGTTTAGAAGATTTTAGGACAAATGTAGTCAGAATGATTAACGTTGTTCTAATAAGGTTACAAGGTATCTATAAACTTATAATCTACTCTTAATATGGATAGAAGTCTTCCTCATTTCTTACAAAGAATTGGATACCATCCATACGAAATAAGTCCAAAGGATAGGATGTTTTTTTCATTAAAAGATCCTGAATTTGTGTCAGCGTATGGACCAGTATTTGTCGAATGGTTCCCAAAGTATCTAGGACCATCTGTTCCTATATTAGAGGTTAACAGAAGTCGTAATATTATATGGGGATTACACGAAGCGGATCACCATCCGTGCCTAATTTACCCTAGACCAAATATCTTGATAGAAGGTGTATCAGAAGAATACAAAATTACAAATAAATATTCTGATACAATGATGGATAGAATAGCTGCAAAATATTCTCCTGAAGAGATATTTAGAGCGATTAGGAGTAATTTAATATTAATACTGTAAATTTAAATTTAAGTTTTAAATTTACTTTACTCTATTAGTAAGAAAGTAGTTCAATTTCTATGGATTACATAGGGAAAAGGTAGAATAGTTTACAACGAATGACACATATTTTATTTAATAAGCTTGCCTATAAAATAATATGGAACTCTATTAGATAGGTCTTTTGATCTCTATCTGGGCAGCTCTTGAAACTTAAATAAAAAATGTAGAGTAGATGTAAAAAGATATTAAGTTCGAATCTTAATCTTTCTTATTTTTTAACTAAAAACAACATTACAATGATCAGATTAATTATCAAAAAAGGTAACACATGGTTAAGTGTATTCACTCTAGCACAGATCTTTACGAAACATCTGAAGCTAACTCGTTATGATGCTTTAAAGCTTGCATATACGACATTACGTCAGGACGTCGTTGTCCAGAGTAGTACAAACGCAGGTCTATACTACTTTCATGTAGATTTACATCGAAAGAAGTTTAATGCTGAAATCTATGACGTTCATGATTTAGCAGCACAATTAGACCTATTGAAATACGCTCCTTTTCAGTGTGGAATGCACACAAAAGGAGGAAAAGTATTATGGAAAAGTAACCCAAAAGATGACATCTATAAGGAAATAAGAACATAGTTGAATGTATACTTTTCAAAGAACAATTACCTAAATACCGCTGTGAAGTTCTATTTAGTAAAAGACCTATGAAAAGTGAGTTGTCAATCCAGCGTATACTAAGTAGTAGGTCTTTTTAAAAGACTATTCTTAATTATAAGTATATGGAAAACTACGGTTATTATTCTAAAGAGATTAATGAAGACTGTTTTGTAGTATACTATTTTAGTAGACGAGCCAGATCTGTCATTTATCAAACAAGCTCCTTATCAGGAGCTTTGAGTTAACTAACATTATTAACGTTTAAACATTCAATCAAATGAGTGAGAAAGGAGATGGCACCGTAGGTGGTGTCTGGAAGGGAGTAGTATTAGTACTGCTCACAATTGTTACACTATTACTTTTATGTATTGTGTATCAAGGGCTAAAAGGAGAGAATCCTCTTACGAAAGTAAAGGAATCTGTTGGTTTTAGCACAGAAACTGAGGTAGCAATACCTACAGTTCAAGAGAGACTAAACAAGTTCAGTGCTGAAGTAGAAGATACTAAAGCATATGATACTTATCTCTCGTTGCCCATAGTAATAGTAGAAGGTATCCTAAATAAATTAGGACCTGATGCAGACTATAGAGCAATAGTTAACGAGTATTATACCAATAGATCCTATTGGATTAGTACTCAGGTGTCTAATCAAATTAAACCTGTATTAACTGGTCCTGATGCAAAGAATGTTGAAAGGGTCGAAGTGAAAACAGTTTTAAAAGAAGAAACACCGCCAGGGAATGAAGTCTCTCTTACTCCAGCTGATTCAGTAAAGTAAAATTCTTTTTGGTTCAGGAGTATACTTTTTATATGCATTGCCTGTGAAGGTAGTGCATATTTTTACTATTAGATCATCAGAAAATGACAAGCATGTGGGGCGTAAATAGTATTTTTATGCGGGAGAAGAAGAATGGCAATTGTTCCAATTAGTACTGATAATTGCAAATACTATGATCGTGCGGACGTTAAAATCATGCCGTTAATAAGAATTGTACTGGCAATACAATTCTGCTATAACGTAAAATATGTTAGATAGCCGATTATAAGAAGTTTTACGTAAGAGTTTTTTAATATTTATTTTGCAGACGTGAAACTTCACGATGACACTTGTTATTAGTTGCTCATAGTACAATATGAGTTGTTGTTAATCAACAATCGTTCAATCAAAATCTTCTCCGTAGTTGTACATGCGGGGACGTCATCAAATTGTTTAACTAAAAATTATCAAAATGGACAGTAAGATTAATGGAGTAGCAGTTGTAATATTGCCTCCGGGACTTTCTAAAGAGGAAGTTCAAGTGCTATTTTCTAGCATTTTAGGTAAGTTAGAAGCTATTCATCCTGAGTACAAACAAAATGGAGGATTTCTAACTATCTTAGAACCTAACGACCTGTTTAGAGTCGTAAATCCTGTTAATGCTGAAATAGCAACATTAGCAGACAATTTGGTAGTTGAATTCGGTGAACCTGCAGATCCTGTACACTTTGCGACAAAGTTCGTATGTGCTTACTATGGTCCTAAAGACTTAGTAAATCATGACGTTGTCACAACGATAGCATCGATCAAAGAGGGTTCTCCAGAATGGGCTTATTTCGAAAGAAAGAGGCTAAAGTTCCTTATTTTTCAATGTCGCAACATTTTGCAAAACACTTTATGAGCAAGACAAAGAAAGATTCTAAGGATTCAAAGGCTATGCGGAAATACACTCCGCATAAGCCTAAGATGACTCCTTATAAAAGAGAGTCTAAAGCGCAGAGATTTCGTGAGGATAGCTAGTTACCGCCAGTTACTAGTCCTCGAGTCTATAATTCTTAAATGTTAAGATATGGTGGTCATTCCCCTAAAGCATGTTAAACCTAACGCCCTAAGCCCATAAACGGTATGTGAAGATGCATACTACGGGATTGTGTACTTGTACAAATGATAATCTCACAGGAGATTATTAATTATAAGAAGGAGAAGAGGTTCCCTCTGAATAAGAAATAGGAATAAGAGGGCATGCTTATTATTTGAAATTAACACAATTGAGATATGGAAAAAACAAAAGTAAAACAAGTAATTAGAGAAGCATTAGCTAGAGAACCAGCTATAGAATGGTATCTTAAAAGCAAAAAATCTATGGTCACTACGTGACTCTATTAGCACTTGTTATGCATCATCATAGCAATGTTTTACGTTGGAATGAGCATACACTTATCGAGATGGTTAGGAAAACAGTATCAGGAAAAAATCCTTTATACATTCCAATTGTCTTTGGAACTATGAACCGTAGAAAGATTATTTCTAATCATAGTTTGCAAAGAGATACAATTCTAGAACTTTATCAAAATTAATTATTAACATCAAAAAACAAAAGAAAATGGAAACTAAAGACATTATCGCAGAAATCACCGAAGGTAGAAAAGTAAGTGAAGACATCATTAAAGCTGCAAACGAGGACATCCTGAAAGGCCGAGAGGAGAATCTCAAACAAGAGATGATCCGTACTCTGCAAAATTCTGAGTACAAGATCGGTTACTCAAAATTGAGACTGAAGAGAGCTCGTGCGTTTGAGGAAGTAGAAAAAGAACGCTTAACGAAAGTAGGCGAGAATATGAATCGTTTGAAAGCCGGTGGTATCACTCCAGAGGATTGGAAAAAAGAGGATGAGAAGATTGAGAAAGAAGCATCTGATAAACTGCTCGAAAAGAAAGCAGAGTTCAGTGGCTACTTGAAGCAATTGAATCATATCTATACTGATTGCAGCTGGAGTGTTTTGAGAGATAGCTTTGACCGCTATTAATCAACAATTCCGCTCTGAAGAGCTATAAGCCGAAAAGAGTAGTGGGGTATGAATGTAGTAGTATTTCACAACGCAAGAGATATACTTGCATTGCTTAAGATCCATCGAGACAAAAGCAGGAAGGCGAAATTAGCATCAAGACTAAAGAGTACGAGATCCGTTGAGACAGCTAGTCCTACGTACTCATTTTCAGTTTTCTCAGGTTTAGTTAGTAGAGAGCTATAAGCCAATAATAGTTTAGTACAACAGAAAATGACGATCATATGAGTCTCATTGTAGCGTTGGAGTTCATTTCAGTATTAAATGATTTATTACTACTAAAGGAACCAAAAATTAGGGTGTAAGGAGAGAGATCTCCTTACATTCACCATATTCACGATATAAGAACTGTATTGTGTCTTATTAGGCTTATCAATCACTGTTAGGACGAGGGTTCGACCCCCTCCAGCTCCACTAAAAAAATTAGATTATGAATGAAGACATATTAAAGCTTTTTATTGAAAACAATGAAGACGGAGAATATGATAACATTCTCCTAGAGGCTATATTAGTTGACGAAATATTTTCAGACGAAACTACACACTAAAATGGGGCTGCTTGGATTTGACTAGCAATTAGAGAGATAAGATAGGTTCATTGTGTGTTTAAATGGCAATAATTTTGTCACAGACTATACTCAACTAGCAGTTGCGTAAAGTCACGTGCTAACTACGAAAGTGAGGGATATCTATAGTTTAATGGTAGAACACTGATTGTTCAGTAGTGTAGGTTCGAATCCTACTAGATAACAAAAACTATTATACTATGAGTTATATAGCAGTAGACACATTCGGAGACGAGTACATATATCCATTCAAACCTGAAAGAAAAACAGTTAAAAATAAGTTAGGAGAAGAATGGGGATATTGGCAGTCTAATGGATGCTATCATATTGAAGTTCCTAAAGGTACAGCAAGAGCGTTATACAATGCTAACTTAATGGTTGATTGTAGAATACCTCTGTATAAAAGGAACATGAATTGGGGAGATAATCCTATTCAACTTAAATAAAGATTGATTAGTAGTGAAAAATAAAAACAGTATGGATGGCAAAAGTTAGTTTTTCAGGCTACGCAGCCTATGTTAGTGAAAATCTTCCTGAATCTTGGAAAAGAGTTGGGGAGAATCATGGAGTACTTAATCAACTGATAAGTGCAGTTGCTAGGTATTGTTACGAACACCTTTTGACAGGTCGAGAGTTAATTATACACTTGAAAGAGAATACGTTAATTAACGCTGCAGACTTCGAAGAAGAGCCTCAAGGGATAGATTGGTGGATAGACTTAAGTCTAGAAGCTGATATGCTAGAATCACATGGTTGTATTCCTACATTTGCAGAAGATGGTAAAAGTGCCAAGTAAAGTAAAATATGATCTATTTAACGTATCTTCATTTACTCAGGAATTTATATGTGCCGGAGTAAGAGATAATGTTATAGGAATGTATAACTTTCTCAAAGAGAAAGGTGTACAAGTAAAAGACAAACAAGCTGATGATCTTAGAATTAGCAGTAGAAAAAGTGTTGTGTTACTTTGCACTAACTCTAACTCTAGTAACCCATTTGGAATAATCCAATTGAAAGACTGGGGTTGGTGGAACTTCTATCATAATAAGCATAATCGTAGTAGTAAACCATTATATTATACGTATAACTTACCATCACAATGGCATGAAATGCTTAGGGATGGCTGTATATGGAAGGAAATGGAAGTATTTGATAAACCAGAAACGTATGAGGGTAGGAAAACGTATTTATTTCGATAGTCCCCAAGAGAGGAAAGAGTTCTTAGCATTGTTAAGAGATGCACAAGATGTTACAGAGATAGCAACAATTATTGCTAAAACTTACAAAAAAGATCTAATAGAGGCAATGGATATTGCCCGAGTGTATAACGAGTTTATTAGGAAGGAAAATGAAAACGTTGACAACTAGTGGAACTTATTTAGTAACAATCAGTGGACAAGAGTACATAGCAGTAGTAATAGGAAGCGCACCTATGCTACAGGTTGCAAGAGTGTTAAACTTAACAAAGTTCATTGATACTGGAGAGTTAGAAATCAGTACAGAAGCAAAAACTGTATTAACTGAGAAACCGTGCGAATTTAACTTCAGACAGATCGACTTGAACATCATCAGTCCGATGCAGGAAGTAGTACAGATACCAAAGTTACCTTACACACCTAAACAGTACAAAAAATGGTTATCATTATGTGGTGATTTAGATCGTGAAAAGTTACTTACAGATATCATGCTAACAAACCCTAGCATCAGTTACGGTGAAGCTCAAACAATCATTGATCAGTTATGGAGAGACAAAAGGAACATAGTCTCACAGTAAATTATACAGATCTGTGTGATTATCTAAACGACCGTCTAGTCTTACCCTATCTACCTAAAGTAGAAGAAGACTGGAATCTATTTGGCTCGGTCATATCACAGACATATGGGCCAGACGGAGTATTCCCTAAACAATATAGTGATAAAGAATTACTAAAGTGGATTCAACATAAAATCCAAGTAAGGGCATTGTTACTATTTGTACAAAGGAAACTCTTTACACACCTTGCCATGTTACATAATACAAGGGCAACGGATGCAGTTCAGATGCGTATTTTCGTATCTATGCTGAACAAGTTAGGACTACCTAGAATTTATGCTGACGAAATATTTGATAATGTACATCTGCAGTATGACATTAGGAAACCTGTTTTCGAAGATTATTATCTTATGAAGATATTAGGTTTACCTTTTTGTTTTGAATCTAGGCCTTGTCCTTTTTAAGGTGTTAGGGGTTCGACTCCCCTAACATTCACTAAACAAGTTAGTTTGATTATGAAGAGAGAAGATGAAGACCTTCTTATTCAGCAAGCTAAGCTTGGTAAGCAGGATGCTTTTACAGAGCTTTATGATCGGCATCATAAGCTTATTCGATACATTATCTATGATATTGTAAAGAATGAAGACGTAGCAGATGACCTATTATCTGTTACCTTCACAAAAGCATTTAGTAGATTAGAATCTTATGTAAACCCTATTTCATTTGAAATGTGGTTAAAAACTATAGCAATTAATACTGCAATAGATTATATAAGATCTTCTAAGAATGAGAAACAGAATCATTATATAGATTCTGAGGACAATTACATTCAGTTAGACAGTAATGACCTCAGTCCTGAGGAAGTTATTATGAAACAGGAAACTGTTGAACAACTGAAAGTAGCTCTACATAAATTAAGATCTAAATATCGTAATATATTAGAATTACGATATTTCAAAGGCTTAAGTTATGAGGAACTTGCAACTGAGCTTGGCGTGCCAATAGGAACTGTAAAAAGTGACTTAAACAAAGCTAAGAAGAGATTGCGAGAATTTTTTGACAACATTAACAATAACTAACAAATACTTACACATCATGACAGAAGTTGCAATCATCGCAATTATAGTCATCTTAGCTGCAATCGTTATAGGGAAGGCCAACCATAGTAACGATTTAGTTTGGAGACTATTATTCTGTTTTAGTGTTAGCGTATGTGTGTCTATAGGTTTCCTTTACATCTTTAGCAGCAAGCCAAAAGCAAAAGCAGCTAATGTTGAGGTAATTCGTAAGGCAGGAGATTCTACTGACGCCCATGTAGTATGCTTCAACCAGATAGCAATGGCTGAAGTTACCGAACAGGATATTACAGGTCAGGAGTCATTATTATCAGAATGCCTTACATGGGCACCAGTGATGAACGTGTTACCATTGAATAGTTTAAACTATATAATGGAACACATTATCTTTGATGACTCATAGATAGCGATAACACTAACAAAAACAGACAAACGAGAGAATTAGGTACGTTCGTACCAAGTAATTAACATTTAAACACAATCTTTAAAACATTATCAAAATGGCAAAGAATAAAGCAAAGAAAGGAGCTACTGCTCCGAAAGTAGAGACAAAGGCAGCTGAGGAAGTAAAAGTACAAGCTGCTGTAGAAACTAAAGTAGAGGATAAGGCACCGAAGAAGCCTGCACCTCAACCTGATGTACAGCCGAAAGCTGACACAAAGGAACAAAAGAAACCTGATCCGACACCTGCTGCTGCACCTGCAGAAGGAGCAACAGGCGATCAACCAGCTGTAGTTCAACCAGAAGAGGTTAATAACACAGCTATGCCTACGCAAGCAGAGATGTCGGCTGAGGTATTCAAAAATGCAGAATTACAGTCTATTCTCGGTAGTATTTCTCTTACTCCGGAAAGTACTATGGACGCTAACCACATGGTGTTGTTAACTCACGTAGCTACTGAACGGTTCAAAGGGAAAGATCCGAAGAATCCTGTAGTAATAGCAGCTAACGAGATGGTTGATGACCTTACTTGTTACTGTATTGCTGTAGCTGGTATTAACATGGCAATTAACGGCAAGAAACTAGGTATGTCCGTACCTGTTAACGCCTTAGGAGCCTATGTACGAGCTATGGGATACTTTGGCATTGCATTACCGGCAGAGAAGGCTGTTCCGGATCCTAACAAGCCTGATCAGCTCCTAATTCCGTTTGAAGGAGCATCTCCTGAGACTGTTGAGACAGTTAAAGAAGAGATCAAGATGCAAAGAGGCACTAAGCCTACTATGGATCCAGCTTTGTGGAAGAGCGATGAGGACGCTAAGAAAGCGCTTCTCTATATCCTGAGTGACACATTGTCTAAGGATAATCGTTTCTTAGTATCTACCTCTAAGTTACGTATGTACAAGATGCTGTCTGCAGAGAACAAGGAAGAGAAGGCTATGTGGGAATCAGCATCCAATGCAACCATATTTGACAATCTTTTGTCAATTCTTGGTACAGCTAAGTCTACGTTCTTGAATGCAATTGGAGGACAAATTTATTCGTCCGCCGCTACACAGAAGAATCCGATTAAGAGTCATTTAACTCTTAAGCGTAACTTCCCGCAGTTATCTGACGAAGATGCAGCTGAGATCATTAAGATCATAGTAAAGCACAAAGCAGCACAGAACAATCCTAACGAGCCGTTAGAGAATAACATCGCTTGGAACGGCTTGAAAGACGGTAAACGTGAAGACTGCTTATTGTATCCTACTAAGACAACGGATGTAGACAAGGAGATTATGAGACGTCTCCAGAATGTCTATGCAGAACGTTTAGGTAGTCCAGCAGAAGCTGGTTATAACCTCCGTGCCACTAACTTAATTGTTACTATCATGAACTTGTATAAGACTTCTGGACAAATTGCGCAACTTGTCGAGCAGAATTATACGGCTGAGGTAAACAAGGCATTAGAGGCAACGTCTGGTAAAACTGCTCCGCAAGAGGAGAAAAAAGACGAGAAGGAGGCAGAGAAACCGAAAAAATAATCAATCATGAATCGGTTAACTGATTTCCTTTGGTGTGCATTATTTTCGTTTATAGCGATTATAACTGTCATCAAATTGAGCCCAAATGAGGCTAAAGCAGAGCAAAAAATGCCCGAGCTTACAATTCCAAAATTCAATCCTGTAGGTCAGTTTGACCTACAGATTGATTTAAACAAGGGAACCGCAAACGTCACAAGCAGTAACGGAATAGGTAAAGCCAACGTAACAGTAAATCATCCTACGGAGGTAATTGAGGTTCCAAGTAAACCAATTATTAAAAAGGAGGTAAAGTATGAAACAAAAACTGAATATTTGGAGAAAGTAGTACTATTTTCTTTACCAGTACCTACATTTCACGTACCAAGTGTTCAGATTCCTAAAAGCGTAGAGAGATGAAAGCAAAAAATAGTACATTGGATAAATTAGCATTTGTAGGCTTAATTATCTTCTTTATAATGTGTTTATTCTTTGCATGGTGTATAACATAACAGTTAAAGATAAAAGCTGTCGGGTCAAACGACTCCTTACCCGTGGTAAGATGAAGGAGAGTGGTATTGTAGCTGCACACTTAAAAAGCAATAAGGCAGCGTATGTTTTATTTCGATAAGTCTGATCAACTTATGATATTACGTAGACAAAGAATACAGGATGCCGTAGGGATAGTATATATTCTCCAATATATACATCGAGCCAAGAGCATGATAACCTATTATGAAGTTTATTCTTTTACTTCTGAAAAGTTAATAGGAAAATGGGTCAGTGTGCAAAGCCCATAAATCTTGAGAACCGGTTGGTGAAGATTAAAAGACACGATCTAGCGCAGCAGCGACGAAGACAAACATTGCAAGGGGTTACTACATAGTAAAGAGATCCTTAAGTAAGATCAAATGAATCCCCTTAAGAATCCGTAGGCACTATCAAGTGCGGTTTCAAGTAAGGACGAAATGTAGTTTAAAGGCGAACAAGTCCCATCTGTTTGACCTAACTTTAATAGACCGAATAGCGTCCATGACGGGTCCAAACCGTCATTAAACAAATAGCTACCTTTAGTGTTCCACTCTACAGTTGTTACTATTTTTGTAGTATAGTAATAAGGATCTAGACAACATAACATTTGGCTTAGTTATGGATGAGTGTATGAAGAAAGGGTATTTAAAATCAAGAAACTGGTAGGATATACTAAAAGCTGAGTGGCTATGGCCCATATATAATAATAGAAGAGGTAACGGACTTCTATAATTACTTATGACAGGTTATCCGGAGCAGATGCCAAGTCTGTGCTTGCAAGAGCTTATAGAGATGTTCACTAGCGTAGAAAACTAGTTAAAATAGTCTTTATAAGGGGGTACTTCAGGTGCTGGGTATTAACTACGTAGGAGTGATACTACGTCTTTTAAGATACGCTCTAAAGGATCAGGACAGGTACGATTTTAAATAAAACTGACCGAGTTTTATGTTCAATACTAAAATCAGTATAGAGTTATGTCAGTATAAGTCATGGAAACGAACATACGCAGGAGAATAGTGGCGAAAAGACTACCTCAACCCCTAGAGACACCGTGGCGAAGTGTATAGGGTTCGTATAAAAAGAGAAACTCACCGCTCTGGTAAACTAAAGGTGTGAGTAAGTTTAGTTAAAGCTTTCTTTAATAGATATAACGAAAGTAGGGCTTTTTATAGTCAAGGAGCTAAATTCAAGACTAATAAAATAGTGTAATAGTAAGGGAGTATTAATAGTGCGGCTTACAATATCCTTTTGTAAGTATAAATGAACCACTTATAGTATTTGTTTACTCTGGGAAGGAATTCCTATCACTGGCTCGAGAGTTAACGAGACTCTTAAACAAAAGCGGAAATAACATGTCTAACTATCGTAGGTTCAACAACCGAATAACAAATTTGTGGATGTCCTCGCTAGGGAAACTGAATGCGACCACAACTTGGCGAATGCGATTGCTTAGTAGTATCAGGGTATAATACGCAATATTATATGTTCGAGAGAAAGCGTCTCATTGAAGCTTGTAAATCTTTAAGAGTGAACGAAAGTGAACTATTACTTATAGACCTATTTATAAGCGAGAGTAAATGAGAAGAGGTGAAAGTCCTCGATCTTCATCCAAGTAAAATAAACAAAATCCTAGCCAAGGTTACGTTGGTAGCTCTGTACTTAGTAATAAGTATATCTAGCGTAAGAGGTAGGCGTTAGTGAATAACTATATGAGACCTATAAGTTATTACAAATAACAAAGACAAAGATGGCAATTCCTTTGATCGCCTTGCAGTTTTAGCAACGTTTCTGTAAAAACGACCGGACATAACTACTTGCCCGATAAGACAGTTTTAATCATTAGTAAAGTTTATATGAATCTAGATAGGTCAATCTATACTAGTTCTATCCCTAGGATATAGTCTTGCTAACTTATTTACTTTACTATTTTTATCTGAGTAACCAGAAAAAACGTGTTGATTATTACGGATCTTCTGTAATAGAGATTACAGAATATAGTATAGCTTGGAATCAGAACCTAGAATACTCATCGATGAGTTTCATTAGCTCTGGTCACAATGCAGTATGCGGTTCCAAAGTAAGATATGACTCAGTAAACTTATAAACCTGTCTCGTTTATAAGGAGTATACCGCAATAGCGAATTATCAAGAACGGAATTATTTTGCTTATCATATAAATTAAAGTAAAAACATATTTGCATCTTTCCTTGCATAACTTGAATGTTACACGACCGTGGTTTTTAACCTATCTGATATAAGATGATGATAAATCGTGACGAAACGCATAGGGGAAGGTGTGAGAAAAACTTTCATTAATTATTAACTTATCAAAAGGAGGAATTTAAAAATGGCAAATGTAAATTATAATTTAGTAGTAGCATCTCAATTAGGTGCATTGTTAGGTATGAACTTGATCCGGATTAAGCGGACTAATGTGGATGCAGATTATTCAAACAAAGAGCGGGAAGGCAAGCAGCGGCTTGCAAATCCTATTTGGTTACATGGCGTAGAACGCATTCGCATCCGACAGGCAGAGCTTGTTGATGTAGGTGACGGTAAAATGGTAGTACAGTTTAACCGTGATCCTAAGCTTCAGCTTGATTTAGCAGGAGCTAAAGACATTAGTGATATTATTAAGAAACCGACAGTTCAGGAAGTAGTCTCCGCAATCGCAAGCGAGTCTACGGGTTTGCCTCAGTTCTTTACTGATGACAAAACTGCAACTGAGTTAACTATTTCATTCAACGAGCGGTCACGGAAGGAGATTAGCTCTATGATGGAAACGTTGTCTCGTCAGGCACAGGCATTAGCTGATGCTAATCGTGCTATGGAAGATTCGTGCAGATTGAACATGGCCCAATATGGTCAGTCTGTAAACTTTCAAAGCGTTAACATTGATTGAAGATGGAAAATCTCAGCAGATCCTCTAGATTAAATCTAGAACGAATCCTAGCTGATGAAGATATATTCAATTCCTTTTTGTTTAATGGCAAAAAGCCCGGAACTAGAAGTCTAAAAGACGATGGTTCCTTTGTCATTGGTGCGACTTGTTTTGAATGGTGGAATCACTTCATAGGTTGTGAAAAGAAGTTAAGTTTCCACGATTTAGTAGTGCATCTGATAAACTTCATGGCTGGAAACGGCAAAAATAGAAATGATTTCGCATTAGACGGTCTATATCAGGATTTTGTTAACTTTACACTTAAGCAAGATGATAAGAATCGGATGGTAGATATTCTTCTCACAGCTTATTTGTATGGTTATAAAGAAATCCAAAAGGAGGGGAAGGTTCCTTCTGAACAAACGATATTAGCAGCTGTTACTAAACAAGTGCGAAATCCTGATGGTGTAGCTGTACTCACAGCTAATGGTCCAGTCTTTTTAGGTAAAGACTTAAAATTCTACGAAATTGAGTAAGATATTGTACGTTGCTTTGAATTAGGAAGGTATAATAGTGATAGTAAATATACTTATTCTTTTAAAAAATAAAGTATAAAGACTCAGGAAGGTTAGAGTCTTTAATGGTCACGATGTGGTATCTATAATAAGATACTAAGTTACGGAAAGCTCTGAGAATAAGAAAGAGATGTTACATCGATGTAAACGTGACCGCTCGTTTCTACATATTGGACGCATTATCAAAATGTTCTCCCGATATAAATTATTAACTAAAAAATTTATATATGGTAAAAAATTATAATGAACTGAAAGATATTGCTAAGAAGTTAATGTTAGAGAATAATTATGACATTAAGGAGGATGAACTTATTTATGTTACAAATACAGATATTGCAGATTATTACGAGAAGATTGCTTCACGGGATAAAACTGTATTATCAGAAGTGTATGGAACTGATGAGTTACCGCTTATGCACAGTTGTATCACTCGAGCAGAGTCTAGTACTAAGAAACTTGAAATGGACGAGTATGATTATAATAATCATTTAATATCTGGAGTAAAAGCATGTTATGTTGACGATAAGGTATTTTATTATGTAGTATGCCCGTCGCCAACAGATCAAGATGAAAGTCTACGCATGTATGTATATACTCGAGATATTTATAATTACCTGTGTAAAACTGCATTAAAGGATGAACTTGAAGTAAAAACAAATGTACCAAAGTCAGGTATCTACCGAGCACAAGCAGTAGAAACCCGATATGGAACTTACATGCGTTATAAAGAGATTACTGATATTCAAAGTAATCCAGCTATTCATCAATGTAAAGAAGAACTTATTAAAGGTCTTGACTTCTTCTTTGACAATGTTGAAATGTTTTCAAAGTTCAACCAGAAACCGTTACGTAAATTCTTATTATGCGGTGAACCGGGTACGGGTAAAACTTCTATTTGTTATGATGTAGCTAAAAAATATTCTAAGGATTCTCCAGTAGTATTCGTTACAGATTTTCAATCTATGGCAATGCATATTCAAGAATGCAGCCGTATTAATCGACGTACTGTTGTAGTATTTGAAGACTGTGAAGCAACATTAAGCAGTCGTAATAATTCTGCTATTCTTAACTTCCTAGATGGTATTGACCGTCCGAATATCGAGAACGGTGCTGTAGTTATGATGACAACAAATCATCCTGAACGAATTGAAGCACGTATCTCTAAGCGTCCGGGTCGAATTGACAAGATTTTCCATATTAATGCGTTGGATGGAAAATATGCATATGATGTATTTAACTTGTATTTCGGCGACTTTATGAAAGAAAACAAGTTCGATGCCACGACTGATACAGCTCGTGAGGCTATCGAAATTATTGCAAATGGTATGACTGGTGCACAGATTAAAGAGTTATTTAACTCTTATGTTTGTTACATGGTTTCTGAAGGTAAAGAGTTTAATTTGACGGATATTTTCGATACTAAGGTTAAATTGTTTGAATCATTTAATCAGATAGACGAAACTAATAATTCGTTGACATCAAACTTTGAAAACGCTCAAGCAGAACTTTATAAGATTCTGCGATCATAAAAGCTACGGGGCATTAGGTTGCCCCATAGTTACACTGGGAGTTGATGCGAAATCGAATAGTATTAATCATTTAAAATCAATTCGTATGACAACATCAACTGAGATTATAGAAAAACGTGATAAGTTATCTGCAGATATAACTCGAACTTGGAACATCATTAAAATGGAAAATGTAGTTTTCCGTGGGTTTAAGCGTAATTACGATATGAAAGTACTACTAGATAGTATCTTTGATAAGTGTAAAGAGCGTATTGAGATTAAGCTACAATCTCTAGCATTAAACCTCGGATTTACAGACATTAATGATCTTCCAGAAGATTCAATCTATCCTACTATCTTCGCTGTAGGCGAGCTTAAAGAGATTAAGAAACAGTTATCTCATGTTCCTACTCTGGATCCTGAGATAATTAAGAAAGTAGGAAAGAAACGCATGAAGAAGACAGAGGTACTGACTCGAGGGTTTATTAAGAATCTGTCTGAGGCACTTACGATAAAGATCAATACTCTTAACAAAGAGTTATTAGATTACAATGCTGTTCATTCGCTTGAGAACACTGAGCGTAAGAATGCTAAAGTAATTGATATGTCTTTTAGTAAAGCAAAAGCTGCAGCGTAAAGAAATTAGTGTAATAGTTTAATGGTAGAACGTAACATTTTTGTTAAAGTGAGAGTTCGAATCTCTCTTACACACTCCGTTACAAATTAACATTGTAAATTTATCAAAAATTTAAAGAAATGAAAACAACAATATCAAACAAAGAGAAGACAGCAGCTCTTAAGAAAGAAGCTGCAGAGAAAGGTTTAACTTTCAAAGAAGTAGTCAAACTACACCGTAAGGAAAATCACAAGGAACATAGAGTAAAAATAATCTCTAACGAACAGCGCTTAGTATTACATCGCAAACGCAAACTAGCTGGTGAGTTTGCTGTAGTAAAGAAACACGAAGCAGCTGAAACACGTTTTGAGCGTATCCTTAACGAGAAGATTGAAAATCTGAATCAGTTCCGTAAACATTCCGGAAAATCTATGTCAGATGAGCAATACGAATCTGCAAAAGCATCGCTTGAAAGCAGTTCTAAACGAGAGCAACGTTTAATAGATAAACGTATTAACAGGAAACAACGTATCGAAAATCAGAAAGCTCGACAGACTGAGGAAGTCATGAAGCAGATTAAGCACTTCCTCGAGTCGGAAAGTAAGCGTAAAGCTAAGAAAGAGGAGAAACGGTCTAAGTATGCCGGAAAGAAAAAGAAGGTACCTCCTCGTAAGTTAGAACCTAAAGAAAAGGTTGTAACATATCCTTACTATATTAGTGTTAATATATTTAAGGACAAAACGCACAAAGAGCGTATAGATTTGGATCCCATAGGAATGAACATTTCTCAGGATTCATTACATAAGTGGATGAATCACTATCATAGAATGTATAGTGATCTCTACAAGGATGACTACGTAGGAACGTTTGTATATAACAGTCCGACGTTAGATCATTGCATTCTTGAGTCAATTAACAGTAAATATTATAATATTGATGGTTACTTGACAAGCCGCATAGCTTCTCAAAGAGCAGCTGCAGCGGCATAAAAAGTGCGTCGAAAGACGCACATAAGGAAGAGTAATAGCCTGATAAACTATACTAGGTACTATATCGATGCAGTATAGGGCAGTTCGATTCTGCACTCTTCCACAAGATTAAAACCACAACCATGAAAATTAGAAACAAGACAGTATTAGTATATGATATTGAGGTATTTCAAAATATCTTTCATTGTGCTGTGAAGAATACTGAAACTAACGAAATTCATTTATTTGAAATATCTAGTAGAAAAAATCAACTAGAAGAGTTAGTTAAGTTTTTCAAACAGTTTAATAATACAGAAGGATCATGGAACCAATCTTATACTACAGATTATCAATTTAATACAGATATAATATTTGCAGGTTATAATAATATTCATTATGATAATCCTATAGTAAACTATATGATAGATTACTATGAAAAGCTTATAGTACATCCGTATTGGAGAATTTGTAGTTCTATTTATAATTTCAGTAAAGTTATTGTAAATAGTAAAGAAGGTGAAGAAGGGTTATGGAAAGAATGGAAGTATCAACAATGGTTTGAATCATTTGATATTCTAACTATGTTATATTCTACACAGTTACGAGTAGGCTTGAAAGAGATGCAAGTAACTATGCAATATCCAAATGTACAAGAATTTGTATATGATTGGAGTAAACCATTACCAGAATCCTTATTTGATGAAATGATTCAATATAATATAAATGATGTTGAGTCAACTTCTGAGTTATTAAACAGATGCAAGAAAGATATAGATCTTCGAGTTGCTATTGAAGATGAATATGGTGTAAGAGTCCTAAGTAAAGATGGTGTGAATATTGGAATGAAAATTATCACACAGAAATACCTAGAAAAGACAGGACAAAGTTGGTGGCAGATACGTAATTTACGTTCACCAATGAGCTTAATTCCATTGAAAGATGTTATACTACCTTTTGTTAAATATAAGTCTCCTATCCTAAATAAAATGCTTGAAGAAATGAAAAAACAAGTAGTTTCTCCGGGTAGAAAAGGTTATGAGTATAAATTTATATTTAACAATCTACGATATTCTGTAGGAGTAGGTGGTATTCATTCGGTGAATGATCCTGAGATTATTATACCCAAAGAAGATGAAATGCTTATAGATATAGACGTCGCTTCTCTATATCCAAGTATGCTAATACAATATAAGTTTTATCCTAAACATTTAGGACCAGAGTTCCTAGAAGTCTATTCTCAAATTAGAACAGAAAGACTAGAAGCAAAAAGAAATGGGAACAAAGTGAAAAATGAAACTTTGAAACTTGCGTTAAATGGTTTAAGTGGTAATTTACAAAATGAACATAATTTTTGTTATAGTCCATTTGCAGTAATGCAAATCCGTATTAACGGACAATTACTATTACTAATGTTAGCGGAATCCTTATCTGAATTAGGATGTAGAATAGTACAAGCGAACACTGATGGTTTATTTGTCCTCTTAAAGAAGGATAAATATCAACAAGTAAAACAAGCATGTACTGAATGGGAACAACTAACTAAACTCGAATTAGAAGAGGAACGTTTTGAAGCTATGTATCAATTTGCGATTAATGATTATATTGCAATTAAAGAAGGATACAAAGAAACTAAAGATAGTAAACTTATCAAGAAAAAAGGTATGTTTATTACTGATGTCTTACTTGGGAAAGGTCTTAATCCTAAGATCATACCAGAAGCAGTTATTAAGTATTTTGCAGATGGAATTCCAGTGAAAGATACTATAATGAATTGTAAAGACATTCGTAAGTTTCTACAAGCAGAAAAAACAGGTAAGCAATGGACTGTAGAATACAATGGAGAAATACAACAGAGAGTTAATAGATTCTATGTTAGTACTGATGGTTTGTATCTTTGGAAATGGAAATCTGAAAATGGTATTAAAGAATACCAGAGTATGTTGAAAGGGTATGGTGTAACTATACACAATAAATTTACTCCAGATAAACCTATTGAAGATTATAATATTAACTATCACTATTATATCCTACAAGCTACAAAGATTATTAATCAGTTAAAGCCACAACAGTTAAGTCTATGGGACTTTTCATAAAATATCACAGATTATCATACTCTAAGACATAGACTTCTTTTAACGAAAGGAGAAGTGTATGATATTAGAACTAGATACAGAACTGCTCAGTAAAATTGAGCATTTGACTATTAATCAGCTAGTATTTTTAAATCTTGTATTAGGCAATAATCAAGCTAATATCAAAGATGTCCTGTCACTTATCAGTCTGGTGAACGAGACAGAAATACAAGATTTAATTGATCAAGGCTACATAGAAAAAAAGGTTTCAGACAAAGCAGTAGTTTATCTTCCGACTGAAACTTTAACATCGCTTATCGAAAGAAAAGTTACGATGTTTGATGAATTCTATGAAGCATATCCGCAGGTTGTCATTAGACCAGATGGTACAAAGAGCTTCTTACGAGCCAATAAGAACAATTGTAGAAAGCGTTATAACGCTATCGTAGGCAAGAGTAGAGCAGCTCATGAGCATTTAATGGAATGTTTAAAATTCCAGCAGAATGAACTAGTAATGACTGGTCGTATGGGTTATATGAAAACAATGTGGAAATGGCTTACCCAATGTGAATGGGAAGCACTTGACGAGCAAATGAAATGCAGTGTTGAACAAAATGAACAAACATCTTATGGAACAACACTTATATAAGCCACTACCATTCAAGCATATTTCTGAAGTAACAGAAGAAGCTTTAGAGTATATTGATATGCGTAGGAAACATGAAATTGAACCACTTAGAACAAGGTGGAAGAAATTCAATAGATTGTGTAATGGTGGCATAGAACAAGGTTGCATCTATACAATAGTAGGTGCCTCTGGATCAGGTAAGTCTTCATTTGCAAATATGTTAGAAACTGATTTAATTAGTCTAAATCCTAATAAGAATGTTATAGTATTATCTTTTTCATTTGAAATGTTATCAAGTAGACAAGTAGGTCGAAAAATAAGCAGTTCAATGCGAAAGACTACTGCAGAATTATATAGTTCTGAATTTGATCTTCGTGATGAAGAATTTCAGAAGATACAGGAAGAAGCACAACAGATTGCTAAATTTCCTATATACTATGTAGATTCTGCAGCTACAGTCGATCAGATTAAAGATACGATACAGTATTTTCAAGACACTCTTGCTAAAGATAAATGGTTAGTAGTAATGTTAGACCATACACTGCTAGTAAGAGGAAGAAGTGATGAAAGTGCTTTAAATATTATTAGAGATTTACAGAACTGTTTTATAAATGCAAAAAAAGTAGGTTGCACAAGTATAATTCAGCTCTCACAAATGAACAGGAACATAGAGTCTCCTGATCGAATCAATAACCCAACATGTCATTATCCAATGCGTAGTGACATTTCTTCCGCTGATGCTATCTTTCAAGGAAGTGATGTTGTACTTGTAATCGCCCGCCCAGAAACGTTAGGCTTTGCAGTGTACGGACCCCATCGACTCCCAGTACAAAACAAGATATATCTCCATATTCTAAAGAATAGGGAAGGACAATTAGCAATTCTTGATTTCGAAAATGATCTAGCACACAACAATATTATCGAAATTGAAAGAGGCATGGAACTAAACCCTACTTAGTTCACAATTAAAAAAAGACTGATATGAAAGATTATATATTCTCTTTTGGTAAATCCAACAACAATTCTTCTTACTTTGGAACAACAACAGGTAATAATTCTGTAAGTAGTTATACGCAAAGCTTGTTTAACAAAGCAATGGGTTTAACTCCGTATTACCAGACTCCGTGTCGGAGTTCATATAATAGTTCGACTCCTTTTTATCTTCTTCCTTTTGCTGTAGAGAAGAAAAAGAGTCCGTTGTTCGATAGTAATTATCGCTATAAGAAGATTCAGCGTGATCTTGACGTATATGAGGCTTGGAAGAATGCTGTAAATCGAATGAATGCATATCGTAATTATTATGGTAATGATAGTTATGAGGCGTTGATTAATGGTATTCCGGCTAATTTCTTTAGTGATTTTGTACAGATTGGAGATACTGTTATTCCGTTTAATGCAAACCGTAGCTTTTTTAACAGTTTGACTTCGGAGAGAAAAACAACAATTCTTAGTGTATCTATTACTATTATCGAAATTTTTGTGATCGAGTAATTTTAAAATAACATATACTTACTATTTCAGTATTTACAAATCTTATCATAGCGTATCAAATCACAGTAAGTTAATATCTATTCATTATGATAGTATTACCTACTGAAAAAGTTAAAGCCAAAGTAAAGAATCCAAGATTCTTAATACTATTTGGTAAACCAAAATCGGGCAAAACTACTATAGCAAGTCAATTAGATTCAAATTTAATCATTGACTTAGAGGGAGGAGCTGAGTTTTTAGATTCTCTCTGTGTTCAAGCTAGAAACGTAAACGACTTAGGCGAAATTGCTGCGGCTATTCGTCAAAAGAATAAAGAATGTAATGGCTTCTTCTATAAGCATATAACTATTGATAATGCAACAAGATTAGAAGAAATAACGTTAAGTTATGCTCTAACTCTTTATCAACAGACTCCAATGGGTAAATCCTATAGAGGAGATGTTCGAATGTTACCTAATGGTGCTGGATGGTTTTATATCAGACAGGCTGTTAGAAAAGTTATCGATATGTTTAGAGAGTTGTGTGAAGAATTTATTTTAGTAGGTCATACTAAAGATAAATTAGTCAATAAGGATGGTGAAGAACTATCTGAAATGCAGCTTGACCTTGCTGGAAGACTTAGTGATATTATCTGTGGAGAAGCAGATGCTATAGGCTATGTCTATAGGAAGAAAAACCAGACATTGATTTCGTTTCAAGGTGGAGAAAACAATATAGTAGAAGCGAGAGCACCTCATCTTAGAGGTCAGAAAGTTGTTATTGCTGAAAGTGATAACGAAGGTAAGTTAGTTACCTATTGGGATAGAATTTATTTGCCTAATAATGATTAAAATATACGTATATGTACAGTTCTAGCAGAGCAAAAAAGATTGTAAAAAACGATGTAGCATTTTTAAGTGCAGGTATTCATGATAATGTCCATTTGATTGGAATTAGATATGAAACCTCAATTCAAGATAACAGTTTTATCGAATTTAAATTCGAAAAAGAAGGTAGGATTATGACTCATACTGAGTGGGAACCAAGAAAGAAAACAGCTTTTGGCGAACTTACTCAGGAGGAATTTGAGTTAAAATGTGATAAGCAATTCTCTCGTGTAGAGCAGATTTTGAAATGTTTCTATGACGAGGATAAGTTGCAATTTGAAGGTGAAAGCTTCAAAGAGTATGCTAAATGGGTAGTAGGGCTTTTGTCTGCAGATAACATTAAGGATAAAGCCTTAAGAGTAAAAGTTGTCTATAATGATAAAGGTTATACCACACTTCCAAAGTATGCGAAATATACATTTATCGAGCCTATGTCTACAGTAGATGCTGGCGGATCAATGATTACTAAGTTAGGAATTGATTTGTTTGAAAAACCGATTGTAGCTGATGTCGAGAAACAAAATGCTAATCCATTCCAAGTAGTAAATGGTACATTAGAAAGTGTTGACGTTACAACAAGTAACGATAGTGAGGATGATTTGCCTTTCTAAAAAAGGTAGAACATTATATAACCTATTAAATTGGAGAGGGAGAGTAACTTTTGTTACCCTCCCTTTTTATTAACCTCAAAAAAATAGTTTATTATGTTAGACATTCAAGAGATAGAATCAAAGTTAACAGACTTAAAATATTCAGTAAAAAATGGTGAGATTAGTGGTAATGCGAAGGGACACGATGACTTAGAGCATCCGTTTTTGCAAATGATGCAACAGTTTATTAAAGACGGCAAACAAACTGAGTTTGAAAAAATGTTCAAGCAAGCATCTGAAAAGATGTTGAATAGTGAAGGGTCTGAGTCTAGCAGTAGCATTGGAGACAATCTTACTACTAAAACGAAACCAAAAGATCTAGAGGTTGGTGATGAGTTTTTTGGTAGTATTATTACTACTGTCAAAGACGAAAACGGTAAAAACAAACGTACAAAACCGATAGATTTTTGGAAAGTCATAGAGAAGGATACTCGCTTTGGAACTAAATATACGGTTACAAATAATAAAGGCGAGAAGTTCAAAACATCTGCTTCTGGAATTACTATGCGTAAGGCTAGTGAGTTTCAGGATAAACTTCGTAAAGAGCTTGAAAAACTTAAACAGAAGTTAGACGAAGAGAAGAAACGACTAGCTGAAGAAGCTAAGTATGTAGATATATCCAAAATGAATCCAGAGGATCAATTAAAGAAAATTATTGAGGCTGGTATGCGAAACATTTGGATGGTAGGTCCTGCAGGATGTGGTAAATCTACTATGGCTCGTAATGTTGCAAACGAACTTAATGTTCCATACTTATGTATTTCTTGTGGTATTGGTACTTCTGCGACAGAGTTCGTAGGTTATAAGTATCCTACTCGAGAATCTACTAAGTTTGCAGAATATTATGCTAAGCCATCTGTTATCTTGATTGATGAGATGACTGCATTAGACCCCGCAGTAGGTCAAGTATTAAATGCTGCTCTTGCTAACGGTGAGATTGAGACTACTACTGGTTTAGTATGTCGTCACCCCGAGTGTATCATCATTGCTACTTCTAATACGTTTGGCAATGGTGCGAGTCGACAGTATGTGGCTAACAATCAATTAGACGCATCTACTATTGACCGATTCACCGGTGGCATTATAGAAGTTAACTATTCTGTAGATTACGAAAGTCAGTATGACACTGATGTAGTAAAATACGTATGGAAACTTCGTGAGATAATCAAAGAGTGTAATCTGCGCCGAGTTGCATCTACGCGTATGATTCAGTCTGGACACCTTATGAAGAAGGCTTATTTTAAGAATTGGAAAGAAATGTTGATTACTAACTGGACTGATTCTGAAAAGGAAATGGTCAACAAAGAGTTAGATTTTTCAACTCGTTTTCTACAAACAACTGAAAGTAAATCCGAAATTAAAAAGGCAGCGTGACATGGGTAAAAAACTGGAGACACATTTTGATAATCTCGATAAATTTTACACTGAGTGTGAAGTTCAAGAAGATACAGGTAGTCCTGATAAGTATAAGGAGATTTCTAGAGTAGACGATCCTAAATGGGTAGGACTAACTAAGGAAGAGATTCAAAAATCTAAATACTTTTATAAAGAAGGTTTAGATGAACTTGAAAAGTTAGATGAAGATCTGATATTTGGAGGATCAAAGACTAACTACAAGTATGATGAGAATGATGGAGACGATATGAATTACGATAGATTTATCGAAGGATTACCATCTCTTAGGAAAAGACAAAGAACTGGAGGAGATAAAAATGGTAAGTTCATTAAACTACATGTAGGAATATGTGAATGTTGTGCAATATCTGCAAAAGATATGCTTTATAAATCTTATACCGCTTTAAAGCTTGCAGATTTCTTAGAATCTCAAGGTTATCGTGTACAGATTTCAACATTTGCTGAAGTAGAGGCGTTAGGTTCTTATAAAGGAGAGCGAATCGATTATCTATTAGTAGAAGTAGTATTTAAACGATTTGAAGATCCTTTAATACTACCTACTATGCTTACATGTGTATCTCCTTGGTTTTTCAGATATCATATGTTCAGATTTTGGACTGCTAAATTTAAATGTGGCTGGGGCTTAGGTCATGTTCCTAGACAAACTAGGAAAAGTACTAAATCTGATATTTATATCTCTTCAGGAGAGTGCCTGTGCGAAGAAGGCGCTAAAGAAAAAATTGAAGAAATTAAAAAACTTTTTGACACTGATCATGGGGATGAGGAATAGGTATTATCGCACGTAAGTGGATGTACTGTCTGGTAAAGAAATACAAAGTCTGAAAAGGACGACAGAATACCTAGATTGGAGCTAGTTAATATATACTAGCATGGGGGTTCGAATCCCCCTCTCACACAAAAAGAGAGTAAGCACATATATCTTCAAGTAGGCGGGCTGCTTTGCAGTCGGCGTACGGTGGGTGGAGGTAGAAGCAGATGTGTGAATAGCCCGGTATTTTACCTAAGGAGAGGTGCAAGTCCTCTACTCTCACTAAAATTGCTATATTATGTACGACTCTAAGAGAATTAAAAAAGAGGATCCTATTACTTTAGATTATATTCTATCTAGAGTAACAGAGTATGACATATATGCACGTTACATAGGACAATTTAAAATAGGTTATATTTATAATAGTCCATTTAGAGAAGATAAAAATCCTTCATTTGGAATATTTAGAAGTAGGAAAACAGGTAAACTCTTATTTAAAGATCATGGTAATGGTCTTTGTGGAGACGTAATTAGATTTGTACAAGAATATACTGGTATAACTAATTATGACAAACTACTGAAACAGATTGTAAAAGATCTGAACATAAAAAATAATACTGTTTTAAAAAGTACTAAAGCATATGAAAAGTCTGAAGAAACCGTAATTGGAGTAGTAAGACAAGAATTCACTAATGTTGATAAAGCATTTTGGCAACAGTTTGGTATTACTCTAGATACATTAAAGAAATATAACGTAAGTAGTATTAAATACTATTTATGTGATGGAATTGTAAAGGGTATTTATAAGGATGAAAGTCCAATGTATGCATATAAGGTTTATGATAAGTTTAAAATTTATAGACCTCTAGCTGATAAGTACACTAAATGGCGTAATAATCTTACTGAATATGATATTCAAGGGTTAGAACAACTTCCTGAAAAAGGCGAACTATTAATTATAACTAAGTCTCTCAAAGATGTTATGTGTTTGAAAGAAATGGGTTATAATGCAATATCTCCATCATCAGAGAGTACATTTATTCCAGATAATATTCTAGATATACTAAAAAAGCGTTTTAAACGCATTTTAGTATGTTTTGATAGAGATCCTGCAGGAGTCAAAAATATGCGTAAGATAAGCAAGAAAACAGGCTTAAATGGATTCTTAGTGCATAAGAAATTCCAAAGTAAAGATATTAGTGATGCCGTTAAGAATAACGGCTTTGAAGTTATTAAAAACTGGTTAAATAAGACATTATGAAAGTATTAAAAAATATTTGGAAAGGTATTCGGTTTGGTATTGGTATGATATTTACTGTCCCGTTCCTTATTAGTATGTTTTGTACATACTTGTTTGGTATTGCTGTAGCTGTATTTGATTATTCTATCATTGATAAAATCAGTGAAAAATTAAGTATAGTTAAAAATAATAATACTGAACTTACTGATGAGGAAATGCTAAATGCTAAACGGGAGTTAGAAACCTTGATTGTAGAACTTGAGAAATTAAAGGAGACACTTAATGATCGAGTTGCTTAGTACTACAATTACTGTCAATTTAGTAGCTTTAATATCCTTTATTGTTTTATGTTGTACTATTAGCAACATACTCAATCTTATTTCGTTTAAGAAATTATTAAAACAAATCTTAGATGAAAAAGAAAAAGAGTCAAAACAAGAAAGTGATAAATGCGACTCCAACTGTCTTCGATAATATTAATTTCCGAAGTAAGTTAGAAGTATATACATATAAAGCACTAAAAGAAAATAAACTGAAAGCTGAGTACGAGCCTATAAAGTTTGAGCTAGTCCCTAGTTTTCAGTTTAAAGATAAAAAGATACGACCTATGACATATACTCCAGATTTTGTAGGTAATAACTTTATAATTGAAGCAAAAGGTAGACCTAATGATGTCTTTCCTTATAAGTGGAAATTATTTCAGTATAACTTAGTTAAATCAGGTTTAGATGAACAATACAATTTGTTTATTGTTCATAATCATAAGGAAGTAGATGAATGTATTAAACAAATAAAACAGTTAACTGATGGAAAATAAAAACGTATTAGAAGAATATGATCTGATTGTTGATCTAGGTCCAGTAAAGGACGAGGAAGAATCAGAAAATGTAGAAGAATAATATGGATTTAAGTATACCTTACTATGATGACAATTCTCGTATATCTAATAGTAATTTAGGGCAATTCTTAAAGAAAGGTCCAAGATATCTAAAAGATATGCTAGAAGGAAACGCTGAAGGTCTTAAAGCTAGTTATTTAGATAAAGGAACAATGATACATATGTATATTCTTCAACCTGAAGAATTTTGGGTACATTATCGAATACTAGACTTTGAAACTCCAAGTAGTAAACAACAGCAGTTATTTGCTGACAAACTAGTTGGTACTGTAGAAATTGACCCAGATTTAGCCCTTATAAAGGCTTATTCTGATGCCTATAGTACAAAAGGTAAGAGTGAAGAAAAAATACTCTCAGAAGCCAAGGAAATGGCTAAAAAGCTAGAAAACTACATAGAGTATCTTAAGACTGAACGGCAAACTGAGTTGAAATCTATTTCGTTTGCTGATCTGAATATGTTAAAAACTATTAAGCAAAACATTCAGGATCATAAGAAAGCAAATGAATTATTATATAAACAACCGCAAACCTGCGAACAAAATAACGAGTTCCACATAAATTGGGAATTTCCAAAAGCTTACGAAAACTATCATTTATCTTGTAAGTCTTTGCTAGACAGGCTAATGATAGATCACACTCTAAAGAAGATTACATTAGTAGATTTAAAAACTACTGCTGATGTATGGAATTTTGAACATTCTATCGAAGAGTATGATTATAGAAGGCAATTAGCTTACTATTGGTTAGCTATTCATTGGTACTTTAAGTACGAACTGAATATAGATATAGATGAATATACAAAAGAAACCTATATCATTGCTATCCAAAGTAATAATGGATATGAAGTTAGAGTTATTAACTTTACTCCAGAATGTATAGAAGAAAGACTTACAATAATATCAGAAACTATCAGAAGAATATGCTGGCATAAACAAAACGATTTATGGGACCACTCTAGAGAGTATTACGATGGAGATGGATCAGAAGTATATGATGGAAATGATAGTATCTCTATTCTTTAATGAATGTTATTCTAATATTGTATTAAAGAAATTATCTACCTATTTTATAAAAGAAAACCTGCACATAAGTTATGCAGGTTTATCATATACTGAATATATAAATTTATGTAAATTATATAAACAGCATAATTTATATTTAGGTCACTATAGATATAAAGGAGATATAGATTATCATACCATCTTCATATTTAAAATAAATCCGAAGCATGATAGACTGATATATGCAATAAAGAATAGATATTATCATCTATTACCTCTTAAAGTAAAAGAGCATATTACTCAGTTTACTAATAAGAATGCATTTATTAGTTCAAGTGCTAGAATAAATGATAGTATTATGAAAGATGAAGTAACGTTAACAGTAAAAGAAGAACTATTTATAATGCAAATGGCTGAGCAACAAGACGTTCAAGAGCCAACATTGCTTGAAGATACAGATTGCCTTGGATTTTAGTATCCAAAACTTAATTGTTTGAAAAAAGAAAGGGGTCGTTGTGAAACGACCCCTTTTTTGTTTATCCAATACGATTTATCATATCATTTAGTTTCTCTCGTGGATTCTTCATATTATAATAGGCATTGAGTATTGGAATAACTTTAATAAAATCTCTTTGCCATCCCTTTAATCCTTTATAAGCACCTCTTTCAATTTCTTCATATTTTCTACTACTTAAGTAGGATAATGGATTAATTACTCTATTAATATCTTCAAATGTTTGAGTCAGTGGAGTAATAGAGTTAAGAATGTCGAATATATCCATTGCATTATATCTAGAACCGGATTCCAATGAAATCTTCTTTAATTCTAATCGTAAGAATTGAGTAAACCAATAATCGTCATCATCCGCACCCATTCCAAATAGATTAAATATAGTTAACCAGAAGAAGTATGTAAACATTTGAGCATTAAACCTTCTAATATGTAAATCTATTTGTTTCTTTACGTCTACATCAGGATATTGCTCTTGTAATTCTTTTAACTTTTCATCATTTCTTCCTGTAAGGACTCTTAATAACTTAATAAGTTTTCTATCAGAACCATATTTCCATCCATAGAAATATGCCGATGCTGTTCCCATCGATAACTCTTTTGTCTGGTAATTCCAGTACATTGGAGATATTGTATTTTCTATATTTTTTGGAATAAAAGCACGGAACATAAGTATAGTACTAAGGGCTGGTAATAAATGAACACCACTCTTATCAGCTTCTTCAACCATACCTTCAGCATGGCTAGATATAGATCCTAACTTAGCAGTTATTTCTTCTTCTAACTCAGCAGTAACATATGGTGCATACTTGGATTTTACTCTAAACCCATCTTTCATTTCATAAGCATTCCATAAATTATCTTTAGCGTTTCTATATATAGCCTTACGCTCTTCTATAGACTTATTAAGAAAATGGTTATCTAGAAAATCGTTCTCAGAAATAAAATGTAATTGCCCATCTTCTAATCGAATTAGCTTATAGTTTAAATAAACTGAAACGGTAAATGCACTATTAGGTAAAAATGACATTAACTTAAAAGCAGAGTATGGTTCTACAGCTCTAGTAATCATTCTACCTATTCTCCATCTATTAGTATTAGATAAATCTTCCTCTTGATTAAAAGTAAGACCATTATATTCTAATGCACCTATCAATTTATTATTAGCTTGATTCTTACCAAATTGACTAGCAACTTTCAAGCTAATTAATTCTTTTGTTAAAATACTATTTGCAATAGTGAAATCATGCATATTATAATGCTTACGAACAAAAGCATCATTAGCATAAAAACTCCATGCAGCAACTCCACCAGATATTGCAGAACGTAAGTTCCAAGACAAACCAATATCTCTACCCCATCTTGAAAAATGCTCAAATACTTTATCTAAAGAAATCTTATAACCTTTTAATGTTACTTCAGGTAATATATCTCGTCTACCATAGATATGATAACCTATATAAGTATGAACTGCATCTGCTAATTTACTACTTGCAGCAGGTTTAGTAAAACCTTTTTGTCTAATAGAACCAGCATTAGTAATTAAACTGTCTAATAGATTTAATTGAGGTGCCACTTTCTTTTTATTCTCATAATTACAAGCCATTCTGTAATACTTAGCAATAGCTCCAATTAAATCATTAGTACCAGAAGCAGGATCAGTAAGCATGGTAGTATACATAGTAGGCATAATATTTATCTCTGTACCATTAGGTCTAGTCTCTACTTTTACTCCATGTATTTCATCATCTGGTTGAATACCAAATGCATCTACCATATAATTTCTTGTACCTGTAATAAGCCCTCTACCACCCCAATAATTAAATATATTACCATTAATTTGTGGTAACTTATAATTATTCTTATAATTAGAGTGAGTAATTTTATCATTAGCCTCATTCATAACATCTAGAATAACATTTCTAAGATTAACTAAAGCAGGATCTCTCATTACAGCATTATAAGCTTTTCTATTATCATATTCTTTAATAGATAATTTAGGTTGTTCTGCCTCTGGGATACTATTATCATAGTTTTTATTATAGAACTTAGATTCCTCAGATGTTTCAGCCCAATTGCTATTTGGTACTCTATGCATATACTGTTGACGTACTGGTATTACTTTGGTCATATAAGAAGCATAGTGTTTTACTCCTTTATCGTCTACCCATATATCTTCAGATGATACAGCACTTTTACCTCCATTTTCCTTTGCTATATCACTAAGTTCAGATTTAAATAGTCTAACACTACTAGCAGTTTTTTTAGTACGCTTCCTAACATTATACATTGCTATATCAAGCTCTTTAATTTTATCCTTAACAGCTTGAGGCATTCTAGTATAATCTGGTTCAAATTTATCAGTTCTATACAATCTTAATAGATTGTATCTAGCTTGATATAACCTATCATATATTTCACCATAATCTTTTTTATTCTGCCTAGATACTTTTTCTTTAAATTCATCTGTAAGTTCCCATCTGGTATTACGCTCTAACCAAGCACTATACAATGTATCGCTTCCATCTGGAGTATATCCTTCCATGTTTTTCATTCTTTCCATTTCTTCTAGGAAAGCATCCATATCCACTTTAGATTCTAAACCTTCTTGTAGTTTAGCATATGCTTCTGTAAGTTCAGCAGCTATCTGTGCTTCTACACTACCTTCTGGTTTTAATTCCCCAGTAATAGGATCATAAGGATTTGCAAGATTTCTCTTTTTCTCTAATAACCTAATATATTTTTGATATTCATCTATTGGCATTCTTTCGAATCTAGGTTTATTAGTGTTACTATCTCTGTATGGTTTTAATATATTATCTATCTCTAAATTTACTTCAGATAGAGCCATATTAGCTTCCATACTTAGATTAGTAAAGATAGCATAAAACTCTGGTGTGTATTTTCTTTCGCAATTCTCAGCTTTCCAATCATTATAATCTTTTTGATATTGTATCCACAAAGATGGGTTGAGTTTAAGTTCGTCAATACTAGCCAGTTTATGCTTTTTTAACCAATCCTTTCTAAACTTATATTTGTTATTTTGATATACACCATACCTACGATCTCTAATTAAATATCCAGTCTTTTTACCATCTACGTCTCTTTCAAATAAAAGATTATGGTCTCTTGTTTCTTTTGCTGCTTTATATAATTCAGCATACTTACGATAAACCTGTTTATGAGTCATAGAATTAACATCTCCAATAACCTTTCTTAATAGTTTGATAACAAACTTAGGTGAGTTTACAGGAGTAGCGAAGAATCTATGATACCAATTTAAATCACCATCAAAAGTAAGCCAGTTCATCAGAGCTCTATCTATATTAGGGTCTTTAGCTTCTTCCATCTCAGTACGCAAGAATTTTTCTACTGTTCTTCTAACTGAGTTCCCATACATGTAACCAATGTTTTCTCTATCTATCATCTTTTTAGATGAAAATTCTCTAATCAATCCATCTACTACAGATAATATATTATCAAATTCATTAGTACCTAATATATTTTCATAGATATTCCTATTAAATTCTGTATTTAGCTCATTATAAAGTTTACGTAAGTTACTCTCATGTGGGTATAAATACTCAGCACCAAAGTTATCTAAAGCAGTTCTTAACTTAGTAAGTTCTTCAGTATCATTTGTTATTTGTGCAGTACTTATTTTCTCATCAATAGTTTTGATTACTTTCTCTGCTTCATCTAGACTATATAGTACATTATCTACATACTCTAGACTACCATTAAGAAAATTAGCAATATTGTTAACACCTTCTACATCAGTTATAGAATTTTGAATACTTCTAAGACTAGATAGTAACTTATCATTACGTAAGTTTTCATTTCTATCAAATTTGTCTTCTATAACATTGTATCTTAAGGAAGCTACACGATTCTCTGCTGTCTTAACCATATCAGAGAATACAGATCTAAGTTTAATAGAAGCAATTTCTTCACGCTTACTAGCTGCTGGTAGAACGTCAGGTATATAATCATAAGAATCTTCTCTTTGTTCTAGAGTTTGATATGCATTAAATTCAATAACATTATCTACTATTTTATTAATTAAATCTTGATGAGTAGTATTTTTACCAAATAACCTCTTAAACCAATCAATAATTTTTTGAATTAATGTTTTTTCTCCTTTTGTAGCAGGGAAGTCAAACATATTGTGAATGACCTCAGGATTAGAAAATAGCTCTGCAGCAAACTCATATACATTCTTACTAGCATGATCCTCATACTTTTCTGCATATTCTTTTTGAATCTTTCTAAGTTCATTAGCTGCTTCAGTATTTGAAGCTAATGAGTCTAGAGTAATAGCATGAGCTATTTCATGTAGCAATACATTCTCTAATGAACCATATCTACTAAAATCACCATTTCTATTTACTACAATCTTATTTGCATTTCTATCATATATAGCAGGTGTCCAATAAGTAGCTTCAGGATATACCTCATTCAATGGTCTATCAGTATATTCAATAGATACAGGCTGCATATTTATTTTGGCAGCAACGTCATTGAGTACAGTAGCCATTTCAGAATCCATATTATCCAATAGTTCTTTACTATTACTGTAGGATTGCATAGATTCTAGTTGACTTGTATTTTCTGAGTTACTATCTGCTAGATATATATTATTATCCTGAGTAGAGAATGTACCCTGATTGTCTACTGATTTAATTTGATTAGGGTTAAATGCTACAATTTGTTCTTGAGATCCTTCATAATCTGAAACATTCGTAGCAATCATACCATCATTATCAGCTGATTCAAAATTTTCTAATGTAGTATAACTAACATTATCAAAATATTTTGGATTCTTTATAGAAAGAAAAACAGGATATATATTATTTGAACTATCTAATCCTACTTCATCACGCATGTCTTGGTCAAAATTAGCATATGCTTGAGCAGTAGATTTATCTGTAAACCATATTTTATTGTTTTTAGATTTAAATTCTTCAATTTTATTAGGTGTACCAGTACCATGATACACTACTAAAGGTTCACCGTTCTTGTCTACTACTTTGGATTCACCAAACCACTCTTTAAAGCTCTTAGAATAAGTTCTAGCTTTAGCTTGAATAGCAGCTACTCTATCACCATTATAATGCTCTAAAAGGTCTGAAAAGAGCTTAGATGGCTCCCCATTGGGAGCCTTATCTATGCCATTACCATTGTTTTGCGACCATATATGATAAGCCGCTGCTTCACTAGTTGCATTTTTTAATTCTTCAAATTCTCTTGCAACTTCTTTATTTTTTAAATTAGGACAAATTATTTTCATTATGATTATTTATACAATGATTCATTTCATCTGTAGAAAATTCATTCTCATTATTAAACTCATTGGTTTGTTCAGTCTGTTCAGTCTGTTCATTTTCAGAAGTAGAAGGTTGCTCAATATTATTTTCTATTATCTCACCATTTTCATCCATACTAGTATCTACTAATGGAGCTGCATCACTTTCAACAGTACTAAACATATAATCAATTGTATTTCTTGAATAGAATACTCCACTTAACGGTTTACCATTTACTTTATTGGTTTGTGAGTTGATTTTTGGTACAATCTCATTATTAATAATATCTGGAATATCCTCTAAGAAGTTATTATCATATTTAGCAAATCTTGGAGCAACATTATTACCCGGAATAATAGAATATCTAGATATATATTTACTGCCAGTAGTATATGGAGATAAGTATTCAGATACAAATCCTTTACCCCCTTGTCTAAACCCTTTCTTATTTACTAATATATATAATGGTTTATATGTTTTGGTTTTACCATCATCTTTAATAAATGTACCAACATATTTGTATAGATTATATCCACCAGTAGCATTGTTATCTCTCATTTTAATATATGGGTGATACAATGGAACATCAGTATCATCTTTACAAACATATTTTCTAGAAGATCCTTTAATAGCTACAGGAACTAATCTATTACCAACTTTCTCTCTATGAATATAAATACCTTTATTACTCGTATTTATTACAGGAACCATGTTATTATCCTGCCAGTTATTACGGTAGATTTCATCTATATCATCTGGAGTAAATAGATTAGAGAAATTATCTATATTTTCCTCTAAAGTTCTTACAGTCTCATAATAACCAAGTTCATCTAATATTCTAGTAGGTATAAAATCAAACAGAGAGTTTAAGTGTTTAGTACCATGACCACTAAATACTGCATATCGAACTAAATCGTAAGCTAAATCATGTAACTCTTGATTATCACTATCTAATAATTCTTGCCAGTATTCTCTAATCTGTCTACTAGCATTAGAACTAATATCATCTGAATAATCTAAACGAACATAATCTATAGCTTTACCTGTGGTATCAGTTACACCAGTAATACTATTAAGGAATAGATTACTAATTCTACCATTAGTGACGGAAATGATTGGATATTTACCACCTTTGGAAGCAGCATCAGAGATAATATCAGTTTTAATCCTATTAATTCTCTTAGCAATGGTATTAGGACCAATGAATAGGTCTCTCAGCTCTTTCATACTATTAATTAATGGACTACTAGTACTATCATACAATGCATAAGCTCTCCAGTAAGAATCAATAGCATTAGTAAATGCTGTTACAGCTTGTTTATCTTTTACTTTGGAAAATCCACTAGCATTAATAAGAGATCTAAATACCCTATAGTACTCATCAGAAGATTGTATATTAATTTTACCAAGTAAATCTAATGTGAACTTAATACTATTATCTATCTTCTTTTGTAAGAAGGTTTCCTTAAAGAATTTATTAACCATTTCTGGTGTGAAATACGGACTAGTATAACAATCAGAAACATTCTGTAGGAAGGTTCTCATTTCAATAGAGTTCTTACCAAACTTCTTAGTATCTACCTGAGAAGCTTTTACAAGATCAGACATTGCCTGAGCCATAGGCTCTAGTTCCTTATATAATTTATATACGAGAATTTGTCCATAGTAATAGTCAAAATCTTTTTCTTTATCATTAGCTTTACGAAGAAGATTTTCTAAATAACCTAATTTTCCTTGTTCAGGAACCTCAAATAATACTTGATCTGTAACTTGTTCATTCTTAAGTAAGAGATCAAGATTTTCTTTATCCTCATTGGATTTAGCTAAACTCTTTGCTTTAGTAACAAATTTATCATATACTGCTTTTTCCTTTTCTTGGAATCTTCTATAAAATGGTTTAGTGTTATCTATGCCATAAACTCCCCTACTCTGTATATAATCATTTGCAAGATCTTTCATGATCTCTTGTGAAACAAAATACATAGTATTCTTGCCAGCACCATTTCTTAATAAAAAGTTAGTAAGATTATAGGTAAATCCATTTACATTTAGCTTGATAATATAGTTATCTTTAGCAACGTCAACGTGAGCACTAATCAATGCAGATAACCAGTCTAGAATATGAATGTCATCTACACCACTTACTTTATGCAAGTTACCTATATTCGGTAAGTACTCTGGAGATTGCATTACTAATTCAACTAACTGACCTAATACATGATGCGGGTTATTTAATGCAAATGGTCCGATACCACCTTTACTATCAGCGAAGTCTTGTTTTAAAGTATCTTGATATTCTTCTGTATACTCATATAAAGCAGCATCATTCTTTTTATCAGGGAAATACTTCTTTACAATACCGTTTTTCATGATGTTAACAGGAACATCCAATGGTCTAGTAGTATCATGAGTATTTTTAGAATCAAGTAATGAAGCCATAAATGTATCAATCAATAGGTTTTCTATAGCACCTTGTGATTGCTCATTCATTGGTTTATTATAATCAAATTCTGTCTTAGAAGATATATATGGATAAACCTTATAAGTTGCATCTGTAACATCATACATAACATTAGAATTCTTACTCTTAAGGTAATCATTAACCAATGCTGCCATATTCTGTATAGACCTTCTTGTAACAGGTTCACCATCTTTAATAGCTAAGATTTCATCAGCATATTCATTAAAACCACTTAATGCTAATTCTATTTCATCTTTAGTTGCATCTCTTCCGGGTTTATTACTTCTACGAGAAGTATAATTATATCTTGTTAAGAATAACTTATCAATATCAAAGTCAGAACCAGTTCTTGCAGTAAACTCATCCGGTAATATAATTATATCTCCTGCTTGAGACATTACTACATCTTTAATAGTTAAAGCAGCAATAGAAGACATACCCTGAGTAGGTACACGATATGCCATCGCAGATGGTGAAGCATTTGGACCAATTATATTGTTATCCATTAACCACTGCCTAGCCTGTAAGAATGACATATTTTCATATCCGGGGATTATGTGTTTCAATAGATTTATTGAAATAACACACTCCATAGATCTATCATCTGCAATTAGTTTAAGTCTTTCACCATTATTAATTTGATACTTAGAATATTGACCAGCTTCACTAGCTTTTACTTTATCAATAGATTTTAAACCAAAGGAAGACATCTGCACAAATGTACCACCCGGCAAATTAATATCTACAGTCTCTTTGTTTACTGCGGATATAATCTTTGTAACCAATTGCTTAGCTACAGGAGAAGCAGACAATGGAACCTTAAAATTACCAGTTTCATCAAGAGTAACCTGATCGATAATATCAGAATCCATATTAGATGAAATCATATCCCTTACTAATTTATCAGATATACCTTGTAAATCCTTAAAAGAATATGTACCATCTTCATTCTTTTCAGCGTGCAAATCCTTAAGAATTCTATTGAGTCCTCTATCTGATAAATTATCAATAGCGTCCATTGCTAATTTAACTAGCTGTCTACCACTGACTTTCTTACCTTTTCTACCTGTAGTATCTTGGTCTACACCGCTACTAGAAGGAATGAAATAATCTCCATCTAATCTGATATTAGAGAATACTGTTTTCATAGCCTGAGTAACCAACATACGCTTTTCAGCATCATGGGCTTCAATAGGCATCTGATTAAGTAAGTTACCAAAATTCTGTTGTCTATATACAATAGGTTTAGAATAGGTTCCTTTATCATCCTTTTTGAATTCTTCTGTTATTTCATTTTGAGTAGCATCTGTATAGAAATCATACTCTTTGATATTACCTACTTTTACTGCGGATTTTGTAGTAAACATATCAATAGGATTATTAACATCGTTCATCCTATCATATAGTACTCTTAAATCTCCAGTAGCTAATACTTTGAATAACGGAAATATAGCCATCTTATTAAAGATAGGCATATTAATGAATTCACCGGGTATTGGTTGAAGTATTTCATTACCAAAGTATACCATCTTTTTAGGAGATAATACAGCAGATAATGTATTTACATATTTTCTAATATCACCTAAATCATCAGCATGTTGCTCTACATAATCAATAGCTTCTTCTACTTTAGGATCTAATAAACCTTGACTAGCTAAGATAGCTTTATACATAGTAGGTGAACAGTATACAGATGCATCGGCTTGGTTAATTGGAGTTTCTTCTTCATTAACCTCAATATTACCTTCTTTATTCATCTTAATATCACCATACAATGATAAGTCACGCTCTGTACTCTCTTTAGCTTTATCTTTGATACCTTGTGGTATACTCTCATTACTGAATAGATCACCAGATTCAAATACAGTATCAATGTATTCTTTGGTATATTTACCAGAGTTTTCCATTAATTCCCTTACATATGCATCATAGATTGCTTTGTATAATTCTTTTGGTTGATTAGTACGCAACTCAACATCTTTTAATCCAGCTACATTATATCTACCTTGTTTATACCTAGCAACTTTATTCATTAAATGGTTAGGATCAGAAAAGTCTGTTCTAGGTCTATCACCAGTTGATAATGTACCAGCAAGACGTTTAGATACATCAGGATAATTCTTAAAGAATGCTACATCTTTATACAGGATTTTTTCTGTTTCAAACATTGATACAAAGTTATTAACAGTAAATGTAGAAATAGCATCATAAATAGCTATATGGTTCCTATTTAGTTCATTTTCCTTTCCTGCTAATGTGGCAATATCATTAGATAGTTTATTAGCTCTGTCATTAATAGAACTTACAGGTAAGAATTTATTCTTATAATACCCATCATTTGTTTTCTCAATTAGACCTAATCTTTGTATATAATCTAATTGTTTATCAACAAATACTCCTAATGTAGTATTTAGATCTTCTTTCAATTGAGCAGTATTATTAAAATAATCCATCAATTCCTTATCGCTCATTGAATTAAAAGATATGTATTGTACATTACCATCTTCAGTATAGTGATATACACCACGAGCAATTCTAAACTTACCTCCTTTACCGTTATCCTCACCTCTTTTACCAAAGTACATGGTAGGTCTGTTGGAATCATCAATCTTATCTTCTACTAATTTCATTCTACGATACTGTAGAATTGCATCATATTCACTTCTATAGTATTTATAGAATTGATTTAATACATCGTCAGAAAATCTCATTTCAACATAATCGTCAACAGGAGTAATGTTTAAAGTACGACCTTTAAACATTTTTAATCCTTGAATTGGCATATATGTCTTTTTATCAGACATCGTAGGTAAGATAAGAATATCATTTTCAGAACATACAAATTTAGAAATAAATGTTTCTATTCTAGGAGCCGATTGATAATCTGTACCAGTATTACCAGAATTATATTCTGTAATATTAAGTAAAGTACCTACAGTAAGTCTAGTATTAGGACTATTCTTTAATGTATTATAAACTAGTGAAGAAGAGTTAATAGGACATTTTAATAACCTACTAACATAATTTCTATCATTATTAAGCTTCTTAATTTCCAAAGTAAGATAATTATGCTTAGATAACGGGTATACTGTAGTATTCTTAGGTCCTAATACTTTCTCTTCAAGATTATTGTTATTAAGTTGATAATGAACAATAGCCAAGTTTAATATACTATTCTCTCCAGTAAATACACCATCAATAGATCTTTTAATCCTATCATTAGGTTTGTCTTTAACAGGTCTACGCAAAATTTCAGGAATTGCCTTGGCTAAACTACCATCTCTATTACTAGATAATAATTCTTTAGCTGCTTGTAGTATTGTAGGCTTATTAACTGAATTGACTGACGATACCTTATCTACAATGGCTTGATACAAAGTATCAAAATTAATTGCAATACCAATCTTATTATATATATCTACATAGCTATATAAGACTGCATTGAAATCTTCATTGCTAGTAGATTCATTCATTCTAGCTAACCTAGTATTCAATGTGTTGATATCATCTCTAATAGTCTTTAGTAACTCCATGTTAGGTTTACGATTACCTTCTGCATCGGTAATTACCATATTACTATTATAGAAGTTTCTATTCCAATCTGCAACTAGTCTTTTACCATTACGTAGATTAACACTACCACCTAAGTTGGCTATGTATTGAATAGTATCTGTTCCAATATTTTGGAATCCTACTGTAAGGAAGTTATGTCTATAACCAGTAATAGTTTGAAATATTTGAGTTTGAAGATTAGAATCCTTTACTGAGGACAACTTATTATACACTGAAGCATAGAATGAATCAGTTTTTGCTAATTGAGCAGATTTCCTGATTAATCCATCATAAGTATCTTCATCAAATAATTTATCTACAATTCTTCTCCAAGCTGTAAGGAAAGGTGTTACTCTAGGTATACCAGTTTCAGCATTCATATCTCTTACATAACTATCTGTAGCTTTATCGTATACACGATCTTCAATAGAAGATAAGAAAAGTTTTACAGCAGGTCTAATATTATGTAATACAGATACTTCGTAGGAAGCTTTATCATATTTATCAAAGTTTTCCTTTTCGATTTCGCCACCATCTCTTTCCTCAGTTTCATCATATTCCTGTTCTTCTTTCACCTGTCTTAGGCTTAAAGAATCAAGATAGGACTTAATATCTTTTTGGAATATATCAAAGTGCTCATATAATTCATTAGCAGCTGCTCTTTGCTCTGGTGTAGCATTATCGTCATATGATAAATCCTCAAGTAGATCACGCATATCTTGGTAATCAATCTGTATTTTAGTAAGATCATCTACAAAAGATTGAGAACTTAATGATTGATTAATATAAGATATTGCAAAGAATTCTACAGCCTGATTATAGTTATCAAGAGATTTTATGTTTTGGAAAGTGTACCCATGTTGAGTAAAGTTTACCCTATTTTTATAAGCTTTCTCAAATCTATCTTTAGCTTCTTGACTTACTGGAATATTAGCATACTTACCTTCATATATACCTCTAAAGATTTTAGTAGGAGTAGTTCTACCAAATAAAGACATAATGAAGTCTCGTAGTTTTTCAAACCACTTAGTAATCCTATAAGACTTTCTCGGTGTCTTATACATCATATACCCTCTAAATTCTTCTGCTAACGCTTCTTCTACATATTTATCAGATGCATTCTTAAGATTAGGGTGAATTCTACGATACTCTTCATATACTTTATTTCTTTCTTGATCTGATAGTAATAATAGAGATACTCTATGGTATGCTTCGTGAAATTCTACACCAGCTGGATCACTATTATATAACGTAATACTATCTTTAGTCATATAAGATAAAGCTGTTGCGGGCATATCAGAAGATACAGCTGCATCAATTATATTAATCTCTGCATCTGTCATACCTAACTTTTGTTTCAAGAAGTTTTTAGCTTGAACCTTATTCAGTTTCTCCTTAGTAGTATACTTCTTATTAGGAGTAAAGTTCACTTTAACTTCTTTTTGACTGCCGCCCATACTAGATAAATCGCTAAATGATCTACGTCTTCTAGATGGTTTAGGTGCTTCAGATTTAGGAGCTTCTTCTATTGCTGGAGTTGCTGTAGAATCAGGTATAGTTGTAGGCATATCCTGAGTCATACCATCTGCAATTACATATGGTCTTTCATATCTTCCTGCATTAAGATTAGATTTAATCATACCGTTTCTTACCATCCAAGACAATAATGTATGATTCATATCTTCTCTAGTAAATACTATACCATCAAATAATTCTAATCTACCACCTGCTTTTTCAACACTACTAGCTAATCTACCAGAAAATAATAGATTCATTTTCATGTTAACTGCTAACTTATCATTCCCTTTTGAAGGAACCTTAAAAGGCATAGAACCATTAGACAATAACCAATCTTCAAAGTGCTTTCTCTCTTGCTCTTTTTGTGCAATAGATAAACCAGCTAATGATACTTCATTAATACCATAGTGTAATACACCAAATTGCCCTTTATTATCTATATACAATTGTTTATTACGCAAATTAGCTTTTGCAGAATCACTAATATCAGAGTCATTATTTACAGAAGTAGGTTCACCATAGTTTAAGAACATTTCAATAATATCAGATGCAATTAAATCTGTATTATTTATATTCTGTCCACCCTTAAAACCGCTTTTAAATACTATAGTAGAAATTGCTTCTGCTAATTTAGGATAAGAATTAAATCTTGCTAAAGATAACTTTAATGGTAATGGTCTACCAGATAATCTTTTTTTACCATCAATAATATAATATACACCACCAGAAGTAGTACCAATGAAACCAGTATTATCACCTTCTACAGTAAATATAGTACTTGTACCTCTAACACCAGTGCTATACCCAAAGTTGTTGATTTCTTCATCTAAATTACCACTAAACTGAAATACATCCTTAAATTGTTTATCATTTACTGGTATCTCTTGAGAGATGGTACCTTCAATAGCATTGTGTAGTAATAATCTAGTAGGTGTTACTTTTATTCTAGTGTCTACCTTATTTAGTAAAGATCCATTTGAATCCTTCATTACAAATCTAGAGATAATTTCTTGTCTACGCTCCCGTAGTTTTCTTATCATCTCAGGATATTCCTCTGGAGTAAGATTACGAATATTATTTGGGCTTCGCATTGCAACCCAATACCTTTTATTATTTTCAGTATTGGTAATTATTAATCCTACTCTGGCATAATCATAGGTACTGGGATCATTCCATTGTACTGTTTTCTTACGAACATTATCGTAGTAAGGTGCTACAGAATATTCATAAGTAAGTTTATCTTGTTTAGTTTTAAACAGCTTAGGTAATTCAGAGTTAGGAGAAAATTGAATCCTAGCACCACCTAATTCTATAATTTCACCAATGTTAGCAGTAGGAGTATAATGGAAGGTATTTAAAATACCTAACTCACTATTCTCTGTGAATTCAGCTAACTCTGCATCGCTAATAGCATCTGGTGGAACAGAACCGGGAGTGACTGGTGTAGGTATAACTCCATCTTTAGCTGCATTATTAACCTCTTCTTCAGTTAACTCTGCTGGTTGAGGATCGAATAAATCATCTACAGTAATCTCAGCAACTTCTGCTGGTGTTGTCATTTTACCCCTAACATTTTCTGGCATATTATAATATGCTGTAGAATACGCTCCCTTAATAGCATCAAAATGTTGAGATAGCTTTTCTCTATCCCTACCAATAGCTTCATACATGTTCAATGCTACTTCTTTGAACTTATATGCTCCTAAGTTAAATGCTTTACCAAGCATTGTTAAGAAAGCTTTGAATATCTTTGCTTGCTTTTCAGCTTGAGCAGCAGGGTCAAATGCAAATCCTAAAGTATCGTCTTCAAGAAGATCAAAGAAGTTTCTTGCTGCTTCATTAAACTCTTCTTTAGCATTTGCAGTATCCTTTTTAGCCTGCTCAGTTTTAGTTGCTTTCGGTTTAGATTCTTTAGCCTTCTTTGATGCCTTAGTAGATTCTTCAACAGCTCCACCATATTCATTAAACACATCTTCGGATGAGACACCACCTATACCACCAGCAAATGGGTCTTCATCTGCACCTAATATCTCATCATTAGTTTCAACAGGTTCAGTTTTTGCACTGTCATTATTTTGGGGTTGAACTTCTGGTTCAACTTGTGGTTGCTGCTTTCTTTGAGTTAAACCGATATCTTGACCTTCTGCAGCAGCTATGATGGCTTGATCTGCTTCACTTAATTCTTGAGATGCGATATTAGCTTGAGTAGGTCTAGTAGATTTCCTTACTTGAGGAGTAGGCTTTTGTTCTACTTCTGGTGCAACTTGTTGCTCAGTACGCATTGGACCAGTAGGGGCAGTAACTGGTTTAGAAGGAACAACAGGTTTAGATGCTTTTTGTTGCTCAGTAACTCCTAGGGCACCTTCTGTAGCCTCTTTACTCTCAGCTTTCTTAGTTTGATACAAATCAAACATTTCACTAATAAGGGTGTCTCCTTGGTGCTCATGAATATTCCTTAAAGCGGTAAGCCTTAACTTTTTAGATTTCTTGTAAGGTTTAGTCTTACCTAACTCTATTATATTCTCTCTTTCTACTTCTTCAGTAGGAGTAATTCTACCATTATCTATACCATGAAATGAATTTAAGATTTCTCTATTCCTTTCTAACATTAATTCTGCTAATATACTATCTTCTGTAGCTTTATTAAGACCAGATACATGCTCATTCATAGTAGCGAACTGCATAACAGTGTCTATATTGTTAACAGTATTAGCATTATTCTTATACCAAGATGGCATACTCTTTAGAATAGATTTCTTTCTAGCATTTAGACGATACTTCATATCCTCTAATTTAGCTAAAGAGTATTGATTACCTCTGAACTCAGATTCATTTTTACTTTCATTCAATTGATTTATTGCTGTATCAATCTCGGTAATCATATTATTCATGATATTCAAATGTCTTTGCCTATCATAAATTTCTCTTAATTCATCTTTAGATACAATTTCATCCTGAGTAGTAGCATTATCATTGATCTGTCTATAAGCACTATCTATAGCAGTTATTAGACTTTCTTCTGATATAGGATCATTTACAAAATTATTCTTAGCATTATCTAATTCCTGTCTTCTTACTCTGGCATTTTGAATAGAAGAAGTGTACTCTTTTTCTGCTTGCATTGCAAGACCAACAAGTATACCATATTCTTCTGTATCTTCTTCAATACCCATAGTCTTAGCTAAGGATTTCATTTGTTTACTCTTAGCTAAAGAGAAAGCTCTAGATGCAAATCTAGCTTCTTCTAATGCATCCTCTCTGTTAAATCCTTCTGGTAAGTTTTCTGTTTTACCATCAGCTAACATACTCCAAGCATTTACAATCTCAGCTTCATGCCCTTTTAGTTTACCACTAGCATAAGTTATTGCTTTCTCCATCTCTTCCTTAGAATTGATTTCATTTGCAGCTAACTCATTTACTCTATCCATCCCTTGTGTATCTTTCACAAGAGAATAAGCACCTCTGACATTAACAGTACCTTGAATTGGAGATAACAGACTTGCAGCAGCTCCTAACTTAACATTATTCCAATATTCTGTATCATTTTCATATAATGGGTTTTGATAGCCAAATGGACTTCCTAGGATGTTAGCTACAGTTGTAGCTTTCTCTTTATATGCTCCTACTAAGGATGATGCTAATCCCTCTATATCTAAATCAGAACTATCAAAGTCCCCACGCTTATAGGCTTGACCTGTAGTATATTGTGAACCTTCCTCAATTGCTTCATTAAATGCAGTTGCAGCATTACGCAATGCTAAATCCGTTCCAACATATGCTGCTTTTGCGGCTCTATTAGCCCATTTTTTTGTTGCAACATCAATAGCATTTCTACCTAATACATACTTGGACATTTTCTTTTTAGCTTGACTAGCTGCTAATTCTCCTAACCCTTCAACAGGATTCATTCCAAATGCAACTGTATTAAGACTTTTCCCAATCCAGCCATTTGCAATTTTTCCAAAGTAAGGAACCATAAGAGCATCTTCCGCTAAATTGCTTGCCCATGTGATAGCCATGTTTTGAGCAAAATCTCTGTCCAGACCTTGCCTTGCTTGAGATATAGCATTACTTAAAGATTGATCTTCTATTTGAATTTGACCGTCAAGAATCTTTTCAAATAATTTATCATCAGTAAGATTACTGAACTCTTCTGGTAAATCTTGTGATCTAGCAGCATTAACTACAGCTTGTACAGAACTACCGCTTTGACTTAATATATTAGATACTCTATCCCTATAATCATCTGATACATTAGCATTAGCTTCATTCTCAGCTTGCTTATAATTAGAATATATCATCATAGCAGCATTACCAAGATCTAAAGCAATACTTAATGCTCCTGTTGCTGCACCAATAGCACCACCAGCAAGAGTACCAGCTCCGGGAGCTACACTACCAGCAGCAGCTCCAGTTAATGCCATAGTACCTGCCTTCAACAGACTCTTGGTCATTACACTTTTTAATGCTGTAGTAGCATATGGGGCTATTTGCCACATCCAAGCAGAAGAAGAAGAACCTACAGCGGATGGTACAGAATATATCCATTTACTTGGTTCTGTCCATTTGAATTCGCTATTCTCTTCCATAGCTCTCTGAAAGCGTTCGTCTACTTTATATCTAGCAATATCGGCTTCATCTGTAGCTATATCATCATATAATTCTTGAGCTCTATCCTTATATGATTGTAATTGCTGTTCTTGCTGTGCACGTATCTCTTGAGCATTACTTAAGTCGGGTGATACTCCTAATGCATTTAACCCTTCTTTTGTCTGATTTAATTCGTTTTCAACTTCTTGTAATCGAATTGCTATAGCATCTGCTTCATTACTGTCTGGAGTAGTAGATAATTGATTAAGAAGAGAATTCTTCTCAGACATTAAATTGTCATATGCAGAAAATAGATTAAGATTGCTATTAAATCTGTCTATATTTGGTAATACTTCCCTACGTAATACACCTCTAGTATTTGACAACTGTGCTTCGTTCATATCACGAAGCATTGCCTTTGCAGAATTAAATATTAATTCTGTAGTACTAAGATCATTAGAACTTTCATCTAGAGTGCTTTCTGTATCTAAATCTTTATTATAACTATCTTTGTTATAACCAGCTAAGTCTCTAAGCACCAAAGTAGGATCTACAGTAGATCCTACTCCAATACTTGAAGCATTAGAACCATCTAGATATTTTTCGTAATTTTGTTTGCGAAGTCTAGTGGCTAATGATATATCTTGTATATTGTTTTTACTGTCCATAGATTAATTCTTCATTATCTCCTCTGTAAGCAGCATTTAATTTAGAACCCATTTTAGTATACTGGAATTCTTCCAAATTAGCTCTTTCCCTAGTTTGCTGATTATTAAGTACTTGACGCATAACAGGTACCTCTACATAAATACCATCATATTGAATAGCTGCAGCATACTGAGGATCTGATAACCATCCACTACTTTGTATCTCTCTATATGCAGCATTTTTATCACTACCAAATTTGATATTAGGTTTCTTAACAATGTCTCCAGAAGGACTAGGTAATCTACCATTTAATGTTGATAAGAACTTATTAAAGTCTTCATTTTTAATTAGCTTTTCAGGATCAGTTTCTCCAAAGTTATAGCCATTATCAATGAAGTATTGTACTGGAACATACGCTTTGTATTCTTGAGTGAATTGTTCATCACCGGGAATACCATTTTCAATAAGTACTTTATTAGTAGGTGTAACTCCCACATTAGGAATATTACCAGCAATAAGGTCTCTTTCAAATTTAACTCGATTTGGGTTCCAGTTAGCTTCATTAACGCTTAAACCAAACTTAGAGTTGATATATTGTTCAGGTGTCATCATTCCATAAACGCTATTACCAGAATAAATTGGAGTACCTGCTAATCCTCTAACCATAGAAGATTTATCAAGCATTGCGTCATTAATAAAGTTTGCTTGTGAACCAATATCTGTAGACAATCTTGATACAATACCATATGCACTCTTGTTTCTATTTAAAGGTAATTGAGTGCCATTTTCATCCACTCTGTTAATATAGATATCTCTATATTTACTATCAGGAGCAAATGTTTTTTGTATTCTATCAAACTGTGAATTATAAGTTAATTTGTTTCCTCTTTCAGATGTTTGAGGGCCATATGGTCTGTTCATAAGTGTAGCAGCAAGCTTTGTAGTAAATTGTACTGGAGAACCTTGAGCGTTCTCTGCAGCTTTCAACTGTCTACGATATGCTTGCTCAGCAGCCATCTTAGCATACTGATTAAGCTCTCTTGTTGGTCTAATGGTTCTATCAATATTAGAATCAATAATTTGTTGCCTAAACCAAGCTTGAGCTTCTTCATCTGTAGCCCCAGTTCTTTGCTTAAATAACTGCATATGCTTCTGTGCTTCTGGAGTACTAACGATATCATTATAGTGAGCATCTGCTACAGCTTCAATATCTTCCTTTGAATTTCCAAAGTAATCGTAACCACCTTTTGTATATAGATATCCTCTTTGCAACTTAGCATAATACGGATCAGATAACTCTCTAACATCCTTATATGCTAAAGGAGATACATCATTATAAATTCCAGAAGTAAGTGTATCGTAGTTAGCAAAATCAACTCCATGCCACATTTCATTAAACTTACCAGCAGCTGCTAACTTCTGATTCATTTCCATTCTTTGTAGCATACCCTCTCTACTTTGCTTTAAAGTAGCTAATTTATATCTATCCACATTATTGATTAAAGAATTAATCTGAGCTCTACCTTCTGGAGTTTTAAGAGAATCGATATTTTGTGCTAATTTATCAATAATAGGTTTAGCTTTACCCATTGTCTCATCGTACCAAGCCTTAGTATCTTTTTCTGATGGTGATCTAAAATCAGACCATTTATCCAGAGCACCAGATAAATCTGCAATAGCTTTATCTACTCTAGCATTTGCTTCTTTACCTAGAGTATATAATTGCTGGAATGGTAGAGGAACATATGTATTTATGAACTGCGCTTCTGCAGGACGATCATATCTATTTACCATAATTATCTTTTATAATATTGTCTATTCATCTGTTGAATTAACTCTGTAGGATTACCATATGCTAAGAAATTAGCTAGATATGGATAAATCATATTGTCTCTTGCTGCTTGATTCTTCATCTGTCTGTTTACTTGAGACCATTGTCCTAATTGACTAACAGCAGCAGTACCAAAGCTTCTAGCAGCTGCTCTATTTTTAGCATTTAAATCATTTGCAAGAGTTCTACTTTGAACAAATTGCTGACCTAAATTATTTAAAGTATTAGCGTATTCACCTAAGTAAGCATTATCAGCATTTTGTTTAGTAGCATACATATTAGCATTAGCAGCATACTCATCAACAGCAGCTTGAGTTCTTGCTGCTAAATTAGCACCAGTGTTAGCATTAATATTTGCTAAGTTATAATTTGAAATAGCCCTTGATCTACTGTTGGCTAATCTTGCAGGTTCTATATTCATTCTACGTCTAGCCATAGTATTAGTAATAGCACCTGTGTAAGGATTTAAAACAGTTTGTTCATACTCTGGATTACGTAAAGATTGTAAAGCATTATATACGGTAGGAGCTAATGACAACCAGTCTGGAGAATAATCAATAACCCCAGCTTTATCTTTTGGACTCTTTTTATTACCTACCGTATTTGATATAGGAGATAAATCCGGTTTTGCTGCAATTGGTTTCTTAGGTGTTTCTAAAGATTGAGTATAAGCATCATTGAAACCAATAACTGGTTCTTCAATATCAAGCATTGGAGCATCTACAAAGTTATAATTAGGAACCGTTTTAGTTGAGCTTGTACTTGGAGTTTTTGTAGTACTTTTACTTGGTACACTTTTAGTTGTATTTACTGCAGGAGTAGGCGATACAGATTTAGTTGGTACAACAGGTGTATCAACAGAAATCGGCTCATCATTAGCATATGTAATAGCGTCGATACCATCTCCTGTTACAGGAGCATAAAAAGCAGGAGCACTACCATATGTTTGAATTATACGCTTATTTGGATTTAATTGGATATTTGATCTAGATTTATCTCTATCACTAGCCGCACCTAATACTGAAGACCAATATGGATCCCATTGCTGAACGTGTCTCATATATGCAGGAGTAGCAGGTGCTTTAGCGGTCACCTCTACATCTGGTAACTGATCAGCATAATATAAATCATTATTCCTCCAATACTCTTTTCTATTCTCCAGTAATTGTACAGGATCTATAGGCTTACTTAATTTATCCTTAGTTCTAGTCTTAGCATTTTTTTGTGTTTCTACTGGAACATAATGTAAAGCTTCATCTAGTGCTTCTGTGTATATATTTGGACGTCGAAGACTATACCCTTTTTCATAAGCAGGAATACCTTTCTTTTTAGGTTTAATTCCTTTTTTAGCTTTTACTTCCTCCTGTTCTGATAATAGATTATCATATGCAAAGTTAGCATTTCGTTTATTTAACATATTTGTATTATCAGCAAATATATCTTTACCTTTACTTGGCTTCGTCATTCTAGTAAGTTTTTTACCTTCTTGTGCAAAAGTTTTATTTGTTCCCGGTCTTTTAATTTTATCAGATAATACTGACTCTAAATTAGACGCATCAATTAAATGATTATCTGTACCGGGTCTATTATTAGGAACTTGCATAATAGTTCCATCGTCCCCTCTGATAACCTCATTATTGTCTACATAGGCTAAATCAGGAAGTATACCACCATTCTCATAAGTATATGCTAACACATTATCATCCCAATATTCTGCTGTTTGATTTGCTGCAGCATTCATACCTAGTTGAGTTTTATTCATGGTTTCTTTTCTACGCCGCATTTGTTCCATCTGTTTTTTGCGTCTTCTAGATCCAATCCAACCAAAAGCCGCTCCTAATACTCCACCAGCAGCAGCACCAATTGGCCCTCCAATACTAAAACCTGTTCCAGCTAAAGAAGCAGCACTACCTAATGTACTACCTATAGCATCACCTGTAGAACCTTCTCCTGATAAACCAGAAATGGCAGAGCCAAGAACATTAGCTCCACCAAGGTAATTAGGCAGTTGATCCATGCCAAATGCATATGCTGGTACGTTTTTCTTATTAATTTTCTTTTTCATATTATATCATTGAGTATCTATAAGCTGTACTAATATAAGGTACTTTAAATTCATTACCACCATTACAATCATACTTATAATTACAGATGAGATATTTTCCCTTCATTCTGTCCTTATAAGACTTATTAGCTAGCTGTTCTACTTCATTTAGCTTTAATGCATTACGAGGAATTGCAAATTTATAAGTATCCTCTCTGTAATCAATGTCTTCACTAGTTAATGTTTCACTAGTTTGCCTTTTCGTAGTAAATAGTATCAAATCAAAATTAGTATCTGTAGTAAAATCACCACCATATTCAACATTATCAAATGTTTTAGTTTGTGGATATTCTGCATTTACTACAAACTCTATTTCAGATACTTTCGTTTTATCAGAATCTAAATTAGCTTGTTCACCACCATTGTACTTAAATAGTTTTAATGATTTAAACAAATATAGTTTATCACTAAACTCTGCATAATAGTCTGGATTGTAGTTATAGAATGAAGTAAATACTCCTAGTTGTTCATTAAACGCTAGTGTTTTATCTTCTAGAGTAAACAGAACTTCATTGTATTTCTTATCATATACTGCAATAGGATCTTTTTTAAATAAGTCTTTATTCTTATTCAAATAAGATTGAACCCCTTTTAATTTAGATACTGTTTGTAACTGACCATTAAAACCACATATCTCATTACGTTTACTATCATACCAGTACACAGTGCTATCTGATTGAGTATTTGCTCTTAACTGGTTTGGACTTTCACCATTCATTGTGGTAAAATAGTCATATCTATCTAGTATACCACCAACACCTAGAGTAAGAGCACCTGGGTTATTATCAGTTATAATAGAACGTTCATTCACTGCAACTGTGCCAAAAGCGTCTGTTTGCCAGAATACTAAATTATTTTTAAACAGTTTCATATCATTAATTGGACCAAATCTAGTATCTACATCAAGATAATTAGCTACTTTAAATTTTGTCCACGAATCAGTAACTTCATTATTTGTTTTCAGTTCTGAAGATATGATACGAGTATCTGTTAATAGATTATCTATATTATAGATAGATTTAGCTACAAATTTCTTTGCATTAGGCTGAGCAGAATATGCGTCATTGTATGCATATGATGGAGTATTTTGAGTGTATAAATCTCCAACAGTTACTATATCGTCTTCTACAAAATGATTAGCATATCCATCACCAGCTTGATAAGTTCTATTTATAGATGAATCAGCATGGGTTAATGCTAAATTAATACTTGATTCACATGGTATGAACGCACCTAAAAATAATCTATTTGATTTATTATTATAATAATCATCTGTATTGTAACTAAACATACAGTTATTATAATCAAATATGTTTAGATAAGTATCGCCACCATAACACAACACTGTGGAAACACTAGATTCAGCACTAGCTCCTGTAGTAATATACACAGAATTCTGTACAGCAGAGTAGGAATTACCACCATAAGCATTTACACTTTGTTTAATATTACATAATGCTACTGCATTTAAATATCTAGCACTTGAAGATCCTGATGCTAAAGATATGTTAGAGATCATGTTATCACTTTTGAATATAGCACAAATCCCATGTGGACCATATTTTCTAACATTGTTTGCATCAGTCTTATCTACTTCGCCATCTCCTGCAGTTCTAATATTATCCCACACCCAGTTATAATAAACTTTGTCACCAATAGTCACTGCTTCAGCATTATACCAAGGCTGATCACCGTTTGTTAACCAAGGGCTACTAGGTCCAGCATATTTTGCGCTTTCTATTGCAGCTGATTGTACACCACTTTCAACATATAACCCATAGTATTTAGCTAGTAATGCTGCATAAAAATCATCATTATTTATTACAACACACCCACCAGATACATAGCCATTACTAGGTTGATTACCTAATGTTTTAGTTGGTTTTATCGTAGTACCATCGTACTTTATAGATCTAGCATTTGCTAATACTTTTGTAGCTCCAGCTTCTGTAATTCCCCAATCACCGTCCGCAGTAATAGGAGATGTCATAAATCCTACCTTTTCAACTGTTTGAAACTTATCAATTAATGCATCAGCATTTTCTCTGTTGACTGCTATTTCTGGAGATACAAACATGAAATAATTGTTAGATTGTGTATTTGACAAATTAAAGGTATATTGGAAATCTCCATTGTTGTGAGTCTTTGCATAGTAACCGTGCTTGTTTGAATAAGCTAGATATGGGAAAGGTGTTAAGATGTTAGAATCTCTATCATAATTTGTAATACAACTTACTACACCTTGCGCTAATATGGTTCTATCAGACAGTGTTCTTTCACATCTAACTATTTCATATCTTACTACATCTGAAGGTAGATTCTTTACTTCAAATTCAATACCAAGTGGTTTAGTAACAACTGATAAATTAGATCCATAATCACTAGCCTCATTGGAAGTAAAAAACTTATAACCAGAATCTTTATTAGATGGCATCCTTATATCACCTATCCAATGTACAGGGGATGCTAAACCTTGTTTATTGTATAATACAATACCAAATCTATAGATTTCATCCCTCATATATCCTTTTACTTTGGATTCTATTTCAGCATTAGAATAGTTTGGTATCTTATTACCAGATGATAAACTTATTGAATTTGATTTGTCATTTCCCTCGTAGTTGATATCTAGACTAGTAAGAGATCTTGATGAGGCATTAAATGTAAATTCTTCATTTACCATTCCTCTTGATGTGGTAGATCCATCTTCTAGCAAGTCTGTAGTAATAAACCTATAAGACACATTCTTACCTTTACCACCTTGTATATATCCTCCTGTTGGAGAAGTAGTGTATTTATAAGCACTACCATCAACATTAAATGGGCATATACAATCATGATCTTTAGGTATATTTGTAGTAGTTAATGCAGATAAAGCAAAGTTTAATGAAGAGCCAGAGTTAGATAACAATAATACATTGCCAGAAGAATTAGCTCTAAATGCTCTAGCATCATATTCTACATCCCATGTTTCCTCAGTAAGATTAGCAGCAAATAGCCTATTATCTTTAGATTCTATTACTTCAGGTATAAACGTATAATTAGCTAATGAATTAAATTCATCAATACTTAATTCTGATACTAAACTACCACCTTTATCTTCATAGTTTATTACAGAACCAGTGCCAATAACTATATCATCTACTATAGATATTACAGGTACTTCATTCTTTGCCTTATAAAATAAAGAGATTATTCTAACTCTATCAAATCCAGTGCTATTATTTCTTACCTGTAACTTTATGGACTTACCAGTATTTTGTCCTTTAGAACTTCCTCTTACAGCATTGTAATTAGTTTTTTGGTCTTTATCACTCAAATGATAAAGAGGAGTAAGTGGAGATATTGCAGACTCTGTACCTCTTACTTTAAACAATTGATAACAGTACTGTATCATTCCAGATTCTAAACTACCTGTTCCAAATCCATTAAATTCAAATGGAGGTAATGTAGCCTTTGGTAGCATTACTATAGTATCCGAAGTAATAGATGAATTACTAGATATGTGATCATCATCCACATTGATTACTTTAATTTGTGAATGACCATCTGCCCAATATACTTTTACATTATTACTTGCTTCCCATCTACATACACTACTAATTGCAGCTACGTTGCTAGATGATACTTCTATATCTAAAGGCCTATTAGTTACCACTTTTGTTACAATTGGTTCTTCCTGTGATCTAGAAAAATCAATCCTATAGACATTATTATTGCTAGTACCATTAATTTTAGTAAAAACAATCGCCCAATCTCTTACTGTGGTAACGTGTATAATAGTTTCACCAGACAAATTTGAAGAAGGTCTACACACTAAGAATCCTTCTATATTTTGCATTGCTGCAAAAGAAGATCCTTCATTCGTTAGTATACGAATGTTCTCTGCATATATATATTGATTATCCTTTAACACAGAATAATCTACGTCCATATTAAGACCACCAGAGAATGTATTTGTTTGTCTTCTTGCACTCATAATTAATTGGCATTATATATATGTTGTCTAGAACCAGTATGACTATAAAATGTGTTATGATCAAGAAATTCTGTATGTATCTTGTTCCATGTATTTTTAATAGACTCTAATTCATCTTCATTAGGTAGCATAGCTTCTGCATATGCTTGCTTACAGTAGAAGTTCCAAGAATTACGCATATCATAATATATACGTTGATTCATTTCCCCTCTTATATACTTTTGAAATCCTATCTTTTGTGCAATGTACCAGTAAATTGCTTCCATATATGAAGCACTATCTGGAATTAATGGATAACCATCTTCATCAGTAGGTATAGCACTATATGATAATTTTAGATATCCACATGGTGCATTTGTCATTATATAACCGGGTTTAATACTGTACTGCAAATCCCAATTAGGATTCGTACTTGTATTACCTTTCATATAATCTAAATTAATAGTATGCTTATTAATTAGGTTCCTAAGTATTGTCTTCATGTTTTTATTAGTATTTAGCATTTCTAGTGCTTCGGTTTTATCAATATTACCGTATAGATCTACAACTAGATTTACTAATACTTCATCCTTAACCCACATTTCGGGTTTTTCACAATCACAGCATTCATCACAACCCCAAGCAGCAAATGAACCTGTAGCTTTCCTCATAGGAAACCAAGGCCCATCACAATTAAAAGAATATGCAACTTGATGTAATTTATGTAGGTTACAAGGTAACTGTGCTTGATGACAGTGTATTTTGATAATTGGAGCCCCTTCTACACCTGAAACAATATGTTCAAACTGTTGTACTGCACCAATTTTTTCAATAGCCTCAGCTGCCCACTCTCTAAAATCAGAGATTTTAATTTCATCTTCCTCTAACCCTAGATCTGCTATTACTTTGGCTATCGCAGTTTTGATTGATGTTAATTTTGTTATCATAAAATTTACAGTTCTAAGTAATCTCTTTCCTTATTTTTAATAATTTGGGCTAGCCGCCTCTTATTATCTCTAGTCATTACTAATTGATACATAGTCTTATTTGATGTAAGCATATTATGCTTGTTCCAATAAAATCTATATTTATAGAAGTTTGAATGTTCATTTAAGTGATATACCATTTTACCTAGCTTCTTTGATTCAGCATAATCTATTCTAAGACTCTTTCCAGAATACTCTTTAGGCTTATGCTTAATTACACTTAATGTACCTAATCTGCATGGTAACTTTATTTCTTTACCATTTTCTATTAGTTCATCTCTCAAGTATTTAAAGTAATCATTAATTATTCCTCTAAATGTTTTATAGTCTACTTGATATAATGGGTTATCTTCTATGTAATCACAGTAGCTAGTATAAAAATCTTTTCCAGTATATGACTTAGTTTCCATTCATTATTGTTTTACATCATTAGTACTATTATTTGTATTATCAGTAGGTACAGTTAACATTATATTTAGTTCTTTGCTAAATATTAAGTTTTTCAAAGTAGGAATCATATTAGCAGGGATAGGGTATGGCCCATCATAGTCATAACAATCTGCTACTTTTGTGGGGTCTTCTAAGATGCCTTCTATTTCTACATACTCTAGAAAGCCAGGTCCATTTAAATATAAATGATTATTCTTTAAGTAAGCGATATAATCATTACATGTATATTTTCTACTTGTCTGATATTTAGCTTTTGTTTCATTACCAACTTGAATGAGGTTACCATACATGTCTTTAACTGCTACTAGACCAGTACCAAAATGCAAATCTATAAATTTAGGTAATTCCTCATCTGATATATAATGAAACCCATTAGGAACACCGCATGTACTTACTTTAGATATATGTAATGGACCTAACGTTTGTATATAACTAGGATTAATATCTCGACCTTTATCTAAATCTTGCTTAATTAAATAGGCCCTATATTGATGAATCCACTGTTCTACTTGTATGCGTGACAAATTCTCACTTTCAGATATATTACTATCTCTATAAGTAAGAAATATATCATCTATTATTGTATTTAGTGAATTAAATATCATAATTAATTTAATAAACTTTTTACAGTTATTGTTACTTTTTCTTTATTATTTGTAGCTTCCTCAAGTAAGGACATTAGTTTATCAAAGGCTATTTTAGAACTACCTACCCAATCTTCTTTCTCTCCATCCCAAGTACCTACAATGATACATCCTTCTGTATCTTTAGAACTATTACCTGTGTGAATTCTAATACCACTAAAGTTAGGGACATTAAGAATTTCTGGTAATATTTTCTTAAATCTTGGAGAGTGTGTTAATTCAATTTCATATTTACCTTCAGGTATTGCAGTTTTACCATAAACCTTTTCTCCTTCTGGTCTTACTCTATCTTCGAGTGTATCACACAAATGTTTATCATTGATTAGTAGCTCTCCAATAGTTGCAGAGCCACCCAGAAAGATTCTATTTAATGTTAATTCCATTACGCAGCTGGTGTTTCTAATGCAGCAACTCTAGCTTCTAAAGCTTCATAATCACCTTCTAGAGTAGTCAATCTAAGATTCAAAGCTGAAATTAACTCTCTTACTTCATCGTCGTTATAATTTTGAAGACTGGCAAGTTTATTTTTTTCTTGTGTAGTATAGTCTTCAGTAGACAATCCTTTACCTTCAACTTTATCTTCTTTGTTTTGTTCTAAATCCGCTATCTGCTGTTTTATCTGAGAAATATCTTCAGTAGCTTTATTATTAACTAGAACCCATTTAGTACCATTAAAATACTTTAGATCTCCACCATTTGCATTAGATGATAAATCTGCCCAATATTTAACAGATGTAGGATTAGGCTGAATTGTACTAGCTAGAATGTCGTATTTATTATTATAAAGTGTACTCATATTGTTTTAAAATAAAAAAGGTTGACTAAATAGCCAACCTTTGTGTTTTAGATTTCATTTTCTTTTTCCTCAGTAGGAGGATCTATATTGTTTTCTTCCGGACGAACAGTAGAAATATTTTGTAAAAGTTGTTTAAGCTCTTTCACTTCAGCTCTCAATTCATCAAGTTCTTTGAAATCTTTTGTCACATTGGTTGTTATGTCCGAATTTACATTAAGTATTTTTAAGATGTCTTCACACCTCCTCATCTCCTCATCAATCTTACTTAGGCTCTCTTTCTTGATTCTGCAATCTTCTAGAGACTGCTTAACCATGTTAACAATTTGTGATTTTTCTGTTGCTATAGTAAGACCAATGTTTGAATCAGTCATCATTGTTTTATCTTCAGATACTGACAGTTTTCTTTGTTCACCATCACACGAAATCACTAGATCCACGAGCTTACGCCTATTTTGCATAGGCATCGGAAATTGTGTCGGTGGCATTGGTTCGTCATAGGGTTTTGATACACTGACTACCGTTCCTAAACTGTACGTTGTGTTCTTTTTAAAAGTACCTGTTATCTCGAGTACGTGTATTCTTGTACCCGACGTTAACTGAGAGAATGTCATATCTTTATAAGTTTAAAGAATATGGGCAACTCTCATAGCTGCCCATATATCTTGATTAATATATTAAGCAGCTGGTGTAGGAGCAGCAGGAGTATAACTCATTAACTGTATTACATTGTCACATTTGTTAAAATATGCAATGTATCTGTTCCCAGCACTAACTTGTGAACCAGTAATTGGTGCACTTGAAGCATTTACTAAAGGTATATTGTGAGTATTAGAAGCAGTACTTACAGAACCAGAAACTGAAATAAATACAGGTAGACTAGCTCCCGATGCTTCTGCCGTGTGGCGTACCTCCAAAACAATTACACCTTCTTTAGGTAATCTACACCATACTTTAGGACAGATACCTAATACTACATTTTCAGTGGACTCACCTATTGCTATAGTTTTTACTTTAGGTATTACTAGATCTAAAATATTTACGGTGTTGTTTCTACCAAATGGATTAAATACGAAAGGATACATAATTGCCTCCTTTCTTATTAAGCACAACAGCTATCGCCGTATCCGTAAGGATAACCGTAACCGTATCCATTTAACCCACCATTACATCCATAAGGATTACATGTTAAGTAAGCAGGAACCGGACAAGGTCTAATTTGACTAACGATATTAGAAGTCTGTTGTTGTAGCAATGCAGAAGATTGCAATGCGTTCTTCTCGTCACGTAACGTGTCGATCTTATTCTGCATTTCTCTCATCTCTAATTGACAGAACTTGTCATTGATTATCTGAGTCTGAGCATCTATCTTAGCACCAAGAATGTTGAATCTTGTAGCATTTTCACTAGACAAGGTATTGAAACCTGAAGTAATAGCGTTCTGCAAAGTATTAGTTTGCTGACAGATAGACAATCTGTTATCAGCATTCATCTGAGTTAAGTTCAAATTAACTGCATCGATTGAACGCTGAGTTGTGCAGCAGCAGTCGCTAATAGCTTTGATAACGTTACAATCACCAGCATTTACTGCATTAATTACTCTTTCTGCAGAGAAGCCTACTTCACTACCAACTTTACCAATTGCATTCTGGATAGAACACAAAGCGTTGTCAATTGACTTAACATCGCAGTTCAAGTTAGTAGACAATGTATTGATTGCATCTTTGTTACCATTGATAGCTTGCATCAATAGATCTGTGTTGTTATTCTAGTTACCCATAGCGGCTAATCTTGCAAAATCAGAGTTTGTTTCTGCTTGGTTTCCACGACCGAAGCCGTTTCCACCCCATCCGCCCCACATCCAGAAGAGCACGATGATGAAGATCCACCACCAACCACCATTGCCACCAAACATACCATTACCATTATTCATCATGGCCATTAAAGCAGCAGGGTCAAAACCTTTATTAGCATTCTGCATTAACGCAGCGATACCAGCATCAATACTACCACGATCTTGTACAATAATTCTTTCGTTTTCTAACATAACTTTAATTTTATTTTAATTGATTTAAATTTACTTTTGATAATTAGAAATATCTAACAGATGTGTTACGAGTTTCTCTTGTACTACGCAAGCCACGATCACGCATTTCTCTTTCACGTTCCATGCGTTCACGATCATCTTCTCTGTAACGTTTGCTATCACGATCTAATTCTTCTCTATCATATCTAGAGTAAGGATATTGATAGCTTCTAGCCTCATAGTCATACCCTCTTTCTCTACCCATACGATGTTCATACTCTGGACTACGATAGCTATGACTACCATGCATACGTTCATATGCTTTGTAATCATTTTCATCATCGTCACACATTAGATAAACATAATAGTGCCACATCTTGCCTTCGTCAATGTCTTTGTCACATAGCCAAGCTTTTGCCAATTCTGCGAAGTGTTTGGTATTTGCGCTGCCAGTCATAGCAACGACTGCTTTGTAATAATCTGAATAGATCATATTCATGGCAACATACCAATCCCATTTGTTATGTTTTTCAGATTTTAAATTTATGCCCATTTGATTGGCAACGGACGTTGTCTCTTCAACCGTCCAATGAGGACCTTTTGTACCATCCTCATTCTCCATACCCTCTACAGCATAGCGAGCATGTTCCTCATCAAAGTGAGGGCCATTAATAGCTTCATACATATTTGCAGCCAATTCTGACTTCAAAATAGTGAAACCTTTCTCCAGTAAGCTACCCTCATGCTTCTCTAAAGCAGTAGATAATTTATCTATAGCCTCTGATGGAGATTGATGGCGTTTGATTTGTTCTAATATTTTGTTCAAATGCATAGTTTCAATTTATTTATTGATTAATACTAAATTGAAATATTTTGCAATTATTTTGATATTTTGATAACCCTTGTATCTGTTACTTGTATTAAAGGGTTTGAATTAACTATTTGATAATGAGGAATTATATCCTTTTTAAAATTTAAAGTAAATAAGCGCCTAAAGAAACCTTTTTTACGCCATACTTTCTCTTCATATATAAATAAATCTTGACGATTCTTTATATCCAGTACATGTGTGATCATGCTGTCTATTCTTGCTATTTTGATAGTTGTCAATTGATTTGGCTTTAACTCTACTGTAAAATTCCTATCTACTGGAATCTCTTGAGTTATTGTATCCGAAATAATAGTTTCTACTGATGCGACTTCTTTTAATTTCTTATCCTTTATTTTAAGTTCTTTAGATTGTTTTCTTAGTTCTTGTACTAAACTATCTTCAGAATTCTTGAAGTCATCTACAGTTAATTGTAATACTTTGTTTTGTTCTTCCATTCCTGAGAGAGCCTTCTCATAGTAATGTAAATTCACAGAAGTTCTAGCTAACGCATTATCTAGATTATTTACTTTTTTATTTAATCTGTAATTATCAAAACCTAAAACTGCTATCAATAGTATAGCACCCAATTTTATGTAATGTATAAAATTCACTATTTAATCTTTTTAACCAATTTTCTTATCTTAGGCAAATCTTCTCTATCTATAGTAATATCAAGATACTTTTCGCCTTTTTTACGTATGAACTTATTTAGAAGTTTCCAAGGTCCATCTGGATATAATGTAGCTAAGTTTTCTATAACAGACCATAGTTCTACTCCAGCAATAAGTCCTGCAAAGAATTCTACTAAGTGAGCATCTATAGATACTAGTATATTAGCATCTATTTGATTTGCAAACCATATAATAGCACCACACCAACCAAATTTGCGTAGGGTTTTCCATAGTCTTCTTGATTCAAACTTCTTTTGATTTTTATCTTACCTCCTAAATAAGCATCTACTAATATGATTAGTAGTAAGATAAATAGAACTGTCCATAAGGGTGTAAAACTACCTGCCACCCAACTAAATGCTCCTGTTATCAAGCAAGAGATAAATTTGGCTGGACCATCACTGAATAGTTCTTTAAAGTAGTTCATACTAGATACTCCTTGGGACAATAAAAAATATTGATGAATTTTATTTAACATAATAGATTGATATGAAAGGAAAACAAAA